CGTGCGCCGACCTGCGACTCGTCGATGTTGATCTCATCGATGTTGTCGCGCGGATCGGGGAACTCGGCCTGCGTGATCGCAAGAGAGGTCTGCGTGTACCGCTGTGTGGTGTACTCGGCATCGCCGTTGACCGCGCCAGAGCTGTCAATCGCGTTCACGATCTGGTAGCAGGGGCCGACAACCACCGGGTTGAGGGTAGGAGTTGCGACCGCAGCAGGAGTCTCACGGAGCTCCTGAACCACGATGACGCCGGGGCGGTTTTCACTTGCCATTGGAGGTCACTCCTATTCGTCCTGGAAGTCTTCAAGACCGGAGATTTGGAAATCTTCGATCCCTTCGTGGATGGTCTCAGTCACCGGCTGATGGTAGGTCGGAATCCCGTTACTTCTGTCGACGATTCTACCACCACCAAGGCGCCGCACGCGGACATCATCGGTGTTCATCGCCAATCGTATAGAAGCAATGGTCTCGTCCGGTGTGAATTCGTACTCTGATGCGCGTCTCGATCCTGTGATTAGGTCGAGAGACCTGAACTGGGCAGACTGTTTTGGACTGGTTTCCCAGGTCCATTGAAGTTGGAAGGGGATGTTAACCTGGCACATGATCAGCTGCCCGGGGTCGCCGACAACAAGCTGACCTGGAGGACTGGGAGAGTTTACCGTAGGAGAGGGCCGTGCGATAGAGTAAAACCCACCTGGACTCTCCAACAGCCGCTGATTGACGCGAGTGTGGTGTGAGACGAGGTGCGCAAGCCGCATGGCGACGATGTCAGAATCTGCGAGCGTGTAGACGACAAGGTACCCAGAAAGAAGATCTGTCCTCTTTCGGGCTCCATTGTTCATGTTGTAGGACAGCAAGTTGTCGATGCCGATACCTGCATACTGGTAGGGTCCCATCACAACGGTGAGAGCGGGTCTCTTGCCCACTACTTCCGTATTTAGGGGAGCCTGTCCTCGAATGAGAATCTCTGAAACCTCATCGTCTGGTTCCCAGTGGAATGTTCCGGCTGGCATCCAGTTAAAGAGGCCCTGAAGATATTGCACATACAGACGCATCGCGTAGACAGCGGGATCATCTCCCCTGCCTACTTCAAGTGCGGCGCGTCGTGTATGCGCGAAGCTCACTAGGAATTCTCGTATTTGTCTTGAAGGTGCTTAGCTAGCGTGAATGACCCAACACCAGCAGCCGTGCCTGCCGCGCTGCCCAGCAGCCCAGAGACTGCCGCCAACACACGATCTCTCTTTGTGGGACTCATTCTAGCCAGGCGAGAGACAACACCCGGAGTCTGCAGGGCCTCGCGAGCAAGTAGTCCACCTCCAATACCTCCAAGCAAGGTACCGGCACCTGTCGCCAGTGCCGGCAGCGCCACGATCTCTGCAATATCCGCAGATCTTTTATTCTTTGGCTCGTCACTCATGATCGTACTCCATACAGAGAGAATGCGTCGAACTCAGAGGCTTTGGATGCTTCCTGGGACTGGGCATTTTGAAAATTACGTCTTGGAGATAATACTACCGTCGATGTGTCCACTTTTAAAGGAATCTTGTCCTCAATAGAGCCTTTCTGGATAAGGACCATCTTAACCTCTGCTCGAACACGAACCCCGGACATGGAGGTGCCTCCCGACTCCACCACCCGAAATCGTCTATTCTGATGATCTATAACCAGATCTAACGGCTTGATTGCCGGACTTGGTCCGCATCGAAGCTGCGCCATCTGCACTCTACGGTGATCCTCGCTTGATACCTGCTCCGCCTCCGGAACGGGATCAATCTGAGCCCAGAAGGCTGTTGGGTAGTGGTATCCCCCGCTAAAGCCAGTGCCCCAACAAGTGGGGCAGCGAGTATCTACCGTCTTTCCGAGTACGGAATCATAGCAGTTTGGGCACCGTTGGCCAAACGATCGTCTGGGAAAGAGCCAGCAGCGAACCCCCACGAACTCTTCAAAGAGCACCCGCTCCAGTCGGATCATCTCCGTCGCTAGAATGTTTGGGCTTCCTTCCCGGTCAAATGTCGCCGAGTAGACGACACGATCTGTAGGAACGTGTCGACACCGGACCCGATAAAAAAGAGTGCGCGCGTTTGTGGTGATTGCATGAACCGCGTTGTCTCGGATCATATACTGATCGATCAGTGGGCCGGCAATCGTGTCCCACGGACCTGCCTCCGCCTCAGAGCGTTCCACATAAAACTCGTACTGCTGTACGTCCTCAGTGGTCGGCTCGATCTCCCAGAACACGTCATTGTAATTTATGGAGAAAGAAACAACGCGTTCGTTACGGAGCAGCAGCACGTTTAGCTCCTCAAGGAGGATCGCATGAGGCCCGCAGTCCCCAGCCCGACACCAGTTCCAAAGAGGGCCGCAAATGCTTTCGGGTTCTCCTTCTCAAGCTCTGCGATCTTCCGGTTGATTTCCAGAAACTTTTTCTTATATTCTGGCGTAATATCACCCACACTGTCCGCCTGGTTGTACTGTGCCTCTGTAACTAAGTTCTTACGCTCTCGTTTTGTCAGTCCAGACTCGTTGGGAGCAGTCCCCTTGTAGGTGAGGACTCCAGCAGGCACGCCCGTCAGCAACGCAGCAGCTCCGGTAATCGTACGGTTGTCTCTGATGAAGTCCTTCAATTTATGGAGACGGCGCGCGCTGGCCGTCTTCTCAGCACCACGAAGCTCTGCCCAGTACTCGACAGCAGCAAGCTGGCGCTCCATAGGAGATGCCGACTTCCACAGAGCGTCCGGAATATCCGAATGGGGATTGGTAAATAGATCTTCCACGGAAGCCTCAGAAGTTCGAGAAGTAGACGCCATTGATGACGAAGTACTCAGACTCTACACCACCGCCTTCGAAGGCGTACTCTACGTTCAGCGAAGACTTCACCCGCATCTTCTTTTGTTCGTAGGAATTGCGGAGCATCTGAATCCAGCCCATCAAGAACTGAGACTTGTCAGACACCGAGACGGAGATTCCTCCGTCCGAGTAGTTCATCTGGTTCCGCAGCTGAAGGAGTCCGACTGATTCCAGAATGCGAATGACTGCCGCCTCCCTCAGCATGCTGAGGGAGGGGAAGTTCTTGAGCCCTACATTCCCAATGAACGGTGGAGTCGAGTTGTAGTCGTCGATGGCGTCCACAACTGCCCACGCGATCATGCGATCGCTGGTCTCCTCGCCAGAGATCAGACGATTGAGTTCGGGGAAGTCGCGCAGGTAGAGGCGAATCATCGCCACGACCTCGTTCATCCTCTTGCTCGCCGAGGGAATGACTGTAGTGCTCTCAAAGGACATCAGTCTCTCTCCTCAAAGTCCGTTCCGCGCTTGGCCCACCGGCGAAGCCAGAAGAAGGACTCCGGGTTTACCTGCACGCCGTCCTTGAAGATCGCACGAGACAGCAGGATGGCCAGCATCTGCGGTCCAGGCGACTTGTTGAACACAAGAGGAGGGGAGATCTGCTGACACAGCCCGAGAAGATCCTCCTTCTCCAGTGTGCGCAGATACGCCAGCGCCTCATCCTGCGTCATCGGCGTCGTGGTCACCTGTAGATTGCGAAGCGCACTCTTGCTCGTCGAAGTGAACTTCGGAGGAAGCGTGCGTCCGATCCACAGGTGCGACCCGTGCAGCTTACGGACCTTTTCGCTGATGTCCCCTTCGGGGATCTCAGAAAACTTGCCGGGGCGGATGAGAGTGTTGCCCACGCAGATTGCGGTCGGGAGGGACGCGGTGTTCGGCCGGTCACTGATGTTGTGGACGATCATGCGATCCTCTCAAGGATGGCGTCGACAAGCTGGGACTTGGAGAGACCTGTACCATTGCCACCGCCGACCTCAGCCAACTTGGCGCGCAGCTTGGCATTGGTCAGCTCGAGCAAAGACTCGCGGAGTCCAGGTGCGCCCTCGTCCTCCGCCCACGTAAGGCTCTCGGGAGCGGCCTCGGGATCCTCTACGGTAGGCTCCTCTACGGGAGGTGCCTCCACAGTAGGAGATACCGCAATCGGTTCCGGCGGTGCGGGAGGAGTTTCTACGACAGGAGGCGGCGCAGCCACCTCGGGTGCCGCTACTTCGGCAGACAACAGCCCGCGAAGATGAGACTCGGACAACTCCGCAAACGGGGATGCCGAAAACACGCGGACTACGCCGCAAGAGATCAGCTCAATGATGTAGCGCACATCAGCAGGCTGGAGCACCGAAGTGTCCACGTTCCGACTGCGGCGCGGTGGAAGATGGGCACCCGCAATCACCGGAGACGGCGTCACGGAGCCGGGATTGCGACGTCGAATCTCATGCGTGCTCGGATCACGTACGACGTTCTGGATGACGATCTTCATGTGTTGTCCTCTAAGTAAAAAGCCCCGGCCCGACAGGCGGACCGGGGCCAATGAGACCGTCCCCGGTCTCAACGTCAGAAGACGTTGATGTTCGGGAAGGTCAGGCCCTCAGCGACCTTGTTGTTGAGCGCGCCGATGGCGCTCTCCTCAACAGGGATGACCGACGTGGCGCTGGCGTCTGTCGCATCGCCCGGGTAGAGCTCGAGCTTGACGACGGCGGCGATGTTGCCAAAGCCCATGCCGACGTCCATCCAGGCCTGCCAGAAGATGCGGTTCGCGACCTTGTCGATGTAGAACTTCACGTCGTTCAGCGTGTAGTTCCGGCCGAAGAACTCCGGGGCCGTGAAGACGTAGACGTTCCCCTCGCGGAGGATGTCGTTCTTGATGGTCCGGATGATCCGAAGGCCCAACACCTTGTTGTAGGTGTAGCCATCGAGCGCCGTCTCGCTCTGGAGACGATCGCCGTAGTCCTCGTGGGTCCACTGGTCGAAATCGTCCGCATCGCTCTCGGTCATGAGCATCAGAGCGGGCCGCAGGCGGCCAGCGCGGATGGTCTCACTGCCGACGACGATCTGGCGCTTCAGGAGCTTCTTGATGTTCACGATGTCAGCGCGCTGAATCGCGTACACGTCGAAGTCCGTGGCCGAGCCGCCCGACTGGGTCGCGAGAACGCCCTTGATCTTCGAGACGGTGAGCTGGCCACCGGCGACAGAGAAGGCAGCAGAGCCAGAGTTGCCCTCGGCCTGCATGGCGTTGACGCAGGACTCGACGTGGTTCAGGAACTCGCGATCCTTCACCTCGACCATGTCCTTGAGGCTGTTCTCCTCGATGATGCGCGTGATGGGCATCTCGTAGGCCATCAGCTCCTGCTCAACGATCTCGAACTTGAGGGACGAGATGGTGAAGAAGGAGATGGCGTACCGCTTGCCATTCACGTACTCAGCCGTCGGCTGACCGCGGAAGTTCACGGCCATCGCCCGGGAGCCCGGCTCAATGTCCACGATCTTCACGAGCGTGTCATGCTCGGTGGAACGCTGAAGGTCGCCACGCACAACACGCTCGTTCGGAACGATCATGTCGGCGAAGCTGGACTCGCGGAGGCGGTCCTTGATGTAGTTGAGAGAGGCGGCTGCGGTCTTCGTTGGACCCTCGGTCTCGAGGCGCTCAATGAAGCCCGAGTTCACCATATCTGCGGAGTAGTCCATGGTGTTCTCCTACGGGACGTTGGGTCGATTAGAGGTAGCCGGGCTGGAACAGCACGGTTGCGTCGTTGGTGCCGTGAACCTGCATGATGACGCCAGCGTACCAATCTCCTGAAGCGGGAGTTACGCCGTCACCCACCGCACTCTCAGAGACGAGGGCAGCAACCTGACGGCCGCTGGAGTCATTGCAGAGCTGGACGAAGCATCGCTCGCCAGCGTGGCCGGAAGCACAGACAATCATCTTAGTCCGGAATTCGAAACCGACTGGACCAGTGATGCAGTGTGCCTTCCGGGTAAGCTGCGCGTCGTAGCGCCCGCGCTCCTGGAAGTACAGGAAGCAGGGAGTCGTCGCTAGGTCGTTGCCGCTACCCGCGGTAGACACCGCGACGGAGAGAGCTGCGGGGGAAGCAGCGTCGTAAGCGACGTTAGCAGCTGCGCGCTTCAGTTTGCCGGTACCGTCGAAAGTCAGCCACTCGCCCTCTTGCAGCGGGTGCGTGGAATCAGGATTGAAGGGATTCGCAGAAGCGCCCCCATCAACGTTCGCGACAACGGTGTACCCGAGGTCGCGCGTGTAGAGGGTAGAGTACCCAGGATTCAGAATGGTGACGAACTGTCCAGCCATGGTTGGCTCCTATTACTCGCCAGTGAGGCAGAAGGAAGTGAGGGGGTCAAGAGCCGACCTGCCAGGACGGTCCGATAGATCAGCGATGCGAACATTGCCCGCGCTCGCCATCTTCACAGCCTCCCTGACGTTCTCAAGCTGCGCATGACCCCGGAGATGCGCAATCTTCTCATCGAACGTCATGTGGGCGTTGAGGCCCTTGTCTTCCATCTCACGCGCGAGCTCAGCAACCTGAGAGTCGCGTGCAATAGAAGCAAGCTTTGTGCGGAGCTGGATGTTCTCCTGCTCCAGGCTCGCGACCTTTTCGGTCAGCGAGCGAATGGCAGCAGCACCTTTTGCGGAGACTACAGCCAGTTCTGCATGTCCGATCTTGAGCATTGCAGTCCTCGCGGTTAAAACTTTCTGAGTAGTTGGTCCAGTCGAGCCTGCCTCGCCTGGGATTCTGTCATCTGCATTGGCGAAGATGCAACCTTCGCGTGGGGAGATTGTAGCGGAGAAGTAATCGCTTCGCAAACGCCAATTAGAGCTTGTTTCACATGGGAGCCTAAATCTCCGGAGTCGATGTGATCGAACAGAACTGAGTACTCCGCGAGAGATGCTGACTTGTTTAGAGAGTGTGTAGTCCTGTTCATTTCATCGCTCACGTTCTCTGCCTGAATAGGTAGCACTTCAGATCCGAGACGATAGTTAGGGTCAGGGCGCCTAAAGATTAAGTCTTTAAGAGACCTGTACCGCGCTCTTCCTGGATTTAGAGAGTCCAGCGTTCTCGACAGCGCCTTACCCGCGCGAAGTCCGTAGTGGCCTTCCGGAGAAGATGGTGCAGTCGACCCTACAAACCCGTGCTCACCTTCAACTTGCGCTTTGTAGGCGTCAGCACGATCGCCCTTTCCCATCGAGAAAAGAACGCCATCTCCGATATCGTGATAAAGGCGATCCTTATCCTCGTAGAAGACTGGGGCGGCGGCATGTTTTTTACGAGACGGGCTCATCTTACGCTATCTCCGAGAAGGCCTGCTGTGAGGCGACACACTACTCTCCTCCCTGGACGCCCTCTGCCTGCATCTGCCTAAGACGATCTGCCGCCGAACGCTTTCTATAGAGGTGGGCTCCCACTCCCGCCGCTGTAGCGAGCCCGGCGGCGCCTGCGGCCAGCCCAAGGTTTCTGCGGGTAAGGAATCTCCCCATTCCCTGGTTCGGAGCAGCGTCCATTGATCGCCCGAGTGTTTCCGCAGCCTCCACCGGCGCAGAGCTCATATCCACAGCAGCTGCTGGCACCGACGCCGGCGCAGAGCTCATATCCACAGCAGCTGCTGGCACCTCCGGCCATCCAGGCCTGCCAACCCTGCCTGGAATGTACCTTTCCGATGGATGAGGAGGTATCTCAGCAGGAAACCCCTCCATTTGGGCGAACAGGTCGGGATCATTTTTAGCTATCTCATCCATTGCCTCGTCGAAGGCCAGTCTACCACTATCGGGGCTGCTCATGAGCCAATCTACAATTTTCTCTCTCTTGTCCGCTGGCAGCCGATTTATGTTGTCCGGAGTCATCCTCTTCTTCACTCTAGCTGCCGCATCTTTCAGGTGCCCCATCCGAGCCGCGAGAGGGAAGATCTGCGCTGCGCTCGCATCGCCGAGGGTATCTCCCACATGTGCGAACGCCTCTGCAAGCCGAGCTCTCGTAGACTTCTTCAAGTTACGCTTGTTTGCAAGGACAGGCCCTTCGTTTGAATGCAAAGTAGCCCGGTAGGTTGAGTTTTCGTTAGCGGACGTAACTCCGGACAGGGTTTCCGCGTCGGATTCCGCAGGGCCGCCAACACCAGCGGTCTTATTGTTCATCAGGATGTCGTAGAGAGACTGGCCACCCGCTTGCTTAAACGATTCCCGTAGCGGCTTCTCGCCGTCACGAGTGTTTGCCGTCACGGAGCCGCTGACAGGGCTATTACCCGTGACCAGGCCCTTCGGTGCAATCCGAGTCTTCCCTTCTGTCGGCGCTACGCCTTGGACTCCGCTGGTAGAGGTGGCGCCCTGTGCGGGACTTGCCATGGCGCTCTTGTAGAAGTCCCTAATCATTTCCTGACGAAATCCGTCTGCCCGGTTTCCACCCGTTGCACTCAGAGAAACGAACTCGAGCGCACTTGCGACCTCCTGTGCCTCCTTGACCAAGGAGGAGCCGGGGCGGGATGCAGTCTTCTCGGCTTCAATCGCCGTGTGGGAACGCGCACGAGCAGCTTCTAGGGCTTGGTCAATCATGCTTCTGTAGTTGCTCATGAGGAACCTCTACTCGGAGGAAGTTGGAGTCGGGAGAGAAGTGAAGCCGGTTGTGCCGACAGGAGTATTGGATGCGAGGTTGGTAGCTGTTCTACCAGTGCCGGTCATCGTCGGCTTACCCGGTCCGGCGAGTTGAAATTTGCCGAAGTTTTTACCGGAGGCCGGTTTGGGATTCGGGGGCCCATTTGGCAAGATTCTATTAGAATTTCCGGGGGTGCGGAGTCCGTCAGTGATTCTGTTCGCCGCTATCTTGGTCAGTTCTGCAAACATGTGCCGAACAACTAAAGAGTTAAGCATGGCGCCGTCCTAGAATGTGTCGAAGAACGGCGCCATGCTGATCACTCAGATGTTGTAGCCGGCCATGCGGAGAAGCTGGACTGCGCGGGCGTCGACAAACGCCGACGACTGCTTCTCAGCCTCAGAAGGAGCCTCTTCCGCAGGCGCCTGCATGGCCTGCAAACGAGCCTTGCGGCGATCGTACAGCTTCTTGCCGCCGTAGACGCCCGCAGCCGTCAAGCCGGTGGCGCCTAAGCCGAGACCGATCTTCTTGCCGAGGCCCATCGACGAGGGGGCAGCCTTGGCGGCATCCGCCACTGCATCCGCCGCATCGGCTGCGGCGGCTGCCTCTTCGGCAACCTTCATGCCGACGTCAAAGCCGTAGACACTCGCGATCTTGACCAGTGCCGCAAGGTTTAGTGCAGACGACTGCTTCTCAGCTTCAGAGGATGTTTCCTCAGCATCAGCCTGCATAGCAGCTTTGCGCGCCTTGCGGCGATCGTACAGCTTCTTGCCGCCGTAGACGCCCGCGGCCGTCAAGCCGGTGGCGCCTAAGCCGAGACCGATCTTCTTGCCGAGGCCCATAGGAGGCTTTTCTGCGATCTTCTGGATCTCATCGGCATATGCACGAGCCATGTGACGACCAAGAATCTCTGCTTCAGCGAGCTTCTCGTGTGCATCCTGGACCATGGCCTCCTTGTCCTGACCCTCAGCCTCTGCAAGCTGTTCCGGGAGAACATTCTCGACGTAGTGATTGAAGAGCTGAGCCAGCTCTGCATCACTCATGTCGTCTAGATCGATGCCTTCGGCAGAAGCGGTCTTTTCGAAGAGGTCGATAACTTCGTTGTTCATGGCAGATGCCTCTTTGGTGGACGGGGCGGAACGGGAAACGAACTGGTTGAATAGAGATGTGACCTGTGTTTCGCTCAGATCATCGAGGTTTACACCCTCGGCGGCGGCGGCTTTCTCAAAAAGGCGAACAGAAGCTGCTTTTTCGAGATCTTCTGCCGTGATGCCCCGGGTTTGTAGTTCTGCGAGTAGAGACACGGGATCCTCGCTAGGTGTGAATAGAGGGGGCGTCTTCGGGAGTGGATCCCTCAGCCTCGTGAGCCAATCCTAATCTAAGACCGGGCCAGTAGGCAACATGCAGCATGATGTTTGATAGCGCAATCGCATCATCTGCAATTTTTACATCGTCTTCGATCCGGGGCGCGAAGGCTCCTGGGACCGATACGGCACTCAAGTCAGGCTTATTATCGATCAAGCCCAGTCTGTACGCGTTGTAGAGATCCGCGATCTCCTCTAATCCGTCTACTTCTTCCGGTTCCTCTATCGGAGGCGGGGACACTCGGATCACCATGCGAGCGCGCATGGCTGATGGTGCAAAAGACCGGCCTTGAAGAAGCGGGCTGAGTAGATTGATCATCGCGCTCATCGCATCCTCCGGAACAAAGGAGGCTGCATTGAAGGGAGATGATGACATACGAATAGGACGCTGTGCGAAGACCTGATTGTTTTTGTATAGATCGTCCGCTAAATCTGGGTCCTTGCGAACGATCATCACCCGCATGAACTCGCGCGGGCGGAGAACGACCCCAAGCCTTGCTGCCGCGCGAAGATTGGGTCCAGGGTTCTCTGCAATCGCATCGAGCACATCGCGAGGAAGCTCAGGTAGGCACATCTCCTCTTTGCGCACCAAACTCATCTGAGATGCAGAGGGAGCAGGGATGCGCTTTAGCATCTCTGCAACTTTGGAAAACGAAGCAACCTTCACACCGAACAAATCGTCAACACGATTATTGAAAAGAATCTTCAGATGTGTGATCTGCGAAGGGAGGACTCCGTATCTCCTTTGGAAAACTCTATTAGAAACCTCTTTCCACAAGTTAAACTCTGCTGAAGTCAGCGTTCCCTGTACCAGGCGCTCCTCTGCCAGCCTCTCCTGCATGTAATAGCGGAGAGCCTCTCTCTCCAACGAGGATGACGTTGGAATGGTGGACAGCGCGTGCGACAGTCTTTCTTCAAGGACGTGGTCCGGGATCTGAGGAGCTTCCGGCGCAGGAGCACTCGCTGTCTTCACGACAATAGGCTGAAAGGGGTAAATCGTCTGCGAGTACGCGTTTTGCCCACGCACCAGCGGGGTTACGTTGGACATCAACTTTGCGGAACGCTCGGCTCCGACAAACACGAAAGAGTCATCAAAGAATCTTGGATAGTCATTGTAGACGCCGCAGACCCGGCCATCGGGCAGCATCGCCTTCATGCCATACGGAGGAGGGGCACCCCGCTGGACGTGCTTGCAGTATTCCATCGGCGTACGCGCAATGTGCCCGCAAATCGAGCATCGATCGTAGGGGACCTTGCTGCCCATACTCGAGTCTGGAAACTCTCCGGCCTCGATTCGAGAGTAAAGATCCATGGCGCCCTGCTGAGCACACATCTCTCGAATCAACTCGGACACTAGGATGACGCGCTTCATGCGGTCGTCCCAGAATGCACCTAAGATGAAGCCGTATGCTCTATTGGGATCTTTGTTGATATGATGCCGGAAGCGGTGCGCGTTATAGAACGTCGGGTAGCCCCAGGTGAGAGATCCCCACTGTGGGAGGGCTTCTGTTTGGTTTGCAGCGCGCCTTCGGGCGTCGATGTCCCACACGGGAATCTGCTCAAAACCCGGAGGTGTCCGGCGCAGCCCCGCCTCGGTGAACCAGTCTCCGCGTAGGTTGAACCCTACGCACTCGCCTGCCCCTAACGCCGAGTTGACCAGATAGAGACGACCAGGCTGGGCCTGGATCGACTCAATCAGCTCAATCACTTCGGGAAGGTGCTCTCCAGAGGCAGTCTTCGCAAGTCCATCTGTCTCGGATAGTCCATACGACGAGCCGGGCTCTACTCTGTGGATCAGAGGAGAGCCGGACTCAGACTTTCCAGAAAACAGCGAGTACTTTTCCATTACGGGGCGAGCATTGCAGAGAGTGGCATGGCAGTGCTCTTGGCGCCGGCCTGTCTTGCGGCATCGACAGCGGGATTTCCTCTCGATTGGATGCTCTGAAGAAGAGCAGGGTCGAACCGCGGCGGGCTTGTCGGGTCGTCTGGATCCATACGGTTTGTCATAACCATATCTAGAATCGTACCGGCAATAAGCGGATCTTTAGAATATTCTGGGTTAACACTTCTCAGAGTCTTAAACGCCATGCGGAGATTCGGATCCTCAGGCGATCCCAGCTGCGGATTAACTGCGACAACCCTGCGTAGGTCTCGGTTAAACATTAGTGCAGATTCCGCACTCTGTAAAGCTTCCGGTATCTGAGCACCAGCGTACGAGAGCGTCGGAGCTGCTACAAGTAGCCCGCCAAGACTGGCCAGAGACTGTGGACTAATATTGAGGGCGGTCTTGCTCATGTCAGACGCCATCTTCTCCAGTCCCAGAAGTTCCGAATGACTCAGCTCTCCGCGCGCATAGGCAGCGTACGCTTCTGTAGGAACTCGAACTGTCATTCTCCACCCCCGTCGTCAATTAGGGTTGACTTTTTGGACTTCTGCCGGACCTTATAAACACCATATGCCGCAGCTACTGGTAAACCTGCCCCGACAACGTATTTTAAGGCAGTAGAGGGAGACTTTGCAACCATCTTCCCTATCATCATTGCACCGCGAACAGCAGCAGCTGGAGCCTTACTCACAATCTTGCCTAGCCCAGCCGTCTTTTCACCAAACAGAGACTCTGTCAGTGCCTTGTTTGCATACTCAAGATCGGCCTGAATATCGCGCAACGCGATCTCAAGGTGAATGTGCCGCTCCTCCACCGCCGCCACCTTTGAGAATGAGGCAGGAAGTGGGTGCGCCGGATTAATCTCTCCGAAGGACGCGGTCTTCGTCAGCCGAAGCCCAGCAGTCGTCCGCTCCTTTCCAAGCAGGTACGCCGAGAGATCTGATGCGACCTTGGTCGCGGTCTCCTGGGATGTGGAGCTCCAGTCTGTGCCCTCGAAGCAGGCATGAAGAACGTCCTCTACGGACACGCCGTCCTTCACTGCGGCGTAGGCCTCTTTGGATAGCTCGCGCCTCGCGGACATGATCTCCGTATCGAGCGATCTGAGTTCCGCAGTCACCGCGGCTGATGCCTCTTTCAAAGAGTCATGGATCTTCTTGAGATCATGAAGGCCCTGTGCCTGCGCAAACGGAGCACTGTAGTCGGTGTCCGACGCAGACTTCATCAGCTCGTCAAAGGCATTAGCTGCTTTGAACTTCGGGAGTCTCGGCGCGGATGCAGATGCAGTTTTTTCTGTCATAACACCACCGGACAAAGAAGTTGCGCGCTTAGGCGCCGATGCGACCTTCTCCGCGCGAAGAACCTCGGCTGCGACTTCTGCATCCGGAGGGTCGAAGACGATGTACCGATCGGCGCTGGAAGCCTGCTTGTGCATCCGCTCGTAAGTGTCGTGGTACGTCATCTCGCAGATACGCCGAACATGCTCAGCTGTCAAGTTTGCGCCACAGGCACTTGCCTGCTTGATTACGGCCTCTGTCAGCGGAGTACCTCTGGACAGGAAGTCCGAGGTCGCCGCATGAGCGAGACCTTGGAGATACTCTTTGGTGATCGGACTGCCGTACATCAGAAACCTGGAGTGGGAATGAAGTACTCGATGAGTATAGCCGACGCGGGACGCGTCCTCGGCAAGACAGAGAGAACTATCCGAAACTACATCAAGACGGGACAACTTACAAGTACTGGTAGCGGAAGATCTCGACTACTGGATCCAGAAGAAGTCCACGAGCTTCTTGCCGCCCCAAAAGGAGAGAGGATTACTGTAGCCGAGATCCGCACCCTTCGCGCAACAGTGCGGCGTCTTGAGTCCGAGGTTGCAGTCATCCAGCACATGCTGGACCTGCGGAACGAAAGTCTTGGAATGACGAGTCAGTACGCGAAGGAGCTTCACGCTGCCATGATCGAGCAGTATGGGCGCCCTGCTGGCAGTTACTCCACGACCGAGATGCGGGCATGGGCCGACATCTTTACACGGATGGATGAGGCCGATCTTCTGACATTCAGCGGTGCGGGGGCTGCATGGAAGATTCTACTTCGCCTGTGCGGACGGATGCTCTCTGAGGTGACCGCGCATCCAGACTACTCCACGTCTCTTGAGCTTCAGCAGATTCATCGTCTACTGGCAGATGGGCGGCGGAGGTTGAAGATCTCTATCTTCATCTACTTGGAAAGCTTGAGTGACTCGGCCACGGCATTAGAGCGTACCCTAAAAGAGGACGTGTTTGAGCGTCTAAAAAATGACCTAAAACAGTCATAACTCTACTGCAAGGAACGCTTAGATGACAAAAGGACCCCCTATAAAAATTCAGGAACCGTTCTTCCTTGCCGTTCCAGATGATTCCACAATTGAAGAGCAGAAAACTCACAGCACTGTCGAGGTATACAGAATGTCTTCTGACATGAAGAACTACACTCAGTACTCGTTCATGATTGAGGAAAGCCTACAGCTTGGGCGCACCGGGAAGCGACTGCTGCACGGCGCGGGAGCTGCCGGGGCGACGATCGGAATCGCCAAGTTTGGGGAGGTTTCTCAGATCCTTGAGAATCCGATCAAGTCGGCGCTGATCGCGGGTGCAACTGGCGTCGTGCTGACCGTCGTCGCAGATCACCTCATCCTGGACGCGACAGAGATGCGGAAGTTCTACGCAAAGAAGATCTCGGGCATGGACCAGCAGCTGGTGAGCGAAATCGCCGTCATGCTGAGTCAGCGCAAGGCGATGTGATGCGATTTACTGACGCCCCGGCATCTGCCGGGGCGTCAGTCCTTATCCAGTTCTCGATCAATTTTAGCACTTGGAACGAGAATATCGGGACGGGGGTTGTCGATCATCGAAGCCATGAAGCACAGCAACAGCGCATGAAAACTATCATCGGTAGTATTTGGCGACTTCTTATACTCAGTCATGCGCGTTCTCTCGTTGTATTCCGAGAAGATGGCCAGCATGTCCGCTCCGTAAGGACTGCCGAACTCGGACCACTTGGGGAACCGGAATACTGACCGTCGCTTGATGGCGTTGAAGATCGCGCTCATTACCTCCGAGCGATGGATGAGAAAGCGGCCCTTTGCAGAGTCGTAGTTCACGATCGTCTTGGGGGTTGAGTACTGATACCGCACCACGCGCTGTGATCCGTAGAGACGAAGAAGCTCGTCGTTCGGCCAGTAGCCTCCTCCATAGTCCACCCCGACTCGCGACACTTCGAAGGCGGCAAGCAGCTTCTTGATCTTGGAGATTTGCTCTTTCGGCTCCGCCTCCGCGCCAGTGAAGCGGTGAGCAAAGACGATACGAAAGAAGCCGTCGATGTAGGCCCCGATCATGATGATCGTGTATGAGTTGTTCGAGTCCTGTCCCCAGTCAATCCCGGCGTAGACCTGCTTTCCTCTCAGCTTGGTCATGAATTCTTTTAGCTTGTCCGGTTTAAAAGAGAACTCTCCATCGCAACAAGCCTGAACATCTCCCTGCATCAGGGGTCGTTGGCCTGAGTCGAAGCTGGCCCCAAGCACCTCGTTGTAGAACTTGGCGCGCGGGTACTGGTTGTACTTGGTGAGAATGTTGCTCCACTCCAACCACGGGACCATCAACTGTGGGATGCGGAAGCCCTCGAAGATGTCGAACTTCGGGTTGGGATTTCCTGTCTTGACCCACTGGGCAAGTGGGTGGTCCGGACGGATGACCTCCCCGCATCGATCGCACGACAATCCTTTGATGCCAATGTTCCGTTCCCCAAGAATGTTCCAGTGCCAGGAGCCGGGATTGTTTGGAAGGCCGTGTCGGTCACAAGGAACCGCCCATTCGTTCTGAGTGGAGTACGCGTCCCAGTAGACCTGGATCGAGTTGTCCAAGCTCTTGGGGGTTCCGCTGTAAATGAACCACTTGAATGGACTGTGGGACGCTGCCTCCTCGATGACTGGGATGTTGTCCAACAGGAGGTCCTGAAACTCGTCCATGCAAATGAGATCGGCGGACAGACCGCGACAGCGGTCTGCGTTCAGAAACGCATACCTGAGCTTGATCTCGCTGCGATTGATCGCCTTCTTCTCAAAGACGTTGTCAGTGAGATGCATCGGGAACCAGGTCTTCAGATCAGGACAAGTCTCCAGCGGCTCCTTGAGTCTCGTCTTGGAAAACTCCTTCGTCTGCTGGCTCGAAGGGGAGACGTAGAGAATGCGAAAGTGCGGAATGAGACACGCATAAGACAGCGTCTTGTTCCCGAGGGTCGTGCTCTTTTCCACCTGACGCCCGCACATCAAAAGGACGCGTGGAGCCTGGATGTCGTAGATTTCCCGTAAGTATCTACGCTCGGCGAAAGAGAAGTTCTCCAATTGCCGCGTGTGCGGGTTGGGCATCATCATCGTCGTCTCGATGAACTGAGACGGCCGGACAGGGATCTGCGCGTCACGGATGTCCTGCTCACTCAGGCGGACCTGGTCCACAGTCGGCGGCGTGTAGTCCCAGGGACCGGACAGTGAGTTCAGAAAACTCATGATTTCTCCGTCATAAGAATTTTGCTCACGATGAGCATAAGGGGGTTTCGACATCATGGCTATCGTCTCTGGTTATGAAGTTCGGCAGATTCGTGGAGAGGCCAGCTTCGCGCTGGTTCTCCACCTCCTCGATCTGAAGGCGCTGACGAGCGCGACCAGCATCCGCATGGTTTCCGAGGATGTCTCGGAGATCTTGCGTTTCCTCAAGAGCCGCGAGGATCGGTTCGGGGAAGAGATCAACGTCAAGTCCGCCCGGCCCCTGAAGCTGACGCTTCGGGGGAAAGAGCGGGTCGGAAAGGTGGCGGGTCACTCCGTCACCATCGATGAGTGGTTCGGGCTTCGGGCTTGGACGTGGCTCGACATGGAGGGGGAAGGCGGGCAGATCAACGTCCCCGTCCTCGTGGCGGAAGTCGGACTCCACGAGCTCAAGCCCGAGGAGGGAGAGTCCCTCCAGAAGATGTTCCGCGAGTACGTCGCGGGCACCCTCGCGGAACTCCGGACCACCCACCCGCTGCGCTCCGTCTGGCAGGTTACGCTGGACGGGCATGGACGATACATCTTCGACAGCGCACCCGCCGCTCAGTCTGCGGTGGGTGCCAATGGCGGTAAGGAGCTTCGAGCGTAGTCTGCTCGGAGACCTCTACGCCTGGGATCTGGTGCCGCAGGTGGACCCCCTCAAGTGGGTGTTCCACCTGCGGCTGTGTCGCCACATTACAAAAGAGGAGGTTCCTTTTTTTAGGTCCCTCCTCAAAGAGTGGTGTGAGGCAAACGACGCCATATACAAGAAGTCCCACTGGGATAAGTGGGACTTCAAGGCGGTGATCTTGATTAAGGGCTTAGGACCGATTCGCGAGAACGATCCGTTTCAAGCCTCTTGAAGACAGCGATCCACCAGATCGAGAAAATTCTCGGTGTAGTGACTGTAGTTGAAGAACGGCGACTCGCAGACTTTTTTAGCCCGCACTGCTAAGGACTCGAACTCTGGAACATAGGATGCGCTGAAGTCATCCGTCTTCCCAAAGTGCGCTTCGATGATTTCGGCCAGAAGGGCCTGGAAGTCCTTGTGCCGAACATTGAAGAACTGGTAGATCAAGTCGTCGTTCTTGACGACGATCACTGCTTTGAACTTCTTCCCTCGGTACTCCGCACGGGGAGGGAGGGAGACCTTGACTTCATGCCCCGGCTTTGAACGCTCGGGGTCTTCCATGAATGTGGGGATCATTACCCAATGTCCGCGTAGAGTTTGAAGGTTCCGCCGGTGGCATTGTGCAGCACCAAGTTCGCCCAATTGGCAGCCACTGGGAACTCCATGGTGAACTTCTCACCGAGAGTGAGGAGCTGGTGTTTGATCACGTACTCCGCTACGTCAGCTTCGTACTTAGAGGACGTGTAGTTCGGCGACACCAGCTGTCTGAACCAGTGACTAGCGGTCGTCAGATTGGGTGCGCCGAGATTTGAAAGCCGAAGGTTGAGGTGCAGATCCTGGGTCGGTGCTGCAACCACCTCAATGCCAAGAATGATTCTCTCAGCATTTGCGACATTGATGGCCGACGAGACATGACCAGCCGCTAGCGCAGCGGCGTAGTTTGCGGAGTTCCCCGACCCATTGTAGATCGGAGTGGTTCCGCGATCGCGCGTCGCATCATTGAAGAAGATCGAGATCCAACCGCTGCTGTTTCCATAGTAATCAGGACCGGCCCATCCTGGAATACTGTTGGCTTCCATGAATTCAATGAGTTGGTTCTCGTCACGAACTGTCTTAGAGCGAAGAACAGGCATTATCGCTTCTCCGAGTGAAGGATCTCGTCGCGAGATCGATTCGAGATGGAACCCGTGGGCGACAAGTCTAACAGGCTCGGGATCTTCTTGTTGCCATGAAGGACCTTGAACTTCTCAAACTTCTTGAGCGTCTCTTGCAGGGCCGTGTCTCCGGCCTGCACACGCTCGTCGATCCGCGCAAGTCCGCGCGCAAGGTTACCAAGCATCTCCACCTTCTTGTCTGAGAGCGGAAGTGTCCGCGTCTCCAAAAAGGTGTGGTACAGCTCGGATCGAACCTCCATCATGATCTTCTTGCCGTCCAGCTCTTTGCGGATCCCGGCCCGATATGCCGCAGCTTCGGGGCCTGCGCGCACAGCCAGATGATACGACTGGAGTAGTGGACTGACCCTCCCGCTCGTGTCTCCGTTGAGGTACTTGGCCCAGCCGCCAACTCCCATCAGATCCGAGTTCCAGAAGTAATGACGGAACGCAGCCACCGCCAACTCTGATACCGGATGGCCGAGCTCGGCAAGATTGCGGGATGCCTCGCTGTACGGCACCCCGCTCATCAGCAGTGTCTCGAGCTTTTCTCTCACAATCGGAGCAGAGAGAATCTTGTCTCTCATCTCTTCTGTGTTTTTGTCCGGATGTACCAGCGAATAGAGGCCGTTCTTCCGGAGCCAGGACGTTGTGGCGCGATGCTTAGAATCCCAAGGACGGAAGTCCTTGGGAACCTTGGCAAGAATCTCTTGGCACTTCTTGAAGTCCTCATCAGAGACCTCTGAGAGCCCGTGAATCTCCAAATTCAGGTTTACGTCGTCATGGGACAGTGCTGCCCCGATCACGAGTAGATACTTGATGAAGAATTCCGCGGGATGTGCCAAGAGCCCCTCAGTAGCGGTAGGGACTCCCGGATCTATTTCCGTACGTACCGCCGCTCAGCCGACCTTCAAGTCTATCTAGCCTGTCCATCGTCTCGTAATGCATCCTATGGCGCTCGGCCTCCTCCATGTCTCGCCTTTCCTGAAGCTGCCGCTTTCCAAGATCAACTGCGGCCTGCCCGAAGTTCCCAGACTCTTGCAGTCCCTTCATTCTCTCAATTTCTTCTGAATCAGAGATGGCCATCGAACCTCCGACGAGGGCTCCGAATCCACCTCCGACTGCCGCACCTAGCGCGGCACTCCGCGCGTTAGCTCCTGCAAGAAGACCAAGTGCCCCACCAAATGCACCTCCGGTCAATCCTCCGACCCCCACTGCTTTGCCGAAATGAGTTTTGGGCTCCGCAGCTTTGGCGTTGGCGTACTCCTCCATACGAGCCATACGAGTCTCGTACGGCTCCAACGCCTCCGAGACGTCAGGCTGGCTAAGACCAAAGACACGAGCTTCCTTGGTCCACAGAGGGTGATCCGCAAGAATAACTTGATAGGCTGCAAGTTTGTCCACGACTACTCCTACTCGTCGGCATACTCGCCAGGATAGTCATACTCTTCGGGTATGGGCATGTCACGGTCTTCCAGTTTCTTACGGATAAGGGCGACTCGGGGGTCCTGACGTAGCGCCAAGCGGGCAAGTTCGGGCTCCACAGAGCGAGCGCCGTAGACATTGTCCAGCCCGCCGAGTACGCCAATCCCCGTACCAATGCCGACTATTCCCTTTGCAAGACCCGGATCCACACGATAGCCGAGCATACGAGGAATGCCAAGCGCGAGTCCTCCCTTCAGTGCTCCACCAATCGCGCCTCCTACGGCAGCTCCACCGAGATAATGGCCGACACCTGCCGGAGAAGTAGCAGCTACATCCTGAAGGTACTTTTGATACCGAGGCACTTGCAAATCCTCCGGCTCATACTGGCTGCTCACAAACTCCGGGCGGAAGTACAAACCAGGGATTCCCGATAGGTTACCGGCGGGACGTGACACTCCCTCGGCTGCCATTGCTGGCTCGTCCTGGGCAGTCTTTTCCCACAGGGGGTGCTCAGATAGAAGCATTTGGTAAGCGGCGATCTTGTCCATGGTGACATCCTCTGGAGGTTTCTGACGGGAATCGTAGCTGGAACAGCTGCACTACGCAAGGACTGCTCAAACTTGATACGTTTTAAGGCTCTTCAGTCCTGAGATGACATCTTCGAGCGCGAACATAGCACGAACAGCTGCGGTCTTGGGGATGCTTTGCAGGCCGATCTGAGCCGCAAGCACCACGCTCGCCAACTTGGTCGATGCCTCCTCTAACTGAGGAAGGAAGTCGATGAAGGTCTCGACGTTCTCCGGGTTGAGGAAGTTTAGCGCAAGAACTGCGTCTACAGAAGCAGTGTCTACAAGTGCCGACGCCTTCTTATCAAAAGTAATCGCAGAAATCTCCCTCAGCAAGTTAACACGCTGAGGAATCTCTGTATCAAGCATGTCGATTGCTGCTTCCTTGAGAGCCTCATGGTAGGTCTCGTCGCGCGTAGAGAGCGGCTGAAGACCAAACATGCGGATCGGCTTACCGGAAGACGCGGCCTTCTCTAGACACGCAGCACTTAGGTTCTGTGGCATGCCTGCGGCAGCGAGCCAGAACACGCCGTCCACCCAGTCGTGCTCACCCGAGCCAACCTTCTCAAAGACCGGTCCGCTGAGGCGGCAGCCACCTTCCCATGCGCGAATCTCGGCCATTGTCTCGTATGCGTTGGCCTGTGCTGCCTTCATCAGCTCATTTCCGGCAGCAAGCTGCACTGGGTTCTCCAGCGGCATGAACTTGAAGTCTGCGGGAATAGCGATGTCAGTGGTCGAGGATGCGACTGGGCGCACTATGCCCTGTGACGGAATGATGCGAATATCATTTCCATTTAGATCCTGCGCAGCAAAATACCCGTTGCCTTCGACGTGGACCTTCGTGACGATATTGTATGGCATCGTACACATAATAGCCTTGCCGTTGGTCTTAAGGAAGACGCCAAGGCCACGTACGTCCGGATTTTCTGGAATTGGTAAGTTGTGGTTTACACCAATGAGAGATCCAGAAATCATAGGCTGAACAGAGTATGCTGTTCCATTAGTGAACAGCGCGGCACTGGTAGGTGCTCCCTGAACAGGATCAAAAAGGTTGGGAATTACGTATCCCACCAACTGTTTTCCAGTGGTCGCGTCTGTCACCTTGTAGATGCCAAATGCCGTTACCGGAGCCATCTGCTCTGTCAAAGGATCCGGCTCTGCCTGAACCCCAGTGATTGTTGCAGCTCCGGTCTGATCTGCCGTCTGTAGCATCTGAGGGGGCAGTACTTGCTGAGCTTGCTGAGCAGACATCTGCGTCTCTTGCGGAGCCATGCCCGCAGGAGCTGCAGAAACCTTCACGGAGTAGCCATACCCAGACGGGCGAACCTGAACTACGTCGACCCCCGGCATGAAGCGCAAAGAAGCACTCTTCGCCAGCTCTGACGCGGGAACGATTGGCTCGGCAGTCAACCTATGAAGAACGCTCATTACGGACGCGTTCTTCTCAATCATACGCCGCACCTCCGGGTCTGCGAACTCGCCCTCAAATCGCGCGAAGTCAGACTGGTTGATGGTTCCAGAAATGGCAGAACAGAGCGTGCGAGGTTTCATTTTGGGCTCACTTCATCTGAGGTAGGCGATAGAAGACGACAATACCCTTCAGCCGTCCGGGGTGCTACGGCAAGGCTCCTTGTTGCCTTACTCACTACGGAACAGTCCGCTTAGACGATCGAAGACAGAGCGCGGCTTTTCGGCAGAATCCTTCTTCTTGACTGCCCCCAGTGTTCGAAGAAGTGGGATGTCATCGCCAAGCTCGTCTGCTCTCCGGTGGACGGTGTCTGCGGTTTCGTTGACTACTTTCTGAGCTGCGCGGGAGGCTGTGTCGGCCACAAAGCTGGCTCCAGATGTAAGGGCACTCTTGGCCGCAGGAACGATCACATGCTTCATGGCTGCGGTGCCTCCGGCTCCCGCCGCCGCACCGACTCCGGTGTTGACCGCCAAGGACGTCAAGTGATGCTTTACTCTTTTTTTGTACTCTTCGGGAGTAATTTCACCACGATCCAACGCGGCTTTATCGTTTAAATACGCATCTTTTCTGTTATAGACTGCCTTTCCAGCTCCAAGCGCGCCCCCTACAGCGCCAAACCTAGTATACGGACTCATTGCCTGCTTTAGGCTGCCAGCCTGGGAAAACTCGTCGCATACGCTCTGCGGCTCTGCCTGGAAAGAAAATCTCTCGCAGTACCCAGATCCATCACTCAGGGAGCGAAAGAACGAGCAAGTCTCGCAGCGAAAGTCTCCTGCGGTAGGCCTGTAGTTTGGAGCATCTTCCGCCCCAGCCACTTTTGAGTTCTCTTTAAATTTTCGAAAAATTTCCCGTGCAGAGCTGACTTTATCCATCTTTTCAGGCTCTAAAGATTCGAGATAACCAGGCTCAAGTTCCTCTCTCCGCCTGTCAAGTTCAGCGTCAATCTTTCTTCTCTTAGAAGCAATATACTCGTTAGCTAAGTTTTTTGCGAGGGCGACACCAGTTATCGCGCCTCCGACTGCCCCCATGCGCGCAAATGGACCTGGAAGATCATCCATGTTCCTCGCGATGAATGGAATGGAATGATCGATCATCGTACCTGCGGTGGCTCCGACGATGGATCCGCCCGCAAAGGCTGGCACCCCAAGGGCGTAATAGGGTACCGTAGACGTCATCAAGTCTCTGCGCTTCTTTTCAAGGTCGGCAGTCGACATCGAATCAAAGCCCGAGGCAAACTTCCGCTGTCCCGTTCGTGCTGAGCTGATCTTGTTGATGCCCGCGGACGATGCGCCATCGCCAACAACACGACCAAAACCTTGGCGCTGTTGGTATGGCGGGTACATCTGGTCGATGAGCGATTTCTGCCGCTCAGGTTGATCCGCGGGTCCCTGGAACATTGCGGGGTTGAGCAGCGCAGACTCAATCCGCTCCGCGGTCAACGGATAGACGTTCCCTCCAAGCTCAAAAGTGTGGAACGGCTGTAGGAGTCGATCCGCAACGATGATCGGGATTCGAACCATATTTTGTGGATTTTTTGATGCAGTAGCAGCGGCCGGATCGTTGCGGGCCATCAGAAGCGCATGGCCAAAAGCAAACCCCGCTTCCGGCTCTACTCTCTGCATATTGAGGTCGATCTCATACTGAGAAAGAAACGGAAGCTGCTGATGCAGGTTACTCAGCACATGCGCGGGCCACTTCGTATCGTCGTCCGGCATCTTGGCGATCGACGCCATCTTCTCGAAGAAGCTATGCGGATCCACCGGCTTGAGGAAGAGAGATGTCATTCGTACCTCTGTCAATCCGCTTCGAGGACTGACGACAGAAAGGAGCCTTGTCCGGCGAGCGAGTCTACAATATCACTAAGAAGGTCATCCGTCGCAGCTGTCGTAAATCCGAGTGTGTTAAGGGCGACCTTGATCTCAGTAAGCGACGCTTGAAGCTTCGTCAGGAACTCTGTCCCAAGCATGACGGGCTGAGCCGTTCCCGCATCTGTTTCCTGCGCGATCCGAAGTTTACCATCCAAGGTTAGGAGGGCGCTGCCGGATCTCGCGACTTTCAGAGAAAGAGATTGATCCGGGACATCTGCTTCCTCATCGGAGTTGACCTCGAATAAATATACACAAGCGGCAGGATCGAGAGAAGACGGACGGAGGGCAATAACATCTTCAGGAATTAAGCCCAACAGAGGGTCTTCTATATAAAGCGTCGTTTGCTGTGAAGAAAGTGCGGGGATTGGGACACTGCCGTCTAGCTCTACTCGATCGGCCTCGGTAAACCCAACTTTACTGCGCACAGACCACGACGGGGACTGGGCAAATTCTCGAACGGTCGTTTCGTAGTAGAACGCCGGAAAGAAGGTTCCGGCGTCTTCGCTATCAATACAAACTTTTTCCTCGGTGGAGCCGATTGTCTCGACGATCATGTGGCGCGCGACCACCGTGAGGGTGTCCGTTCGACCCTCTGCCACTATCCGGGAAAGGCCGCTTCCTCGCAGTTCAGTAGTACCGTTTCTGGTAATAAATACTCCATTCTGTCCCTCTGCTACGCAGGCCATATCTCCGGGACTAAGGTATGGACGATTTGAGTGGTATGATCCAGGCTTACCGTCCGTTGTGACGGACGAAACCAGAGGCGCCCCAGCGATTAAGTACGCCCCAGAGTGGTCAGAAGATACCGCCACGAGACAGTGGGATCCTACCTCCGGCATGTAGTGCAGACCGGCGCCGGTCGCGCTCTGGTACACAGAAGATATGATCCCTGTTACAAATTCTCTCTGAACCTGATCACACCTGACGACACAGGTCCACCGAGAAGGATCGACAGATATAATCCTCCCAGAGAAAATTTGTGCGTCAATGGGCTTACGCGGAAAGCTGCTCATTGATTCGGACGTCTATTCTTTAGGGCGTTGTACCCTAAATAACCTGTCCCCAGGGCACCCGCACCCGCTGTAGTAAGGGCCGCCCCACCCAGCAGTTGCTGTCCCTGCGTTCTCGCCACGTCGAGCTGTCTCAGCGAAACGGGACCAAGACCCCGTTCTGCCGCACGCTGGTTAACATTAGCAAGTAGTCTGTCTGTAGCTCCGCTCGTCAGTTTGCCTCCCCTACTGGAAGCCCAGTCCATCATGCGGCCACCAAGACCAGTCCGAGAACCTGAGACACCCGCACCTCCCGCACCTGCAATTGCTTTACCAGCACGGTAAACACCTCCAGTTACGGCCTTGCCGACATCTGCAAGAAGGGCCTCCTTTTCCATTTCCATGAATGCTTGCGCGTATGGAGCAGGGAGCTGTCCATCGCATGTTCCGTACCTCTCGACGAGAACAGATGCCCTCTTTTCGAGTTCATTGCGGAGTAGAGCTTCTTGGTAGGCGGCGATCTTGTCCATGGTGACCTCAAAGGAAGGAGAAGAAGCCGGGTGACTTTTGCGGAGCTTGCGGGGCCGGCGTGGGCACTTGACCAGGCTTCGGTATGTTCGTCATTCTATCAGGCACGCCTGGGGCATTGGGGAGCTTTGTTGAGCCCGGAGGCTCAAGTCCGAACTCTGCCCCGTGCGCGATGCCCGGAATCGGGTGTCCGTGAATGTCAGACTTCCAGTTCTGTGCTGCACCTTCGGTGTACGTCTCCTGGAGACGCTGGAAGTTTAGCCTCGCCATCCAGTCTTCTTGCCCTGCGAGAGGCATCTTGTCCAGAGGCTTGAGCTGTGGCGAGTGCTTGATCTCGCGCTTGTTCATTGCGCGCAGTTCCTTGTTCTTCCGCTCGATCTCGGAGAGGGGGACAAGCTGCCCACGCAGGTAGGCGTGATCGTCCCCAGGATCATCCACACGAGTGAGGTCCGTCATCGCGCGAATCACTGTCTCGATGTTGCGTCTCCTCTCGTTCCCCGTCGTCTCCACGTAAAGCTCGTTGAGAGAGTCCGCGAGGTGCATGCGAACTGCGCTCATGCTCTTTGTGATGTCGAGGACGTGATGCGGATTCTTTCTCCCCTCAGAGAGTGCCTCTGCCTTGTCGACTTCGACACCAACCCGAATGTTTGGCAGCAGCGGGTTGGTGAACGGGACAGTGTGGACTTTACCGGCAATTGTGACTGTCTTACCTCCGAGCGCGTCTGACTCGATCTTCTCGACCTTTCCGGAGACCGTAGACAGAGTGGCCTCTCCTTTTAGCTTGGCCGGAACCTTGAAGAGGTTTTCTGCCGCCGTGAAGTAGTCTCCCACGCCACTTGTTCCGCCGACGCCTCCCGTGTGGAAGGTACGCATTTGCATCTGGGTGATCGGCTCTCCAAGCGCATGACCGGCGATGATGCCGACATTGGTGCCGACTGGGTACAGCGAACCGCGTTCGCTGAGACCGTAACAGGTTGCGCAGATACCCTTGACCTCGTTGCAGTAGAGTGGGGAGCGTACGAGAATCTTCTTGGGGCCGTCGTTCTTGATCTTACTCCGCAGTTGAGGAGTGATCAGAGTTCCCTTGGGGATGGTTTCCCCGCCCTTCAGAGGAACCTCTCCGGCGAGGAAGCGTCCTTCGATGTCTGCTTCCATGGACGAAAGCAGGGCACCACGAACTGTTCCGCAGTCCTTTGACTTAATCGTATTGTCGATGACCGTGTTGATTAGCTCCTTCGTCAGGGCGCCAGGCTTCGCCGTTGCCGATGCGCGGTCAATGGTTCCTTTCCGTGCGCCATGAAGCGACGCATAGTACTGCGAGACCGGAAGGCCCTCTCCGAAGGACTTGGTGATCGCGAATGGAACTGTGCGGTTGAGTGGATCCTGCACGAGCAGCGGGCCCATGACCATCTGGCCAAACTGATTCCAATCGCCCTTGGCGCCGGAGCGTGCCCAGTCCCACATTCCGTTGTCCAGACGGGAGTTGTAGCGGGCCTCTCCAGCTTCCTTGAGTTCCTTGCGGGCCTTCTCGTAGATCGAGATGATCTTCTCGTCCTTGGCTGCCTTCGATCCTGCGCCCTTGAGGACGGCCTCTTCCTCTTTCTTGTATTTGGCCAGGATCTCGTCGCGGAGTTTGTATCCGTCGTGGAAGTCATTGAGCTTCACACTCGACCCATTTTTGAACGCCAAATTAAAGCCGAGGGCTTTCCACTCATCGATCATCTTGGCGAACTCTTCTGGGGTCGCCCGTGCAATCTTTGTTGCAAACTTCTTCATCTTTCCCTTGGCCATACGGAAAGATGAGTCGTAGAGAAGCTCCTCGTCCCCACGGAACTGCGCCGGCAGTGTTCGGTTGATCATGAGTCGGCCTGCCGTAGTGGGCTTGCTGTGACCCGTAACCTTGATGACGTTGTAAACCTTCAGCTTGCCGGCCCTCACTGCCTGAATTGCTTGGTCCTCCGTGAACTGACCCGGAACCGGCTTGCCCCACTCCGTCGCCTGGAAGATTCCAAGAACAGAATCCTGAGACGGCGTCACCATCAGCCCTCCACTGGTCGGAGAGAAGAGGTTCTTCGAGGGCATCATGTTCTTGGCTTCTTGTACGGCTCCTTCGGTGATGGGCACATAGAGCGCCATCGTGTCTCCGTCGAAGTCCGCGTTGAAGCCTCCCGTGACGAGGGGATGGATCTTGATCGACTTCCCCTCAATCAGGCGCGGGCGGAACGCCATCAGCGAGAACATGTGGAGGGAGGGATCGCGTTTCATGAGCGCGGGCCGGTCTCGAACCACCCTCTCAAGGGCCTCGTTGGCGGCCGGATGGTTTTTCTTGATCATCATGCGTGCCTCTCCCGGAGAGGTCGCACGGCCCATGTTGCGCCACAGTTCCTTGATGACGAAGGGCTTGTACATTTCCATCGCCATCTCTCGAGGCACGCCAACCTCATCAAGTGGCATCTCTGGATCTGGCGTGATGACGGAACGGCCGGAAAGATCCTGTCGCTTCCCGAGCACTCCCGTCTGGAAGAAGGACTGCTTCGGCTGATTGCCAGTAAGCTTGTCCATCAGAGAAGGAACCTGCTTTCCTTCCATCTGCATGCCAGTGACGCGCAGAGCCTTCGTTGTGTTGTAAATCTCGGCCTGAATGCGCTGGATCTCTCCGACAGGCATTTTCTCTTTTTCGGCCTGCTCAAGTTGCCGCGTCATTTGGCCAATGATTGCGTACATCTTGTTGGCGGGATCGATGATCTGCGTGCCGTCAAAGCCAATGCTTACCCTACGGAGTGTCGGAGGCAGAACTGGGAGGACACGGTTGGTGTACGCATCCACAGGCTTGATATCGAGCTCTTTTAGAGCGCGAAGATACCGAACCCGTTTATAGGCTACATTCAGCTCGTTCTCGGTTGCAGTCTGAAGCTTCTTTTCGGCGGCCTTAAGTTCCGTGTCTACGTCCAGGTCGCGAAGCTTTTCTTCGAGAACTGCGAAGCCTGACTTTTGGCCGACGGAGCCGGACTCTGTCAGCAACTTTTGAAACTCCCCGTCTGGCATTTTCAGGAGTAGACGGATGGGCTCTTCAAACACAGGGTTGGGGATCCGAACCCCAAGATCCATATGTGTCCACTTCGTACCTTCCAGGCCTCCCGTCTTAACCTTGTCAAATAGGCCACCCTTTTCTTCTTTGGTGAGAGAGCCTTTGGCAGCAAGCGTTTTCTCAGGGAATGCCAGCGCACCCGAACTTTGAGCAAGCGTCTGCTTATCCGTCATGGGCATGAGAGAGTACTCTCTACCCTTGCGCTCAGTGTAGACGCCCATCGCGCGCAAGTAGTGAGTAAACTGCTCCATCGAACGAGGAACCTTCGGAGGGGGCGGACGCTCTCCGCGCATGATGCGGGTCCAGACATCCTCTGCCTGCTCCCGGTCAGACTTGTAGGTCTGCATTTCTCGAAGGTTGTTTTTTGCACCATAGGCAAGGAGGGTGTACGAATCGAGGCCTCCGATTCTCTGGCCTCCCTCTCCAATGCCCGAACCCTGTGACGCCTCTCCCGTGGTCTTGTACGCGTAGCCGAAACCACCGGCACGGGCCGAGATCTTTTTCTCCGCCTGGTGATCCAGCTTCAAGATGTACTGGTTGCCTACGAGAACGTTTCCGAGGTTCTCGCCCGTCTCAGGATCGAATAGCTCCTCCGTATCCGAGACACTGTGTTTCTGCATCAAGTCCTTGACCATCGCAGAGTAGTCTGTAGAGGCATCAAAGTTGTTGACGACGAAGGGCTTACCCGTCTTTAGGGCCACCTTACCCGCCACGCTCTCGAGAACCTGTCCAGGATTCATACGCGAGGGAATGCCTGCGGGAGACAACAAGACCTGGACGTGGTTGCCGTCCTTATCTTTCGGCATCTGGTCGTCGGGCAGGATCTTGGTCACGATCCCTTTGTTTCCATGACGGCCGGAGAGCTTGTCTCCGACCTCCATTGTCTGTTCAGTACGGATGTAGACCATGATCCGCCGACCGTTGTTGACCACCCGCGCAACTGTCCCATTGTACTCGTGATCCCACTTCACAGACGCGTCGGAGTAGTCCTGAATCGCGCCCTTCAAGCGACGACGGATGTCCTCCGTGTCTTTGGATATTGCCATCTTCTGAAGTTTTGCAATCAAAACATCCCCAGGCTCGACCTTCTGGCCGACCTGGATAAGTCCATTGTCATCGAGCTTCTGAAGAATCTCAGGCGTCGCCTTTACGGGTCCAGCATACTGGCGCCAGAGTTTCTTGTTGACGACGATGTTCGGGTGCATCTCCGCTTCAGCAACGTGAAGATGGCTCGACACAAGCTTCTCGGCGGCGGACTCCGAGATGACAATGCCGTCCTCGAAGTTGTACCCACGATACGGAATGTATGCGACTCGCAGGTTTGTTCCGAGAGACAGCTTTCCCTGCTTCGTAAAGTTTGAGTCGGCGAGAAGCTGGCCTTGGCGAACTTTATCGCCCACAGCAACCACCGGATCGGAGTGAAGCATGTGCTTCGCGCCATTGAGCGGGAAGTTGTTGTAGATGGCGTGGGTGTACTTCTTACCGTCTGTACCCAAAACAATAATACGGTCTTTTTTAACCTCAGTGACATTACCATCCGCATCAGACAGGACGGCTGCGGTGGCTCCAACAATGTCCTCGTACGTTGATCCCGCAGATGCCTGTGTCTGGACCAGCGGGGCCTCACGGTTTCTCAAGCCAACAGCCTGCTCTTGGTGCTTAGCGGCCATCATGGCGCGGTTGCCATTGTCGTTTTGTACAAACGGAATCAGGTTTGCACTGGCTGCGAAGAGGAGCTTTGCGGATGGAAGGATGTAGTCAACATCCTTCCATGCCCGCTTCGTTGTGTTCCTGTCCTTGTCATATACAACGACAAACTCAGAGAGTGGCGTGACCTTAGCCGTTCCATCTGGCTTCTTCTCGACCTTGGCCTGGTCAGGATACGCGACAACCGCCCGCTCCAGATCGGCGGCACTCTTTCGTTCAATCTTTCCAGTGCGGACATTTACGACCTGCGCCATCAGGTCGTGCCCAAATTTCTGAGCACCCAGCGGAACGTGGAGGATGATTCCAGTGTGCGAACTTTCCGGGGTCTGAAGTGGGTCAAGCATCCCGAGATGGCTGGGATTGATCAGCTTATCCTGCATCAGGTTGACGTTGTCTCCCTTGATGCCTCCAAACTCTGCGCCCAAGATGGTTGTGCGCGTATGATTGGAAAGGAACTGGAGAGGATTTGTCTGCGTTGGAAGCTGACCGGCTTTAAAGGGTTTAATGATCGCGGCGCCATACCCAGACACAGATGCGGGAATAATGTCCTGGATTCTATCCTTGCGATCGACATTGTTACGGATCTTGCGCGTGAGCGCATAGATCGTCTTGCCCTTTGTCAGTTCTTCATAGACGAAGTCCTCTGCCCCAAAAAGTCTTTTGTTTGTGAGAGACTGACGGTCATCCTCGGGAACATCTCCACGGCTGATGTCCACCAGTTTCTTTGCCGAAAGTAGCAGGGCTTCGCCCGTGATCGACGAGAACTCCTTGCCGAAGGCAGACTTCATTGTCTGTGGGCTGACCTCAGCAGACTCAAATGTCTCCTTTACATAGGCTGCCGCAGCTGACACTTCCGGAGGCTTGTAGTCCGGTCCCGCGCGCCGACCCTCAACCGCCTTGTGGAAGGAAAGCAACGCCTTCGAGCTACCCTTGGCCTCGTTGACGGCAAAAATCTTTTCCCCGAGCGCGCTCTTCATCTGCCCGTCGCTAACGCCCATCGCTACCAGGATTGGGTAGATCGGCACCTCCACCGACGATGTCGCGCTGCTCTTGATCGTCATCGTGATCAAGCCGAGCTTCTTAGGATCTTTACGTTCAATGTAAAGATCGAAGGAACCAACCTTGCTGCCTGCGGCGACGTTCCATTTTGCGAGCAGATCACCGTTCTGCGCTTCCGCGTGGTACGCGCCGGGATTGAGCCGGAACACGCTGTCCAGCTGCATCTCGTTCCCTCCGACGATGTAGCTGTAGCGCGTGGTGATTTTAGGAATCTTTGCGAGCGTACGAGATCTCTGATCCAGCACCTTCCCAGTTGCCTTATCAATCAGACGAAAGTTTCCGACAAGCTCTGGGCCCCAGGTCTGATCGTTCATCTTGGCTTCGAGCTGACTGTTGTAGTTGCTGGGATTGAATTGGGCCGACCCGGTCGCGTCGTCATCCTCAACTTCCAGCTTTACCAGCTCGAGACGATGCTTACTTCCCTCGATAGGAAAGTGAGAAGAAATCGCCTCTTTTGTCTTCTGAACCAGAAGATTGTAGCTTTCGGTCGGGTTCAGATTGGACATTAAAAATATCTCCAGTGCAGGTCATAAGTATAACAGCCGGAGTATAGCCCCGGCAAAGGAGAGTAGATGAGCGAGCCCGACGATACTGAGGAAGGGAAGGCCAACCCCTGGAAGAAAACGGACGAGTTCGGAGACTGGTAATGCTTTCAATACTGTTTGTTGCCGCCGCAATCGCGGCGGCTTTGAAGACGGCGGGGCAGGTGATTGCCTCTGAGATTGGTGACAAGTAAGACCGCGGGGCGCCTCCGATCTCGGCTCAACGCCGAGATCGGGGGCATGCCCTCGCGTCCACACAGAAGCGACCTTCTTTTTAAGACCGAGGAGGAAGACACCATTCAGGTCTACTGCCCCCTCATCGAAGAGAAGTGTGGACTTCTGGAGTGTGGCGGATGCCCCGCGATTGGGCCAAGAGTCTGGCTCTGTTCTGCCTGCGTTCGAGTATACCCAGCAGAACCGTTCTGGACGTCGGGCCACTGTGCCGACTGTGGAGATTACTCTAGCTTCCTCGCGCCGGTGAAGAGATGATTCCGTTTCGATGCGACTGGTGCGACGCGACTGCCACGACAGATGACCGCATGGTCAGCCTGGCGCGGCATCGTGTTGTACGTCGTCCCCGCAAGTGGGACATTGAGGACGAAACCTTCTCAACCTTCGGAAGCGAGGCGATGTTCCACGAAAAGTGCTTCGTGGACAACGCGCGAGAAATTCTTGACGGTCTATACAGTGGTATCCAGATCGACCAGCCCAGGAAGAGACCGGCCGATCTCACTCGCTGAGGTCAGCCGATTGCTCTTCCTGGGTCAGCCTGTGGCGTTCCGTTAGGTGCCGGATTTTGCTGCGCGTTGAGAGGATCGATCTGCGAGCCGCGGTCATTCATTAGTTGGATAACCAGCTGATACAACGGAGGATTCTCCATCTGCATTTGCTGAAGAGCTTGATACATGGCTTCTTCGCCCTGTTCTTTTTTTAGCATGCGTAAGAACGATGCTGCGCGCTGCGCGATGTACCGCAGGTCCACACCCCCTGACCCAGGCTGGATTGGTGACTGGGCAGACGCCATAGCGGCGGGCATTCCATCCTGATTCGGAGTGGCCGCATTCTCATCGTAGGCGGTAGCTCCTTCTGGAAGCCCAGGAGTTTGCTGAGCCTGATCTCCAGCGGGTCCCTGCTGAGCGGCCGGGTCTTGCGGCATTGCGCCCTGCGCTTGCTGCTGTGCGGCAGCCTGCTGCGCTGCCTGCTGCATCTCCATTTGTACCTGGCCCTGTGCGCGCATGGTCAGGGCCTGCGCCTTGGCTTGGTAGCGTGAGGTCCGAAGCTGGGCTTCTCCCTGAATATCTGCCGAAGCGACCTGCATGCGGCGATTGGACTGAAGCTGCTTCTTGATCTCTTCGCGCATGCGCTCCGACTCGAGATCGAAATCCTCCCCAAGTTCTTCCATGAGGCGATGATCGCTGATCTTCTGAGCCTGGTTGAGTTGGAGGTAGAACATGCTTCTTTGCAAGTCATCAGCCATACGGAACTTGTCGAATCTCGACGAGACCTTGGGCCACTCCATGAAGGAGGCAATCTTACCCATGATGAAGACGTTGATCAGCTCGTGGCGCTGCTTGTTGTACCCCAGGAACATGTTTTCCAGTGCCCGGAGCGAGGTACTCGATCCAGACCACTGGAGTCCTCCGAAGATGAACTCCACAGGAATGCCGGCGCCAGCAAGCATCTGCTCAGCCAGAAGACGCATCTCTTGGTACATCAACAGGGCGCGACCTTGTCCACCGATCTGCTGGAATCCGATGTTGACAGGAAGGACCGGGATGTAGTTGTGATCCCGCTTCCACATGTTGATTTCTTCATCTACCCGACGTTTCCAGTTCGTCAGGTTGTAGGCCCCGTAGGGCCCCTCGTTGCCTCCAGTGTTCTGGCCCGGGAAGATCATCCGCATGGGAACGATGTTCTCCATGAGGATTGCCTCGTTGGCCTTCTTCATGACCTGGAGGTAGAACGCATCCTTCAGAAGCGGGAAGATCAGGGGCGTGCCCCAGCCTTGATCCTTCTGGGCGATCGTCGGTCGCTTCAGATGGTAGAGGTTGTCCTCCGAAAAGAGGAGTGACTTGTTCGCGCGGGCGGCTTCAAGGAACTCGAGGGGAAGCGACTCAATCTCGTCGCAGTCTCCAAGTTTGATGTCGTTGATCACGCTCTTGGGTAGGCGGAAGTAGTACTTGGTCTTTCCAGTAATCTCGTTGTGCTTGATGTCGATGTTCTCTGGATTCCACCGAACCAGGCGAATCTGGCGGAAGCTCCGAACGTAGACATCGTGCTGCTTCGCGTAGCCCTCGTGGCCACAGTCGCACTTGTGAAGGTAGAAACGAGAGTCACGCCACTTGTAGCGGAATCTGTTGGTCTTGGCACGGTAGCGTGCGCCGCAGGAAGCACAGATGAGGTACTTCTCGAACGGCAGGAACACCGAGACAAAGGCGTTTCCGTATACGAAGTAGTCGAGCCCGACCTCGACCTGAAATGAGCGCAGCTTGAGGTGATCCTCTACCTTCTTATAAAGCTTCATCACCTCCGGGTCGTCTGTCTCAAAAATAAGAGGGGTGACCGGGTACTCTGCCATTTTGGAGCACGCGGCGTTGATCACCGGATTTGTCAAGAAGTAATACCGGCACCACTTGTGTAGTTCGTGCTGATTAGATGGAAGGAACTGCTGAGAGATGTCAAAGAACGGCGACGGATAGCGAATGCCGAATCCTCGGCCACCCTCAGTGGTGACTGGCCTCGGATTAAAACGGTTTACTTCGCTGGTAATGACGTTCATGACTGCTCATCCTTTCCCTGACCGAATGCTCTGTCTAAGACAGAGCCAGCAGATCCTGTAACGTCAGAAGCCAGTCCTTCAAATGGAACTGCTGCCATCCCTACCGCTGACGGAACGATCAGTTTCTGGCTTAGGAAAGACCTCTTTCCGCCTGTGATCAAGTTAGATTTACCTAATCCTAAGTTTCTACCGGTAAATAGATGAGCCGTTCCAGCGGTGATACCCGCAGCAGTTAGGCCACGAGCGAGCCTCTCCGCAACACCACGCTCATTGCCCTCATCGTCGGTGGAGGGGAGCGCGTTGGCGACACCAGTGACTCCCACCTGGCCGACCTCAATCGCCCGCTCGCCTGGCATATACGTGGAGATGCCCCCGCGTAATTTTACGTTCTGTGCGCCAGCTTCTTGGCCGATCTGCCGATACGCGTCAAGCAACTCTTCCTCTGGAATCATTTCTCCCGCGCGCTGGCGATCCATGATGCTTGTAATTTTAGATCTTAAGTTGTCGCTAGCGTTAAACTTCGGATCTTTGTTAAAAAATCCAGTCAGCCCACCAGAGGACCTTTCGCCTGCGCTTGCCCATCCTCCCTTGCGGGCTGCTCCAGCCGTATCTGATAACGCGTCAAACTGTGTTGCAGTGCCATCAAGCGCGTTTTCAAAGGCCTCATTCATAAGCTCCACGCGTTTAGACCTAGCAGCCCCCTGAGTAAACTCGTCGGCATTATTTCCTGCGAAGCTGGCTCCGCTTGACAGCCCGCGCTTAATACTTTGAACGGGCTTAGTCGCTACTTCCTTAGCTGCCGTAAAGAGCTTACCGGCCCCGCTAGGATTACGAAGTAGGGCCGCACCAGCTACCAAACCTCCGATTGCGGGGAGAACCACGCCCGGACCCGTGAAGTTTCTTTGTATGATATTTTTTTTCTTTGGCTCCTGTGCCTCTGGCGCAGAGGGGGTAGCCGAAGAAATCCCAGCTTGTTTTTGCAACTCAAGTGAGAACGAGTAAAGAACGCTTTTATTCATAGTTCACCTCAGCTCGGCAGTGTAGCGGAAGAGGGCATCGACGGCCTCATATAGTTTTACCGCGCATATATCATCAGCAGTTTCTAGAAGGGTCGGGTTCTTTTTACTTAGAAGAGCGACCAGGGTCCTCTGCACGCCCGCAGTTGGAAGCTTAGTGACAATCTTTACCTTAGACCCATTAAACTTCTTTCGAAGCCCCTCGTCTGGCTCCATCTTCAATAGACTGTCCGTGTTGTATCGGTCTGTGCAGTAGCTACAGAGGCCATCCTCTTTTGGCTCCTCTTCATTTCCGCACTCTCCGCAGACCTGTGTGGTCTTCGAGATCAGAGGATTTAAAAACTCCAGTGGCTCCGGTACGTACCAGATTCCCGACTCATGGAGCTGCGCGGCCATATACCGCCGGACCTCCTCCGCAAATAATGGAATGTCTCCGAGGGTCCCTAAGTCCAATCGGATTCTGTTAGCCGCATCTACGGCCAACATAAGGTCAGAGACTGACTGGTTATCAATATGTGAAACAGATGGGATCTTACCCACAAGGGCCTGAGAGACTGTGTGGAACGTTTCCCAGCTCTTCCAAAACATGTCGTGGTTGGCAACCGAAATGGCCGCCAGTAGCTTCATGAGCACGACACGGGGGATGTTGAGTTTCAGGCGATCCTCAACAGACCTTTTAACGACAAAAGGTTCCCACTCCAACGCTCTTGGGCCGAAGAGAGAAAGGTAGCCACGAAGCAAGGAGAGAGGATGACTCTTCTCGTCCTTGAATACCTGGATATCAGTACCCACCATTGTTTGTATCTCTGGACTGCGAGGCCATACGGGACAGGAGGATCTGCTGCTCTAGCGGCATCTTCTTGAATGTGCCAATCGGATCGCTCTTGAACCGCGACACTACGTCCTCCTCAAAAACATCTTGCAGCGCAGTGTGTGCGGCGGTGCTACCGGCATATCGCATCAGCATGGAAGCCGTGACGTAGTCGCCTCCGTGAACCCAGGAATACTCAGCCTGCTTTTCCGTGCCAAAAACTGTGAGTACGGGGTCAGGGATGTTCTGGCCATAACGATTTAGGAGTCCAGCACGCTCGTCCATCAGGAAGAGCGCCTCGACGACATCGTCTGGATCGAGCGCCGCCGCCATCTTGGCCAGTCGAAGGTAGTCTTCCTGGTACGCGGGGTTGGCTGTGTACTCTGCGCGACGAGAAGCAACCTTCTCAAAGCGCGGGTTGAGTGTGGTCCCGCTGTAACGGAAGATGTGATCCGGGATCTGCGCACCGATGTCGCTTGCGACCTTCACAATGTCGACTGCGGCCTCGTGCCGATCGTACGGATCGAGGTCATCCCATGCCTCAACGAGGGCCGAGATCGCATCAAAGGCAGACGCAGTCTTCTCATGCCTACCCAGCGGCACAGACATGCCCTTTCCAAGAGGACGCATGATCTGCGACGGCTCGTATGAGGCGGTTTTCGCGTACTGCGTAGCGGCAGACGCCGCCTTGATCAGTACGCGGCGTCCGTCCCCGGGAAGATCGTCTCCCTCATTGGCAAGGATGGTCAGTGCCGGGTGAGAGGCGAGTCCGAGTGCGTCGGCCGCATCGAGAAGATTGGCCGCGGCCACCTTGACCGCCCCGCTGGGCAGGCCGTGCTCTGCGTTGAGCAAGTACCACTGCGAGAGAAAGGTGTTGCCCGCGTCATGGCACGCAAACTTGCGATGCTCCTTGCCTTGGCTGTCCATGATGATGAGCGCGAAGTCACGGTCATACAGATCGTCACGCTCCTTCCAGGATGCCGTCTTGAGGAACTCGACGCCGCTCTTGGGTCCAGTCGTGCGAAACAGCTCTCCGAGGTCGTCATGATGGTCGACTACAGCCATGTTTTAGCTCCTGAAGGAGAAAATGTAGATCCCAGTATACGCAGTCATAAGCCTTGTAGCACCCAACCAGAGGTTAGTGCATGGGAACTTTCTCAAGTCGATTCGCAGATGACGAGGATGCCTCATCAGGAAGGCCAGAGTGCTACGGAGATCCCGACTATTACGATATCACGAACGACGTGTGTAGGCAGTGTCGGTTCAAAGGCACCTGCCGACTCAAAGTCGGTGCGCTCGATCGAGAACAACGGAGAGTTCATTCACCAGCACCGCACACAGCGACTGCCGTCCCTACAACCGCAGCGACTGCATATAGGAATCGTCGCCCTGAGCCAGTGTACGCCCCTCCAACCGAGGAGTCCACGTTCTTCTCGGCCCTGGCCTGGAATGTAAGTCTGGATGCGGCAACTGCCAGCTTCGAGACTATCGCATCTGCTTTTGCGCGGATTCCGCGCGAAGGTTATCCTTCCTTACGGAAATCTAGAAAATGATCAAGCTGCCGATCTTGAAAGAGGCCACGGCTTACCGAGGTCGGCATCTTTTCTTGCCAAAGAGCCATGTCAAGCGTTCCATGGTTGAAGGGCTCCTGACCTTCGGGGATGACCCTTCCCGTGGAACGCGCGACCTGGTCGTGGATCATCCTCTTCACGTTCAGGTTCCGCGCTACACGCTGACAGATGCCCAGATTGAGAAGCTCGGGTGTGAGTTCATAGACTATCGCCCAGAGTTCCCAAAGATTGAGTTGACGCCAAAGCCTTCCTTTCAGCTTCGAGACAACCAAGAGGAGGCTTGGGAGGCACTCAAGGTGGCAGATCGCGGAGTCCTGAATCTTGCATGTGGCAAAGGAAAGACCGTGCTTGGATGGGCCAAGGCCGCGCATGAGGGAGTGCCGACACTCATTGTTAGTCCACAGACGGCGCACCTCGACAACTGGATTGCAGAGCTACACCAGTTCTTCGACTATAAGAAAAAGATTGGATGGATCCAAGGTAAGAAGTTCGAGTACGAGGAAGACATCTGCGTCTCGACCGTCCAGACATTGGCCGCGCGCGCAGAGGAAGGATTGCTGCCGCCTGACTTCTACCGTCGATTCGGGCTCGTCATCTATGACGAGTGCCACATCATGGCCGCAGATTTCTTCTCAAAGGCCAGCAGTGTTGGCTCTGGCACAAGGATCGGACTGACCGCAACTCCGACGAGGACGGACCGCTGCGAGGGAGTGTTCTTCTCGCACCTCGGCCCGGTGTTCTACTCGGACATCACTCAAGACCTAACTCCTACGATTTTTGTCGTAGATGCCGGAGCCTTCTTCAGTGAAGCCGAGCGGTCTCGGATGCTGGACCGAAATGGGCAGCTAAACATTGGGCGGCTTCACAAGACCCTCGCAGAGAATGCCGATCGGAATCGGGTCATCCAGCAAGTTATCGACGAGTGCCTCAAAAGAGGAAGGACCGTGTACGCGCTCTCACACGGGCCAGAGCACATCGAGACGTTCCAGCAGAGCAATCCCGGAAGCACCGTCATTCACGGAGGGACGAAGTCAACCGAGAGGCTGGATCTGTTGAACGGTAGCAATCTGGTCTTTGCCTCGATTGGCGTCGGGGCGGCGGCCTACAACCGGAAGGACCTGGACACGTTGATTCTGATGACGCCCTTTGCCGCGCGCTCGCATTCGGCGATTACGTTCCAGCAGAGCGTGGGGCGGATCCTCCGAGCCCTTCCGGGTAAGAAGGAACCGTGGGTATTTCTGATCATGGACAAGTCGGTGGACGCGTGTAAGGGAATGATCCACTCTTTGATCCGTGAAAGTCAACGTAAGAAATACCGTGTCATAACGAAATGGAACTGGACCTCGATATAGGTGAGGTAAGCATGATTGGATTGAGCCGGATTCGGGCTCTGCATCACGAGTACAGTCGGTGCTCCCGATGCCCCCGACTGTGTGAGAGCCGGACTCAGCCGGTCTTCGGGGCAGGAAGTGTGCATGCCGACATTGTCTACGTCGGCGGCGCTCCGGGTGAAGAGGAGGATGCCGAAGGTACGCCCTTTGTAGGGGCGGCTGGTCGGCTGTTACTACAGCTGTTCGAGAAGGTCTGGCCGTCAGATGACGAGCTGGAGGAGATTCGCGGCATCGATGATAACAATGCCTACTTTGATCGACTGTCAGAGTACATGCTTCGGCATGTGTTCCTTACAAACTCGGTCCTGTGCCGCCCTGAAGATGATAGGACGCCTTCTGCCACAGAGCTGAAAGAGTGCAAGGAGCGGCTGCACCAGACCATCTACGCGATCGATCCCATCTTGATCATCGCGGGCGGTAAGACGGCGGCATCGCAGCTCGTAGGAAAGAACGTCAACATCCTTGAGAGGCGAGGGGACTTGATGGACATCACCATCGTGTCTCCTTCGACGCAACGTGAAGTTCGCTACACGATGCTCCCGGTTCTGGATTGCGGATTCCTCCTCAAGAAGGGGGACAGTGCCCTCGTCAAAGAGAAGAAAGGGCACACATTTGACACGCTCGGCGACTTTCGCTTTGCGGTCGATATTGTCAACAACCATAGAAAGCTTGTGAGAGGTGTCTAATGCAGAACACCACGCGACTGGTCGAGATCAGCGTTCGGCTCCGTGAACTCAAGGACATCCTGCGTGCCTCGGAGCCGGAGGTCTTTGAGGAGATGCAGGAGCTGGAAGGGGAACGTGCGGACTTGGCGGAGAAGGCCAAGACGGAACTTCGTGAGGCCGGTGTCGGCACGCATGATGTCGGTGGGTTCAAGTTCCGGGTACAGCCTGGGACGAAGAAGCGCGTGTACCAGACGGAGGACATCCTCGAGTTGGCAGAGGAGCTGGGGCACCTCGAGTTGCTTCAGCAGTACAAGGTTTTGCGCTCCGAAGTCGACCCCGCCCAGATTGAGCGCCTTCCGGGAGACATCAAGGTTCACTACCAGGATCTCTACACGGAGACTGTTCAGAGCGCCAAGGTCACACTTCCGAAGGAAGTGCAGTGATTGAAGTGTCCATCGCAGCCGGCAAGGAGCGCCGGCTGTACTCCGCCGCAGTCACGCACAAGGAGATGTCGATGGAGAAGGATCAGTTCGCCGCCCTGGTAGGGGATGGCAAGGCATCTGTGAGTCTTGCGATGTCCTACGCGGACAAGGATTACGGCAACGGCTATGAGGTAAGGGTCAGCGTCCACCTGTCCTGCAATCAAGACGCGGCTACGATTGACGAGGCCAGGACTCTCGTACTGGAAGCAGTGCGGGACCACCTCGAAGTCGCTAAGCGAGAGGCAGAGGAACTCTATGAGGAACTCAGCGGAAGAGGCTAAAGTCTCCCTTCGCATTCTACGGGTGGAGATTACGCCCAATTCCGGAGAAATCCGGGTCTCCTACGTGGTCGGCCTGGAGAACAAGACGTTCACCGGAGAGATCGGCGGTGGAGAGACCTCCTTCGCCCATGAGGTCCTCGGCCCCCAGCTCTTTGAGCTTGTCAGCAAAGTCGAGGCCCAGATCTGTCAGGATCTGGGCCTCGGCCCGCCGCAAGAAGAACAAGTACTTGCATATGACGATGAGGATCCCCTGTAATGGCACATCCGGAATTGGAGCTTATTAGCAACATCCTGTCCACAGGAGACTTCAATACACCAAAGAAGAAAGGATTGACTCCAGAGTGGTTCACGCTGGATGTCGCTCGTGATGCGTACCACTGGCTGTGGAACGAGTACCACGACCCGCAGCAGCGCGGAGAAGTACCGACCGTTGAGAGGTTCCTGCGGAAGTTTCCGGGCTTCGATTACAGCCCGAGTCGGAACTCGCTAAATGCGCTAATCACAGACGTACGGACCCAGAAGGTACAGTCTGACCTGCAAAGCATTCTCAATGAGATGCAGGACGAGATCACGGACGGATCTGATCCGTCTCTGATCTTAGACACCTTCCTCCCGAAGATTCGGAGGATGAATGTGGAGGCCCATGAAGAAGATGGCATCCTGCTGTCCGGTTCATTGGCCCTGCTACGTCAACAGTACAACACCCACGCCGAGTCGGGAGGGGTTGTCGGCATTCCGTACCCGTGGGAGGTTCTGAACCAAAAGACGGGTGGTATGCGAGACGAGGAGTTCATCGTCATTTACGGCCGCCCTGGCAACATGAAAACGTGGGTAGCATGCGCCATCGCGGCGAAGGCGTATCTGGAGAATCATCGCGTGATGATCTTCTCCAAGGAGATCTCACGAGAGGCGATGCTGACGCGCGTCTGTTCTGTGCTGGGTAACGTGGACTATGATCGTCTCCGTCGAGGCATCCTGTCGGAAGAAGATGCCGACGAGTTCTTCGAGCTCATGGATGAGCTTGCGGAGTCTGAGGAAGAAGACAGCACTGGCTCTCATCACCGAGCCCTGATGTTCATGTCCGACAAGGGCAAGAAGGCAGGCTCAACAGTAGAAGACTTGATTGCCGCCGCAGAGAGGTTCCAGCCGGACCTCATTGTGGTGGACGGCTTCTACTTGATGAAGGATGGAAGATCTGGGCAGAGAACGGCAGACTGGAAACAGATCAGCCACATCAGCCAAGACCTAAAAGCGATGGCTCAATTTGTCGGCTGCCCTGTGATTGGAACAACGCAGGCCAACCGCGCGAACGCAAAGGAACCCTCGGGAGACCTGGACGACCTGTCCTTCGCAGATGGCATTGGCCAAGACGCAGACATCGCCTTCCGCGTGTTTCGCGGTCCCAATCCATCTGGAAGAGGAGCTTCGCTTCTCTTCATCTTCTCGAAAAGCAGAGAGACAGTCATCCCTCCGTTCATCATCAATGCAAACCCTGGCTCAGACTTCAGCGTGCAGCAGTCTCATGCGAACGTAAAAGCGTTCCTTGACATGAAGAAGCAGATGGAGATGAGTGAGGGGGCGGACGACGACGACGGAAGCGGTGGCGCCCCCAAACAAGAGGCAAAGAAGAAACCAAAGAAGAGAGATGACCCATTCCGAGCTTAGGTTCCTGCCGGAGTTTGAAAAGTATGTCCCCGGACTCCGCGTGGGGTCCGGGGACAACTACATGGGGTTCTGCCCCATTCACGGAGAGGTGCCAGGGCAGAGTAAGCCCAGTCTTTCGGTCAATGCTGCGACGGGGCTGTGGCACTGCTTTGCGGGATGTGGCGGTGGCAACATCCGCACGTTTCTCAGGCTGCTGGGCGAGTCAAGCGCGACGATTGACCGAGTAGCGAAAAAATCATCGACAAAGAAAGCAAGACCGGCTAAGAGGGAAGCACCTCCGGATAGCCTGCCAGAGAGGCTTTTGGGGGTCTTCGACTGGTGCCCGACGAAGCTGGTGTCGGAGGGCTTCAGTGAAAAAGTGCTCTTTGAAAATGATGTAGGGTACGACAAGAAGTTGTCGAGAGTCACGTTTCCCGTGCGAGACAAAGACGGGAAGCTGGTGGGCATCGTTGGAAAGCAGCCCACCAGTGAATTCGGAAAATACAAAGTCTATACTACCGAGCTTCTGGAGTATGGACTTCAGGTTCCCACATTCTCAAAAGGGGACCATGTTTGGCGGCTCAACAAGGTCGCGACGCAGCTCAAGACGGAACGGAAACCCGTTTACATCGTCGAAGGCTTCAAGGCGGCGCTGTGGTTCTGCCAGGCAGGCATCAACAATGTGGTCGCGCTGATGGGCAGCCACATGACAGATGCACAGAAGAAGCTCATTGAGAGTCTAACTTCCCAAGTGATTTTGTGTCTGGATAACGACGACGCAGGTCATGCAGGAAGTCTCAAAATCAGTCAAAAACTTCAAGCGGCACGAATTAGTGTGGTTGTGCTGCCAGAAGGCATCCACCAACCGGATGACCTGACGGCAGCAGAGCTGCGTGAACTGTGCCGCACTCCCGTCAGTATCAGTGAGGCAAGAAGACAATGGCTCCTAAGACCATCCCCATGAGCGCCGGGCGCACTCGGCGCGACAGCAAAGGCAATCCCCGTGGCAAGCGTGCCGGCTGGTCGGCCAAGTGGTCCGACGAATTGAAGATCGGGAAGGACGAGTCCGCGTGGATTCAGCTGACTCCCGGTAAGTACAGCAGTGAGGAGGGCGTGCAGCCCTACTTCTCCGCCCCCATGTTCAAGCTCCAGTTCAACAACAAGTTCGGCACGACTTCCTGGGGCTACTTCCGGGGCAACGGCGGGCCGGACTGCACGCTTCAGAAGCTTGCGGACTCGAACAACCCGAATGTGCAGGAGCCCAAGTACGGCGAGCCCAACCGCTTCTACGTGGGCATCATTCACTACGCCCTCTACCACAAGACCCCGATTGAGAAGAATGGGCAGGTCATTACCTACTCGGAAGGCAAGCTGAAGGGTCAGCCCGTCTACCAGTGGAATGAGGTCAAGTCGGTGCGTGAGAAGAAGCAGCTTCTCACCGCTGGAGACGTGGACTCCCTGGGGTTCTATCGCAAGAAGTTCCTGGAGCTTCCGGCCACCCAGTTCAAGGTGGTGCAGGAGATTGCCCGCAAGGCGCGTTCGATCTGCAAGTGCGGCGGCACACTGTTCCCCTCGGTGTTCGTCTGCCCGGCTTGCGAGAACGTCCTGCTCGACACGAATGAGTCGGACATGACGGACTCGGAGATCATGAACTACGCCGACCAGGACATTCGCTGCCGCCACTGTGGCGCGGTGGAGTTCCCGCGCGCGGAGTACGACTGTGACTCCTGCGCGGATCCTCGGCCCCACGAGTACCATGAGGTCGTGGCCAAGCTCAAGAAGGTCACCGGACCCACGGGCTACCCGACGATTGCGCTGGACTCCGTGGTTCCGGTCACCGAGTTCACCATGGAGAACAAGCAGTGCCCCGTGACGGTCAATGGAGAGGGAGCCCTCACCTACGACGAGTCCTTGGATAATCTGATGAAGAATCAGTTTGACTTCGAGGAGTACACCAAGCCTCGGACAAACGCAGAGTACGCGGAGATGCTGGGCTTGCGTGAGGGCGACATCGGGTTCGCCTCTTCCGCCAAGCGGTACAACAACTTCCGCGGCTAATCACTGCCGAGGGGCCCCTTCTGGGGCCCCTCGGTCTTTGCGGAGGAACCATGCGCTATCAGTTCATTGACACGCCGCTGCCGATGTACGTCTTCTCCGAGGAGGAGGCCAAGAAGCTTGCAGCCCATATGATGACGCTTCCCAGGGTCGGGTTTGACACCGAGACCACGGGGCTCGATAAGCTCGGTGCGCGGATCAAGTTCTTTTCCTTCGGCTACGAAGGAATGCGGTTTTGCGCCCCAGTACGCCTGCTTCCGGTGTTCCAGCCTGTTCTGGAGAACCCAGAGATCCGGAAGTGCATGACAAACGCAAAGTTCGACATGCACATGGCCGCCAATCACGGCATTCACATCGCGGGGCACATCTACGACACCGTGTCGATGGACTGGCTTCACGATGAGAACCGACAGGGCCGGCACGGTCTAAAGCAGTGCGCGGCGGACTATCTCGGCCTCAAGATGGCTCCGTTCTCGGAAGTGTTTGGAGGAGTGGGGACCACAGACAGAGAAGTCGAAACTTTGTGCCGAATGCACGATGCCCTTGAGACTGCCGATACGTCTCTGGCACTGGAGATCCTGGCGCTGATTGGCCAGATTGACATGGATCCTGATGACCTCGAGGACATGCAGACCGTCTCCAAGAAGCTCGGATTGGGGCGAAAGGATCACTCCAAACTTCTGCCGGCTACCAAAGTTCTAAAGATCGCCAGAAAACACGGGCTCTGCCCAACCACTCGCGGAAAGTCTGGCTACGTCAGCGATTTTTACGAACTTCTTGGGATGGGCCCCGTCGCGGACAAAGAGCGCGATTCGCACAAGGACGCACTCGTTGATCCGGACGCGCTCATTGAGGCGCACGAGTTCATTCTCGGGCACTTGGCGAAGGCTTCGGAGAATGAGCTGTCTCCGCTCGACATGATCACGCTGCTTGTCGGTGACTACGCGTCTCTCGACGCCTGGGCGACATTCAAGCTCACAGAAGAGCTTGAGTCGCTACTCTCGAAAGAGAACATCAACCCCGACATGACATTGCTCGATTACTACAACGACGTCTCTGCGACGTTCATCCGGATTCTGTGGATGATGGAGCGTCGCGGGTTTCAGCTGGACGTCGATGCGATTCAGGCACTCGCCGCTCCGATGGTCATGGACATCGACCGCCTTGAGCGCGAGTTTGTCGCACAAGTCGGCTGGGAGATCAATCCAAACAGCCCGACTCAGCTTGTCGATCTCTTCTTCACAACGAAGGGCGGACAGTGGCTAGATCCGTTTGGCAATCCCGCACGCAAGCTCAGCAGCGGCGGAACAACGGGCGTGAAGAAGCCCTCAGTCAGCAAGGAGGTCATTGAAGAATGGGCAGAGAAGGGAAACCCGCTAGCACAACTTCTTCAGGAACACAGAGTCTTGAAGAAATTGCACAGCACCTATATCGACGCATTGCCGAGAACCGTCGATGCGCGAAGGCGGATCCACACGGACCTCAAGAGCGCGGGAACGGTCACTGGCCGTCTGTCATCCGGAGAGCCAAACCTTCAGAACATTCCGGCTCGTGGTAACTGGGGCCGCAGAATCCGAGAGTTCTTCATCGCCGGGCAGTGGGGATCTTGCGATGACTGGTATCTGCCGGATGTAGCGCACATTCAGTCCCCGAAGTATCCGCGCGACCAAGAAATGCTACTGATCGTGGCTGACTACGAGCAGCTCGAAATGCGGATCATGGCTCACATGAGCGAAGATCCCCGGATGATCGACACGATTCGCAGCGGCAAGGACCTGCACTCCATGACGGGGGCACTTGCGGTTGGCGCGAACTATGACGACATCGCGGCTGCAAAGAAAGCTGAGCATCCGACCAAGGAACAGCTCGAGCTTCTTGAGCTTCGGAGTCAGATGAAGGCAGTCGGCTTCGGACTTCTGTACGGGATCGGCCCCAAGAAGCTTGGCCAACAACTTGGCCTGAAGATGGTCAAGAAGTACGGACGAAACGGGATAAACTACGAAACCTGTCCCGAAGCAGAGGAGCTTATCGAGAAGTACTTCTCCATCTACCCGAAGGTACAAGAGTTCATCGACGACACTCATTACCAGTGCGAAAATGATCTCTTTGTACAGACGATCATTGGGAGGTATCGCCGCCTTCCCGATATCTTGTCAAAGGAACGTGGCCTGGCGATGCAGGCTCAGCGGCAATCGGTTAACTCAAGAATTCAAGGTTCCGCCGCCGATATTGCCATTCAGGCGATGATCAACTGTGAGAGTAACGAGGCCCTTCGCGAACTCGGGGTTCGGATGCTGTTGCAGATCCACGACGAGCTCGTGTTCGAGGTTCCGAACATTCCAGACGTTGTCGACCAGGCAAAGATCCACATCCGCAGCTGCATGGAGAACCCGTATCCCATGCGCGTTCCCATCCTGATTTCGATGGACTCTGCTCGGTCCTGGGGAGAGGCGAAGTGACACAGGCCGAGCTGGAGAGGGCGATCTGCAAGAGGACCGGGCTACCAGACTCGGTCGTTGCGCTCGTGCTCACAACTCTCAAAGACCTGATCTCGGAGAGCCTCGAAAGACAGCAGGATGTTGTCTTTCGAGGGCTCTTTCGCATCTCATCTCGAGTACGGGAGATCAACTCATTTCAGACTGCTGTCGGTTCGAACGAGCCCAAGAGGGCCACAGCGTATAAACTTGTCCTGGGGATCCACCCCGTTCCTGCTTTCCGAAAGGAGCTAAACAAATGGACAAGTACGCTGTCGTCCTCGATGACCAACACGTAAAGACCGCGATGGAGGGCAAGGGCTCGTGCCCTTCCTGCGGCTCAAGAAAAGTCGACAACCGGGGTCTCACTCCGGTCTGTCCCAACTGCGGCACCCGCCCGTGGGAGAAGCATGGCTCGCGCCAAGAAGGAAGAAAGTAACGCTCAGGCGGCCATCAACAAAATCAAGAGCAAGTACCCCGGCAAGGTCTTCACTGCCGGAGAGTACACGATGCCCTGGAAGGTCAAGAGACTACCGACGGGAGTTCTTGACCTCGACATCGCGCTGGGCGGAGGTCTTCCTGCCGGCGGGATGACCTTCCTCACCGGCAAGCAGGGAGTTGGAAAGAACTGGCTGGTCAACCAAGTCATTCGCCAGCACCAAGAACGACATGGGGACAAGACAACGGTCGCCGTCGTCTCGACTGAGATGGTCTACGACAAGGAGTACGCGCAGCTTTGCGGAGTTCGCGTTGCGATGTCGGACATGGAGATCTCCCTCTTGCGGGATCAGTACGAAGCAAACGATGAGGCCTTCCCCGCAGACTATGAGGAGAAACTCCGCAGGCAGGTCGGTGAGTTCATCACGGTTCCTCCTGCGCTTGCAGAGGAGTCTCTCCAGATTGCGATCGAGCTAATTGAGACCAGAGAGTTTGACATCGTCGTCATTGACTCCTTCGGATCGTTGCTGACGGAGCACGACGAGGAGAGCAATCTCAGCGAGCCGAACCGAGTGGGCGGTGCTGCGCTTCTCAACACGCGCTTTGCGCGCAAACTGAACGCGGCACTCGGTCCTGACAAGGACGGCAATCCGAACCTCACTTGTGTCATCGGGATCAACCAGGTCCGCGACAACACCGACCGCGCCAACAAGTACTCCCCAAAGACAGTTGAGGCGGGAGGATGGGCACTCAAGCACGCGCGCTGGGTCACGATTGAGATGTCGCCGCAGGCGAAGGTCCGCGATGGTGACCTCACCACTGGAAAGACAGTGCGGTGGGAGATCACCAAGCAGAAGGCTGGAGGTCACGAAGGAGCCTCTGGCACCTACGACTACCTGTTCAAGCACACGGGCATCAATCGCGCAGCGCACTCGATTGCTGTTGCGGCCGATTACGAAGTCATGTCGAGAAAGGGGGCCTGGTACTTCTACCAAGGTCAGCAGATTGGGCAGGGACTCGATTCAGCGGTGAAGTTCGTCCTCGACAATGGGCTTCTCCAGAAGATTGAAGACGACACGATGCGAGCGGCGGGCATCCGCTGCTCGTACGGGTGAGCCGGAGGCCAACGTGCCCCGTCTGTAGCGGAGTCAATCTGGTTCCGTGGTCGTTGGGAAAGGTCCGCTGTCGCACATGCGACCGGGCCTTTCCCCGCCACGAGATCCAGTCCGAGGAGTACGTTCCTCGGGCTCCGCGAAGCCAAAGCACTCGCGCTCAGGCTGACAAGCAGGAGCGTCGAGTTGCTAAGGACCTCGGGGCACGCCAAACGATTGCATCCGGGCAGACGCCCGTGGACAAAGGAGACATCAAGTCGGACCTGGTTCGTGTGGAATGTAAATACACCGATAGTAAGTCATACTCTCTAAAGGCAGCGGATTTAGTCAAGATTGCCGGGCAGGCAACCAAGGACCAAATTCCACTGTTCTATGTTGAGTTCAGGACTGAGGGGGAAGGCTACTACGTCATCCCTGAGCACTGGTTCCTTCAACTTCTCGAGAAGTACAAAGATGATCAGGACGATTAAGGACCTTGAGGGTCTCTCTGCCGAAGAGATTGAGGCCGTGCGCAAAAGCATCAACATGCGCTGCTACTACTACATGGGCGTGAAGAAGTTGGGCCAGCAGGAGGGCATGACGCTCACCGAATACACGGCATGGAAGGCAATTCCGGCGGATGAACCTTGCCGTGCCTGCCACGGGACCGGAACCTGGAAGAAGCCCGAGCGCAGCGTGGGCACGATTCACGCAAGCTCGGCGGCCTCCTGTGTTCGCCGCCTCTACTACGATGTCGATGCAAGCATTCGTCCCAAGTCAGTGATCTCCCCAGAGTTGCAGATCACCTTCGCGATGGGCCACGCGATTCACGATGTTGTGCAGAAGGCGCTGCATGCCGCGCTGCCTGGTAAGTTCGCGGATGAGATGACGGTCGATCTGGACGAGGCGATGGTACTCGGCAGTCACACGGACGGCGTCGCCGAGATTGAGCAGGCTCGGGTCCTCGTCGAGATCAAAAGTATTGGCAAAGAATTCGACACGCTCGTGAAGCCGAAGGACGATCACATTACGCAGGCTGTGGCCATCTACGCCAAGGCCCTCGAAGTCCCGTTCATCAGCTTCTTGTATGTCAGCAAGTCGTGGCCCCACAACGTCAAAGAATTTGTGATGGTCTACGACGAGAAGTACTACCGCAGATGGTGGAAGAACAAGGGCCAGGTCGTAGACCTTGCGCTTGAGAAGGGGGAACCTCCGATCGCCGATGCGTCAAAGGACGATTGCGGGTTCTGCCCGTATTCCTATCACTGCCCTCAAAAGCTGTGAGGTGAAGGATGACGAAGCGCGCAGCCACGGACTTTACCGTAACCCTGGAAGACGGGGAAGAGATGTACTCGGGGGCCGCAGATCGGGCTCTCCAAAGAATTGAGAAGCTTGGCCTGGAGATCCCTGCGCGCCCCGTCGATTCCAGCGGACAGCCGTTCGATGGAAGGCTCCCGTCAAACGTGGCGGACTTCACCACGAGGGAACTGGCGGAAGTCTACACCTTGATGTGTAACTACGCGGATTATCTTGAGAACCTCCACACGGTCGCACGCGCAGAGGTTCTCAACTCCGACCGCCGTCTCAAACTGACCAAGGCGCTGGTCCGCAAGACCAAGCCGGGCACAGCACAGGAAAAAGACGACCAGTGCCTCACGGATGTTCGGTACATCGAGGCGGACGTGGCCTACGTGGAGGCTGCGACCTACCAGGAACTCCTGGAAGGGTTGGCCAAGGCGGCGTCGCGGGATCGGTCGGTCCTCAGCCGGCTGATTGAGACAAAGAAGATGGAGCTGGACAATAAGCGGAGGGACAACAATGCTCGAGTATACCGATAGTCTGAGGTTGTGGGTCCCCTTCCTCCCTCCGTCCGAAAACCGGATCCGCGTTCATCGGAGACAGGGCGGCCAGGTCTATTCGAAGGAAGCACGCGACTTTCAGACGCTTTTCGCAGATCATCTGCGGACTTCCTTCTTCACTGACTTGGCCGCGTTCGTCCAAGGTCATACAGAGAAGAGCCTGTATGTGCTCCGGATGGTGTTCCACTTCGACACTGTCATCAACAGTGGATGGGCTAAAAACCAAGCAAAAACACTCTATAAGAAGTTTGACGTGGGCAATCGACGTAAGTTGATTGAAGACTGCCTCTCCACTGCGCTCGACATTGACGACTCAGTGTTCTTCGAGGTGCAGCTTGTGAAGCGCATGAGCCAGACTGGGGAGGGTGTTGAGATCCTTCTTACCCGTGCTCCTCCGTCTTCCTTCGGAGTCCCAGATGTCAGACGAATTCAACAAAAGTGAGCTGATTGAGCTCTTGCGCGAAGAAGGTCATGGGAATATCAGCAGAGGAAATGGGATCCCAAGACTGATTGCTGCGCTCGAAGATGAGGAAGATCCGGAGCCCTGCCCGCTGGAGGGAAGACGCTCTACGATGGAGAAGCACATCCGGCGGAACTGGACCCGAATACGGACCCAGCTTCCGCGCTGCAACGGGAAGTGCACAGTATTCGGCTGTCCAGACGCTATTGTCATTGGCTGCTGGCTGAGATTCAAGGACGAAATAATATGACTTGGGAACCGTGCGTTACCTGCGCTCGGGTCTCAAAGTGTGGAGACGTTGATCACAACCTCCTCCTCGAAGGGGGAGGTTGTTCTCTCCACGAGCCTGCACACGAAGGCATCGTACGCGCCCGCCTTCGCATCATGGACGAGTTTGGCGCACTCGCAATACCGACAAAGAAGAACCTAAAAGACGGAGTCATCACAATGGCTGGTACTGTTTCATCTACGGCCGCATCGAAGCGTAACCTCCGTGCCCTGGGCAAAGTCCTGGGGGTTGTTCCCAAGGGCGGCGCCAGCTTCAAGCTGTCGGCCGAAGAGATCTGCACGATGATCAAGGAGAGCGGCGACCCGCGCTTCATCAATCTTGAGAAGATGAGCGATGAGGAGGTCGCGGCCATCACGGAAGAACTCGGTGGTGAAGAGGGTGGTGAGGAGACTGCCGCCGCCGCTCCCGCACCGACGCCCGCTCCCGCTGCCCCGGCCGCGAAGAAGCCGACGGCACCGGCCCCTGCTGCGCGTGCTTCTGCTCGCTCCAAGCCGGAACCCGAGGCTGAGGCTGAGGAAGAGACCGAAGCTCCGGCGCCGCGTGCTCCGCAGCGTCCTGCTCCGGCTCCCGTTGCGCCGCTCCGTCCCGATGCGAAGCGTCCGGCGGCCCCTGTCCGGCCGGCGGCCCCTGCTGCCTCGGCACCCACCAGCGGCCTGTCGGCCGACCTCAGCAAGCTTGAGGAGATGGTGATGGTCATCGGGAAGGCGGGCGATGCTCGTGATCTCGCGCTCAAGAACATCATCACCACGCTCAACCAGCTGGCCGAGAAGGTGGAGGCGATCGACGCTCATCTCGCCTACCAGTACAACGCGAGCGTCGAGCCGGGAAACGAGATCAAGTCTCTGACCGAGGTAAGCTGGATCTGATTGAGATCCTGTCTGACCGGCTGGAGACGATGGGTCTCGACGAGATCTTCGAGATCATCACCGCCGCAGGGTACGGAGTGCGGCGAAAAGGGCTGACCCACGAGCAAGTCAAACGGCTCTTGATCAGTCTGACCGCATAGGTCAAGGGGGACTCCTCACGGAGTCCCCCTCTTTTTTAGCCCCAACCCTTGTCGCCTGCTCGATCCGTGAGCCAGCCGATACGCGCCCCACGAAACTTTACATTCGGCGGGTACATTGTAGAGATTGCTCGATGCGCCCAGTTTGTGTCTCCGTCAACGAAGGGACCTGGGTCAGATGTCCCAACTGCAATCGCCTTTCCAAACTTCCCGAACGAGAACGCGACTGCCTCCGCCAGGGTGCTGACCGTTGTGGTGGTAGGCTGATACTGCGGCTGCACTATTACCGGAAAGTCAAACGACGAATCCGGAGACACTGAAGTAAGGCCAACGGCATCCGACAAGTTGAAAGGAAGCACCTCTCCTGTGCCGAGCGCGTTTGGCGTTCTCCTGGGGCCGCCAATGAACCGGATGACAAGTGCGTATGCAAAATGCCTGCGGTCTACACGAAGCGCCGCGGCTGAGATCGCCTCGTCAGGTAGGTGCAGTCTCTTCTTAACGAAGTATTCCTTTCGCGCGAACACACTAAGAGGAGAGGACCCGATGAAGGGGGCGGAGTATTCCCACGCTTCTTCGACCTCGTTGGTCGCGTCTGCATTGTCGCCAACTGCGGGCAAATCCACTTCGCCAGACCAGATAATCTCCCCAAACCCGAACTCGGGCTCGTGTTCGTTCCATCTCGCAAAATCATCCTGATCGAACGCCGTATCCAGGGTATTGAACCTCCAGAGCTCTACGAGCACTCCGGCATTAGGCTCCCACTGTGAGACATCAGACACCTCCTCGAAGGTAGCGCCACTACCAATCTTCCAGAAGATCTCAGGAGCTCTCTTGTAGATTCCCCAACAAGTACTTGAGCTCGGGCGCATGCTTAGAGAAATTGAAACCTCTGAGAGTACGGAGCCGTGAGGGGCATCGACCGGCATCGTAAAGCCGACAAACCCAGGGGGAATGAACGAGTCCCTAGGAATATCTACATCATTAACGCTCCAGGACGAGTTCACTGTCAGGTGTCCGTGGAGCGCGTACCAAAGAGGATCAAACGCTGCCGTATACAACGTGATTGTGGCAGAGTTGACCCCGATATCGAACAGCCTGTACATGTCTACTGATGGCCTGATCCATCGATCCTCGGGGATAGAGTTGATCAGGCTTTCAATGAGATCCCCCTGTCCAGCTGACAGGGTCTCCCGTATAGAGGCACATTCACCTCGGAGGGCATACGCCGCGTTGACTAGAGCAACATAGAATTCTTCATTTCTACTTACGACCCTGGGCTCAGTGTCTTCGTACTGCCTAATAGCTGCCGAAGCCAGTTTTTCGCAGGTAGCAAGAAACTCCATAAAGGCCTCCGATACCGCGGTATCCAACGGATCTGCGGTATGGGCGCTGTCCAAAACAACCCAGGCGGCGTCTGCGTCCTCGTATGCCGTACCCCAGGAAAACTTCAGGATTTCCGAGGAAGCATCTGGCATCGGCTCTAACATCAATGTACGTAGATTATTTCCATATGTCCATGCATTTGCCGGGCTCGGTTGTCCGGAGGTATCAGACAAAATCTGTTGCGTTGTCTTAACTCCTAAGATTGTTTGAGAGTTCACAGTACGTAGCAGACCAGGACCTCCCCGCAGCTCTTGCATACCCATCGAGTACGTTGAAGTTGGAGGGGTGAACGATGTGGAAGTGCTCAAGTCGTAGTCACGCTGCCAGCCCATGTTCACGCCGTAATCCTGCCCACCAAGCAACTTGGTATCGGCAGGACCAAGCGTCTGGTAGCCCTTTACGGCATTGGCAAACCGGAACCCATGCGCGGCAACGTGGCCCGAAGTAAGTACCGGACCGCTAACCTTCAGTGGGTCCGTGTCGTGCTGGACGGAGATCTCCTGGAACGCCATGTACGTCGAGGTAGTCGGATCAGCCGGGACCGTAATCTGGAGAAATAACTCCTCGTCAAGCCTGCTCTCCTGAAGCGCGCTTGAGGCACGATCCACAACCCCATTGACCGCGAGCGTGGCTTCGTAGGATCGAATCTCCACCGCGCCAGAAGACACAAAGCTCACTACGGATACCGAGTCCGAGGCGACTGTCGTTCCTGACGCGGTCACCATGGCGAGTCCGACAGTCACAGGAGCCGCAGTGCCTCCCGATGCCGCACGCAGACGAATCTTGAGACGAAGGTGGTCCTTCCAGATGTATCGACGCCCGCGCTGGCGAAGGACTGTTGCCGTAGCTGCTCTAGTCACGATTAGTGTGCCGCCGTGTGTGGGCTGGTAGCTGAGGGCTCCGCCCAGACCCACCTTGCGGATGTCGGTCAACGCAAAGTCGGAGGCCGTGGTATCCACAGTCTCGTCGGCATAAAATGGAGGGCGAGGCTCATTTGAGTACGTCGCCCACGGAGTCGTGTGGTGAGGCGACTCGGCGCTTCCGGACCATGCGGACGACTCAAAAAGAAGCGGTGCTGAGATAGGGTCGTAGTCTTCGGCAGCCCCAATCCCTGCACCATCTGTGGTCAGCGCCCATTGTACGAATGAGAGCGTCTTTGAGTTTCCGGAGCGGTCAACCGTGCTGTCCGCGCGTTCATCCAGAGAGTTTGAGTCAGAGGACAGCAGTGGAAGCTGGTCAAGAGTCTTGAGCGCCTGATAGGTGCCGACCTGCATCCAGTCCGCAATGTCTATGTAGGAGCGGTGCCATCGCAGGCCGTGCAGCCGGAAGTCAGCTCCGGCCGCAGGCGTGATCGCAACATCTCCGCCCAGTGCAAAGAAGATATCGGTTCCGTCGCTCTCCACTGCCAAAATCGCATATCTTTCGCCAGTGGAAATAACCTCAACGATGCAGCCAACCCACGAGGACGCCGGCCCCGGCAGGGCTCCGACTCCGAGAGACGAGACCGCGAGCACTCCTGCATGGGCAAGATTGAAGCGAGTGTAGTCGGAGGCAGTGAAGTCTCCTATCGGGTCGCTGTCCGTCTCATTGGCAGGGCGGATAATCCCCGGCCTTCCCAAAGTAGTCGGAGCTGCCCAGTAGGAAGAGCTCGAGGGGTCCCAGTGATACCCGATGTGCAGATCCGAGTTTGACCCCCACATTGGGTAGATCATTCGGCCCGCAGCAATGACATCCTCTGAATACACCCCTCCCAGAGCGTGCCCAAAGTCACTGTCGGGAGGATTGCCGTGTACCCAAATCGAACCGACGGTTTCGATGGCTGAGCCCAAGCCCGTGATTGCGGGCTCCGTCCCATCCGACTTGCGAATGAAGACGGCCGCAGCCGAGGGCGTGTGTGACCCGCCCGCAGTGTCTTCACCTTTTGCGACCACCAACGCAGGGTCTGTGCCGCGCTGAATGACTCCAGCAGCAAACGACCTACGAACCCCGGTCGTGTAGTCGGCCCCATCAGTGTCCGGAAGTCTGAAGGCCGAGCTGTTGCCGAACCCCGATGCCTCTACAAAGAGGCCAACGGCGGTAGAGTCGACTGTCTCGGAAGAAGCGACGGCGACATGGATGCCGTCCGCAGGTGAGAACGCGTTTACGTCCACGGCGTAGCCACGGCTGACATCGTCGGCCCCGCCGTCCAAGGCAGAAAACTCCGAGTCATTGGCCGTGACAAGGATGCCTGCGCCGGTGCCTGCCCACCCCACGCGAATGCCGATGACGGTGTCGTTTGCGCTTGCAGCCGCCGGATCCTGCTCCTGGAACACGCTCAGGGCTGCGCGGCCTGCCGCCGCGCCTCCGAACATGGGCACTCCGACGCCCATGCGCAGATTCAGAAGCATGAACTGATGTGAGCCGGTGAAGGTCGGAGACGTACCGTCGAGATTGCGAATCGTAAGCTGGTTCGGACGGGTTTCGTAGGCTTCGTAAAGACCCGCGTACAGACCCGTGAGCACACGCACGTAGGTCTTTGCGCCGTGCGAGTTGGCCGACCGGGCTGACGTGGAGTGGTGCGTGATTGGGTACAGAGTTCGCAGATTGTCTGGATTTACGGAGACTGATGCCGAGTTCACGACTGACGTGATCACGCCACCTGACGCAAACGACCCGGTCAGGATGTCAAGATTCGAAACCGTGGTCCCATCAAGGAGCGCGGATTTCGTCACATGCTCGAAATGAGCAAAGGCCAGGTCGCTACCGACGCTGCTGCCATTGACCTTCGTATGATGGAAACCTCCTGCCCTTACGCTCTCGGTGACGCTGCTAATTGCTGCGCGATAGTCCGTGACCAGGTCGTCAAAGATCTCCCATGACGACACGTTGTCCGCACCGCCGCCAAGCGGCAGCACGGTGCCAATCTGATGCAGCGGAGGGACAATCTGCACAGTCCGCCCATCAATCCAGCGCGTGATGCGCCAATCGGCGTAGTTCGTGCCGCTGATGACGAAGTTGATCGCGCGACCAACGTCCTCAAGGGTGAATGCGTCGTAGGTGCCGGAGGCATCGTATCCAGAGGCACGGAGGAGGTTCCCCTCCAGAACTTCCGCTGCGTCCACGGATGTGCGATTGGAGGCGGCCGTCGTTGCGGCGGGCGTTGCGAAAAGAGTGACTGGGCGATCAGTAACTTCTGCAAAGAAGCCGCCACCCTTGTCCTGGCCCTGTCCCTGGTAGACACCGCCGAAGTTGAGATTGCGGTGCAGGTTTCGTAGGACCCAGCCATCGACCTCTTCTGACGAGTTGATGGCCGGGACCAGCAAGAAGTCTCGAGGCACGCGACCAAATGCGTTCTGCATGCCGAGGATGATGCGGATACCGCCTGCGGGAACACGCGGGATGTGCGGCTCGAACCACAGGTACAGCGAGGTTTCGAACAGTCCATTCGAGTGGACAGTGAGCGTCTCTCCCGACTGGGCGTTGAGAAGATGCAGAGACTCATCTGTTTCGTGCCGAACGACGATCTCTGTCTCCGAAACGACAGTGTCTACAACGTATCTCCCCGCGTTCGAGATTGGGGTTACAACGACCGGACCCGTTAGCTCAACGATGTCCCCTTCACGCACTCCGTTCGTGACAAACGTCGCGCCGGAGCAAATGATCGTAGCGCCATCGATAATCTCTGTGACGCCCACAGAGCTTTGCTTCAGAGACTCTCCGCCCAAAGCATTACGGTAGAACGGGTAGTCATCTGTGCTGAGCGGTAGGTTGGCCGACCCGTCTTCGTTGAAGGTACTCGCGCCTCCAACAATCCCGCCAGAGGGCAGGTAAGCAACGGTGCCGATGCCCACTACCTTGTCAAGAGATAGCAACTCGTTCCACTCGGAGTCGAGGACCGCAAAGTACTGAGAGATCTGCTGAAGCGAGGCGTCGGCAGGAAGATCAACGAAAATTGCGGTCTCGAGCACTGCATCGAGATCATCGAGGTATCCGGTGGCCAGGTCGATTGAGGTCACCGCCCCCGTGAGCGCGTCATACTTCAGACGAGGGCTGTCCTCTGGGATCTCCAGCACGACAGGTACGGCCACTTCGCGGACAAGCTGGACCTGGTGGCTGTCGAGGTTCTTGGCTAGGCTGTGCAGAGCGCGATTGACGCTCTCGCTCGTCCGGTCCTCTCCACGCGCGACGAAGCTAGACCGCGGACGGTTGCCCTGCGTCAGAGCTCGCGGACTGGAAGATGCAAGGTCCCCCGCAGTCACCCGTGCAGACGGATGCGGGTTTACGTGTAGGCCAACCAGCGGAGCAAGGTCTGTGAAGCCCGCGGCAGTCGGAAGAACCTCGATAAAGGCATTGGTCCCTTCCGCAGCAACGTAGCCGGTGTTCTTGGCAACAACCTTGAGCACACCTTCGTAGGCATAGGCAGTCAGCGGGGCCGGAATGGATACCGCAGCGGCTGCGGTGTTGATCCCATCTACGATCTGCGCCAGGGTTAGCGCAGAGACAGAGGAGAACGAAACGACCAGGCTCGCCAAGGATTCTGTCGCAAAAGTGATCGCAAAGCTGCCCGGGCTACTCGCTGCCAAGATGGCATCGATGTCGTCGAAGCCTCCGGTGGCATTGATGGGCTTGGCGCCAAAGATAACGGGCTGCGCGAGGACAGCTTTGTCCGTCTTGCTTGCAAGAAAGGGACGGCGTACAAAACTCATAGGAAGCGGACCTCCCAGATCACGCGCAGAGTAAACGAAGTGGTCTTGGTTACGGGCTCAAATGTCTTGTAGGCCATTGGTGCCCGATCCGCGACGGCCATACCAGTCGGAGTCGCAGTGCGACTCCAGTTGTTGTCCGGATCTCCGTCCGTGAACAGCCCGGCCTCCGTGAGAATCACGTTGTCCGGCAGGCTGATCTCTGTCTGCCCATATTCCCGGATGAACCGCACCGCCGTCCTGGAGGACGTGGAGGACAACACGGGGAAGGTAGCAGGGACTCTGACTCTCGCCAGGAACTCTCCTGGAACGTACGGGACGCCGCTGACAAGCTGCGAGATGTTTGCGACCTCGGGCTGGGATCCTACGCCGAGGCCGATGAACGCAATGCGGTCATTCCGAAAAAATTCGTCGCCTGAAAAGTTCTTAAGAGAGATTAGTTCGGCCAAGTACTCACGGCCCGTGAGCGTCCAGATGTTCGAGCCTTCGACATGCTGACGGCACTTGCCGTTTTCGAAGCTGTCGATCGTGACGAACCCTTCGATGGCCGGAGCTGAGGCATGGTCCTTGACCACTTTACGGCCAAAGAACGGCAGTAGGCGCGCGATGTTCAGCATACTTCGAGTCTCCGGATGATCTCTTTGGCCTCGTCCACAGTAACACCGAAGTTGAACGCAATCACTTCGGGGTTGAGAGGTTTGCCGTCCGCAGACTGAATACCTCCTCTACGCGCTCCCTTGGCGCCGCCCTCAATCTTAAGGGAGTCAACGACTCTTGGCTGTTCTTTGTTCCTGATCATCGCTTACCCTGCGAAGGCGTTTCTTTACGGAAGATACGACCGATGACAGACGCGGGTTCTGGAGTCATTTCTGCGATCGTGAACTGGGTAGCAGAGTTTACTTCGATGATTGGGAACAGAAAGTGATCTGTCCCGTAATCAAACTCAAAAAAGTCTCCTGGACGAACCCCAAGCTCTTCAATATCGTGGCTTGCATCCGAGATAGTAACGACCGCGGTCCCGTCAATGTCAAAGCCTACTGCGGGAGTATACGTCGAAACAATCGCGGCTTCGTCTGCGGGGAAGATACCGTCGATTGTGATGGTCCCTCCGTCGACCTCCGCAATGGTGTAGACGCCGTGCGAAAGGCTGCCAGCACTAGGAGCGACCACAAGCAGGTCTCCTGCTGAGGCGGCAAAGGACCCCGTGAGGGTGCTTCCTGAAAGAGTGACCGGACCGGCAGCGTCGACCACCGTCAGGGGACGATAGATATCGATCTCTATGTCGTCATAGCCCATGAGCCGCTCAAGACGTGGATCTGTGTCTCCGTCGAATTCTTCGTATACCTGTTTGCGAATTTCTACATTTTCTATGAGACGCTCGACAGGTCGGCTCAAGAAAACCTGATCTCCGTAGATCGCTACAATTTTATAGGCAGCCCCGGTGTCCGTATCATAGAGAGTGTCTTCGCGCTCGACATTCTTTAGATCGATATCGGCAATCTCAATTACAGAGACTCCGAGTGTCGCGGTACTCGCGCTTCCGGAGTAAACCGGGTTCTTCGTCAGTGACCACCGTTCAATACGGTACTCGGCGCTCTCATCGGGGTCCGGAAGAGGAGTCGCGAGAGTAAGTGCCGTTTCCTGATCTGCAAAGAGATCTGGGGTTCCCGTGTTGGAGGTCGCGTAGAGAGCCCAGTCAAATACTCCGAGATCTTGGATTACATAGACGCCGCGGTTTGGCCCACTCAGAATGATGACGCGGTCATCCGCGGTCACACCCGAGGACCGGAACGCAGCATTGTCGTCTCGCAGGACGTGGTGCTCAAAGAACTCCGCGTCATCTCCAAAGGTACTGTCTACCGCAAATGAAGTCCCTTCATAGATGATGTGAGAGTCATCGCGAAGAACTTGGAACTGGGCAGCAGAATCCGCCGCAAGAGAGGAGATCGGTTTGGTGTACGGAGTGCTGTCTGCGTCCTCATCAATGCGGAGTTCCGTGTCGCTAACGACCTCCGCAACAATGTACATTCCACGATTGGGGCCGGAGATGATGACCAGCCGATCTCCAGCTTGAATGAGATTGCGCCCGAATACCGTGACTTCGCCCGGAAAGGCGGAGTTGATCCTGGGGAGCGAGGTAACATCCCCGCTGAACCCGCCTCTTGCGGAGGTCACGGTATCCGAGCCTGCTTCGAACTCGAGGTCGTCTCCCTGAAACAGTGTGCGCGTACTGCGGCTTCCGAAATCGAAACGACGAAGGGCTTGTCCACTGCCGTTGAGGTCATCAAAGGCCCGTGTGGACTCCGTGCTAAACGCAGGGTCATCCATCAGGTGGAGATCCATCCCAAGGGTGGGGCGTGCGTCTACCGTCACGGAGTCAAGCAGCGACAAGACTGCAACGATCTGGGGCTTCGTGTAGATCGGCCGGATTCGGTTCAGGAACTCTGTGGCCAATGGAATGTCGCGCGAGTCTACTGCGCGCACATCAATCTCAGCCTGCCAAGTATGATACTTGCGCAGCTCGACTTCTCCGGGAACGGCAGAGTACTCTCGCCACCAAGTCGGGGACACGACGTTGTCTGTCAAGATCACTGCGTTGGTGAGCGGAGTGAAGGGCGGAAGGAAGTCACCGACCGCAAAAACGCTACCCGTAAGGGGATTGATCCCTAGACCCTTAAACTTTTCTATGCTGTAGAGATCTGAGCGAGGATAGCGGAAAACGCTGAAAATTCCCGTACCTAGCCCCTCAGCATCAAGCTCCTCAGTGATTACACGACCGTAGAGGTCCGTGTATTCTGGATCAATCTGAACAATCTCACTTGGCTTCTCTGTGACGGGCAGATCCAACAGGATGTGCGCGCCAATTTCGGCTGAGCGAAGTGTTGGACCAGAGGCCCACGCGTACATCAGTCCGGCAACTGCCGCACGATACGAAATCTGAGTCGTTCCATATGCGTCAAGATCTGCTTTAGTAATGTTGACGAGAACGCCAAAGTTATCTTCGATGTATTTGAAATTATCAATCAGCGTGAGTGGGGCCCAAAGGGTTTCTGGTGCAGGGCTACTGGGTGTGAACCGGGACGAAAATTCGATGAACCGTCCCTGCCCACGGCGACGAATCACATACTCGATGGACTGTTGATCGGCGACTGGGAAGAGCCCGTCCGCAACACGCGGGCTGACTCTTAACTCACGTTCTGAAGTCACGGAGGTGATTGCGTAGGTCCCCTGGCTAAGCCCCGTCAAGATTTCCAGTTCGTCCCCGGGACGAATTCCATGAAACACCAGAGAGTAGTCAGCGATACCGACGACGGGCGACCGCGCTCGCGTCGTCAACGCAGTGCCCCGATGCTCCGTGCCCGTGATGCTAAAGTCATTGTTTTCGGACAACTTGATCGGAAGCCGTGACAGCGAGCTAGTAGTGTCATCCTCGTGGATAAGGATGGTGCTCGATCCCTGAGATTCCACGCGCTCTGGTGAGATGTACTCAAACAATGCTGGAATCGAGTAAACCGGCTCTTCTGCCTCACCACTCGGATCAAGCGGAATCCTCGTATTTCGAATAACTCGTGTTGGACTAATCTGGATGTCAAAGAAACCCGTCAAGGAAATATTAGTGGTCGGGTCCAGTGGGAGGTTCTGGTACGAATTGCGAAACTCCCTGCTGTGAAAAATCTCGTAGATGTCCAGCGCGGACTCAGTGTAGAGCGCCTCCCCACTTTCCGACAGCGTCACGGTCGGAATTGCCAGCTCTCGCGACATCCTCTCCAGATCAGTCGCGTCAATCTGTCCCTTGTGGTAGTTGCCATTTCCATCGGCGCCGAATGATATTGCCGAAGTCCCCAGCTCGAAGGCAATTTTATTTCCGGCGACACCGAGTACCTGAGCCTTAAAGACCGAGCCGATCTCAAGGTCTGTCCGGAAGACGGTGAACTGGAGTACGTCTCCGGCAGACACGCCCAGCTTCTCGAAGTCGTCGATGGTGTCTGAGCGCAGAGTGGGACACACTCTCCAGCGAATCCCCTCTCTGCCTGATGGCGCGGTCGCGGACTTAAGAGTGACTGCCCAGAGATTACCGCGCCCACCCTCCTCAACTGGGGAGAACCCCTCGAGAAGCTCGTAGGTGGCGACTTCGTGACCTACGCCGTCCAGGACGATTATCCTGTCCTCGAATCCTGCTTTTAGATCAATCGAGTAAAGGACCTCTTCTGGAAAGATGGTCCCCTCGATCTTTGCAGAAGTGACAACCCCCGTCAGGCTCTGGTTCAGAGATGCGATCTCTATAGCAGCTCCTGCCCGAGATCCCGACAAGATGCGTAGACGTGCCCCTTCGACTGAGTCGAGGACATGCCGGCTCTCTAGACGCACTTGAAAATTGTCGATCACGTATCCCGTGCCGACCAGTGAAACCGTGTCTAAGGCTGGAAGACTTGCTTCGCCCTGCGGAATGTAGACGGTATTTGTGAACGCAGTTTGAGGGCTCTTAAAGCTGGCCCGGACAGACTTGAGAAGCCGGTACTTAATGTTTGAGGCGCGTACCGGCATCGGCGTGATCAGGCGAAGTCTCGTCGTCGACAAGACCTCACCCACTGCGTAGTAGCCAGCATTCGCACCGATAAGAACCTGAAGGTAGTCTCCGGCCTTTGCTGCTGCGAAGGGCGCGGCGCTGTCGTACACCTCGAAGTAAGATGAGGCGTCTACGACGAGTGTTGTGCCAGAAGCGATCTCCTCCCGCCCAGCAAACGGAACCTCATCTGAAACAATGTAGCCAGACGCATCTGCATTGATGCGGTTGATCAAGTACTGCCCACGGCTTGTGCCGGAGAACAGTGTCATCGTCGTCCCAATGGCACGGACGGTGGTGGGTCCGGAGACCAGCACCTCCTTTGCTGAGATAACGACTGCGCTTGCGACGAATGTCACAGAACCCGTGAAGGCTCCGGATCCACTCTGGGACCCTCCATACACAATGTCGAGAGTATCTGGATCAAGTTTAAGAGCTGGTGAATAATTCAGCCATTTCTTCTGGAATAGCGGCTGAATTGTAGCAATTGATTTTGCGCGATCGATCTGAATCGCGCGCAAAAAGTCAGAAGCGACAGCCTGTGTCATTCCGGACCATACGATCGGAAAAATCTCTCGATCGTTAACCAGACTCCAGAAGTCGGAAAGCACGTCAAACATGAACGTGCCGTCCACATCTACTCGCTTTACCGCAGGAACAACGGCAGGAGAGAAGAACACGGACGCTGTGACCGTGTCGCTCCTGACTCCGTCTGCCTCTACATAAAGAGAGACGGTATATGTTCCAGTGAGGTCTCCCTCAAGATCTACCGCCTTTTCCGAGTTCTCTGACAGGTCCAGGGCGGCTGCGCTATCGACCGGCCGTGCAGAAAGTGACCAAAATAGCGTAAGGTTGTCGTAGGAACCCTGGACAGTCGAGCCCGCACCGCTGAACTGCACACGAGACCCGACAATCCCTGTCGCCTCACTGGGAGTGATTTGAGCAACCGGCTTTGCTCTGAAGGGCTCTACAGCAAAGCGATGAGTCTCGGTTGCTCTACTCATTAGGCGGTGTCCGTGAGGTCGATGAACACGTTGGCTTTCGCGCCGTAGATTTTACTCTCTAGTACCGATCGTGGCGACTGGAGAGTGACGGCGTAATCGTATCCAGATCCGAGGCCAACCGCCGCCGAACGAAGGTTGACTGACATACGATTGTACACTGAACCGAACTTTAGGGTGGGAATCGAGCCAATCGATACGGTCTTGCCGTCCAGAATGTTGTCCACCGTGGCGCGCTTCGCGGACCCGCTGTCTGCCCATGGGATGTCAATGCTGGGCTCCTCTTCAAAGTCAATGAAGAGTCTGACGCTCTTGCCAGGCAAAATCACAAGAAGGTATGTGTGCTCTACGGAGAGGTCAATCGGTGCTGAGATCAGTCTTCCGACTTCGGACTCTGGGTTGAGTACCTCCAGAACATCTTGTGTGTCCTGGCTCACGAATACGAAAGTCTCGGATCGATCTTCTGCCGTTACAAACTGGAGCTGAACGAAGGTGTCTGCCGCGCTGGCGCGCACTGCCATCAGCGCGGCACTCGCCATGCGAACTGGATCCACCTGCTCAAGCTGGTCTACGATCTCCACGATCTTGGCCTGGGCGAATACCGCGATGCCAGTGACATACTCTGTATATTCGTCCGCAGTAAAGGAGATGTGGTAAAACCCGACGAGATCACTTGCGTCCGGCTCGATTACAGCCACGTCGTCTACAATTGAGACTGGCGCGGAGCCTTCGTAGGTCCAAGCAGAAAAGTCTCCTGCGTAGGCGACTTCCTTTACGGGCATGAAAATAAAGTTCTCAATCGCAAAGATGCCGTCGAAGTAGACTGACCCCAGGTCCTCTTGATCGAGGAATCCGATGTCAAAACGCGCGAGACCCTGTGCGTCGCTGAGGCCACTAAGGTCCGTGCTGGTAAAAGAACCGCCGATGACGAGCTCGGCCGCTGTCGGGGCGATGGAGCAGAGAACTTGCGTCCCATCAAACACAGTCAAAATAAACGGCGCCGTCTCACTCCAGTCAACCTCTGCCGTCTCGTAGTTCTCTGTGATCAGGCGGTTGTTGGAGCCGAGCGCATTCGTGTACATGCCGAAGGACGTGGTTCCGTCGTTCAAGAAGCGAAACTTGAGCGCATCCACTCCATTACTGATGTCAAAGCCCATGCCTATATTGTAGGAGCCGCCATGTTCTTCTTGTTGCGGGCGTCCACGAAAGAACACCAGCCACTTTGAGGTCTGAAGCTGCGGCTCTTCAGATCTCAACCTGGAGTTGGTGGTCTCATTAGCGGTCAGCAGTAGTAAGTCTGTGTCCGGGATCCAGGAGGCTGACTCTCTCCTCATCCGGGAGACATCCGCCTGACTCGCTGCAATCAGACAGCCGGATGCCTCTGCTGTCCCTTCCTGAAACGCCTCCACTCCTCCCGCAGAGACCAGGGTCTCACCGTGCTCTTCCAGGAGCATGGAGTAGAGGTACGCCTCCCCTACGCGCTCTTGATCCAATCCAAAAAAGACGCTGGACCCCGCGCTGGGGTTTTGAGACTCAACCAGGCCAATACGCGCGGTAGGAATGAACTTTCCAAGCGCACTGATTGGCTCGTCAAACAGCCGAGTCTCCTCTTTTGTGGTCTCGTCGGTGACTGTCACAATCGCCCGAGCCAGGTATCCCGACGCCTCGAAGAAGATGCGGAACGAGTGCGTGGCCGCTGACCAGTCGAAGTTCACGGTCTGATTGACGGCCCGCACCCCCGAGGAGTCCGCGGGACCCGTGATTCGGACGTACTTTGTCCCAGCGGAATCACCGCAGAAAACAAAGATCCCGGTGCTGCGGTCCCAGTGGATGTAGCCAAACAACACGCCGTTGTAGTCCGTGTCGCTCAGGTAGGCAGCTGGTCCGGCTGAGGGGATGACAGGTACTGCGAAACGAAGTTCGCACCCGACAGGCGCGTCCTTTGTCACATCTCCGTGGAGAAAGAGCACGTTTGATGACTTGACTGCCGAGGCGCTTGCGATGCTTAGCACCGCATCGCCCGAAACATTTTCAAACGTGAGATCTGCACGGTTGTTGTTTCTTTCAATCGGGAGAGAATCGCTGAAGACGTCAAAGACATACGGCTCGCTGAGCGGAAGCTCTGTCTCGTTCGGCGGATCAAAGACAGCCTTCGCAAACGTAACGAAGCCGTAGACCTCCCCGGGGTCCACCTGGTAATCGTCGTCCCGCACGCCAAAGTAGATCGGCAGTGTGGGGGAGAACTCCTCACCTTCGGCGGGAGTGCGGTTGACGACGTTAGGCATTCCCGCTCCGCGCACGGACAAGGATGCGCTCCTGGCCAGTGCCTGGGTCTGTCGAGGTAGGCGTACCCGGAATGTAGAACGTCGTCCTGTGCGACCCGTGGAACGTACCTTCGGAGAGACCGATCGAGTCGTCCGACCTCGAAAGGATGCGACGACGGTCCAGGTCATGCGTCACGATCTGGAGGATGATCGGGTGCTTGTACGAGGTGACGTTATTGGAATGTAAGAATTTCTCGATCTTGGATACGTCCAGGATCTCGTTCGGGTCAAGGCCGTTAATGTAGTTGGCAATCTCGGCCGCCATCTTCGTTCGGTTTCCGCCCGTGGCCTCGATGTCTACGTAGACGAAGGAGGGCAGGAAGTGCCGAGCCAGCGGATCCGCGCAAAGAGTGCGGTTGAGGTTCGAGGACAGGAGAGCCTGCACTCGCCCGACTTCCGCAGAGAACTCGTGCTGAACAACGAAACTTGCGCCGTTGAGGTTGACCCTGTTCTCTGCGAGATCATCGAGGTCGTTGGGCAAGAACGAGGCCGACATGTAGATCTTGCACTGCTCAGCCGCGCTGTAGGAGTAAAGCGGGTCTACGACCTCCATTCGGTAGCCATCGGAGTCGTAGGTTCCGAAGATTGGCGTCATATGCGTGTCTTTCGGAATGTTGTAGACCGGGCGACCTCCCAGAGAGAACGCACGTACGTCCATGAAAAAGAGTCCGCTCTCGGTGCCCTGACCGCGCATCTCGGTTGAGGAGAGGTGGACACAGTGGGGACGGACGATCTCGTAAGGCTGCTTCACACCGCGCACGGGACCCAGTCCCTCCAGGTCTCGCTGACGCGCATAGCCTACGTCAATCGAGCCGCCCTGGTAGATCGCCCGAACTCGCGAGGTCAGCCTATCGGACGAGGGATGCACCGTCGCAACACGCCACACGGACGGCGTCCCGCTGTAGATGCGGATGGGGCGTAGCCCAACCATTTCGGCGCCCCCGTCGATTGCAGATTCCTCAAGCTCATCCACTGGGGCACTCACGATAGCCCAATGAACTCCTGTCTCTTCGAACCCGAAGTTGTTTCTATCAAGCGTTGCAGTTTGCCCACTGGTAGACACTGCGGTGATCTGGTAACTACCGTCAACACCCGAGTAATTTGAGAGATAGATCGTTAGGTACCTTCCAACGTCGGATGCAGTAAACGGATTATTAGAGTCCTGGATCGTCGCTGTCCCGGCCGTAATCCCTCCCTCGTTTCCACTTTTGAGGATCGGTGTGGTTCCTACCGGAAGTGGCCGGTCCAGTGCCAGGTACTCGTCGCCTACTTCGACGACTGTGTATCCGCCTTCCCCATCCCCCTCCTCAATAAATACAAAGTCTCCTACATGAACCACGTCCTGGTCATCTCCTGAGCTCGGTGACAGGAATGTAAAGTCAGGAATACCGAGCTGAAGTCGAGGCAGTCGTATAATGTTCGAATTGGTCTGAGTTATGACCGCAACTACGCGATCCATCTTCGGAGTTGGCAGAGCACCAACAACTTCGAGGAGTGTGCGCTGCTCGTAGATCCGAACGAAGTCGGAGCCCGGCTGCACTCCCGAAGTCAGGAAGGCGGACAGGAGCGCATCAGATGGCTCAAGCTCAAATGAGTCGGATGCTGTTGTATGCGCTGTCAGCGTCACGTCTCGAGGAAGGTCTACGGGCGTAAGCGGACCTGTCCTTGATGCGCCAGGAAATACCTGACGGGAGGGCTCGGTTCCTGCCGCGACGAATAGAAGTTCCTCGGCTCCGGTAGGGACTGAGAACAGGGTCGGCGCGTGGGGATGGAAGAACCGGCGGGTTTCCTCACCATTCTCCGTCCACACATAGTCGGTGCAGGAACTGGGCCCGTACACAGTTACCGACGTGGGTTCTGTGAAGTAGAGCCGCACAATCTGTTCTGCAGTCGGCCGCGCGACCACGTAGGAGTCAAAGAACCCAGCCACCATCTTCTTCAAGACAGAGCCCGGGTTGACGACGAACTCAGACGGCACGTCGTAGCCTGCCGAGGAGAGCGTCTGGAACAGCCAGCTAAAGGACTCCTGCACAAGCTGCCACGGATTGACTGGATCTCCGACACGCGGGCCAGAGGCAATTGAGGCGGTGACGTTGAAGGAAGGAGGAGACAGGCTGAGGGCCGGAGCGGTACGCGGCACAAACTCGGACAGGCCCACGAATGGGTTGACCGGAAACTCGTTCTTGATCTTTACAATCGAAAACGTGTAGGCCACTCGCTCGTCAAGATAGTCGTCAGACGTGCTCGAGCCACTCGTCGAGACGATGCACCCGCCGTGATACACCTTGTAGGTGTAGACCTTGTCGATCACGTACGAGCCTGCATTGGCGCCGTGATCGATGGTTAGGATGTCCCCCGGCTTGGCGCGAGAAAGTGCAGCGGGCGTATTCCGCAGCTCACCGTTGTTGTACTGGTCCATCGCGTCTGCGAAAGACACCTCATTGGTGAACAGCGCCTTCCAGTCAAACTCCGGGGTTGCGAGGAAGATGTTGTTGCAGCCGTCAAAGAGCGCCTTCGGGACAAGGATCTCGTACTGTGCCAGGATCGTCTGGGTCGCAAAGTCGTCGATGTCGCGCATCGTAAAGGGGGAGAACAGGTCGAAGAACGCTCGGAAATCGTCCCCAAGAGAGAACTGATCCGTAAGGTCTACGAGCCACTCCCGAATGGCAAACAGGAAGTCCTTTGCTGCATCAGGAAGCGCGAGGCTGAGATGCGTCTGGACTGAATGCCCAGTCGTCGAACCGGGGTCAGAGAACAGCGTCAATACACCGACGTAGTCCTCGTCCGAAGGCAGGCACTCATCGCTGTAGCAGGTCCCGGGCCTTTCCGAGTACTGGGTGATGGTAACGAGGTCCGCTGGCTTGATTGTCCCGTCTGGAGACCTCTGACCAGTCCCGCTCTTGGCTCCCGTAGAGTCTACGTCGTAGGCAACGAGACGCACATGTTCTGTCGGGGCCCACTCTGGTCCGGCATCGGGGAACACAAACCCATTGAGACCCCTGAAGACCTCTTTTGCACCAGAAAATCCATCCACAGCGCGGGCGCCCACAGGAAGTGCAGGAGGGACGGCGTATCCAGAGGACTGTCCTCCGGCTGCCTGCACAACCATGCCGTTTGGCGCGATGCGGATCAATGGTCGGCTAAGGCCTGTGCCGGCCGCGTACACTCGATACGAGACGTTCGAGTCTGTTGCCGTCATTGGCACTTCTAAAATAGGACCTCTACCGCCCAGAGTAGGATCAAACCCGACAATACGATATTCTCCAGTGTTATTACCGTCCAGAATCTCAAGTACACTGCCTGGGCCCACGTTGTAGGAGACCAGGTCTGTGTCCACACGCACAGTCGACGAACCGATGACTGTACGAAGATCCGCAGCAGTAGCACCAGCAAAAGGAAAGAGAGGAGCCTTTGGAGTAAAGGCGTCAACGACCACCTCCGACACAATACGGAAGCGATAGTCGCCACCGAGGACAGTCATGGCGGTGTCCAGAGTGAGTTCTGGGCCCCGCACATCCATGATTTTGTATGTCCCGGTATCGGGTCCGTTAACTACTGTAAGTGTCATTCCCCGCGAGACGCCGATCTCCTCCCAGAGCGTCTGCTCAACGGCCACAAGTGTTGCCGTTGCAGACGATGTGAACCCAATGACGTACGCTGGGGCAGTCCACTCGTTATCTGAGGTAAGGCCGACCAGGTCGATGTAGTGGTTTCCTGCGACCGTTGAGACCGTGTACGCGAGACCGGCGGTGTCTTCCTCGATCGTAGTGCCGTCCGAAGAGAAATGAATCACTTCTCCCGTCAGGAAGGACCCACTGACGGCCGCGAGTCGCAGCCGTAAACGCGCGTTTACTTTGTTGGCAGCAGCCCGGTAGTCTGTCAGCTCAGACGGCAGTTCGTCCGCCGACACGGTAAACAGGTCGTCGCTTTCGTAGACGCTGACTTCGCTGGATGCGGAAGACAGTGTGGAGACCGCTGTGGATGAGCGTGTCGGGCGCACATACACATCGTAGTGACCGCCGATGTGTACCTGGTCGTCGCGAATGACGATCTCATCCCCTTCATCGGGATTGGTGATGCCACCGGGAATGCCGGAGATCCGCAGTTCTGCGCGATCATAGGCGGCAGCGAACACCCCGGGCAGCAGCCCCGGGATGGCAGAGCCTGGGGGCGAGTCTACCTCTGGCGCTCGATTAAGGCGCAGAAGATAGATTGTCGGGATGCCCTCAAGGTCCTCAGAGCTTTCGTAGAGGACCTCCTCCACGACGAACCTCTGGTTCTCTACGCCAGCCCCATAGAGGAACTTCCAGAAATTGAGATCGATCTGTCCGCCGTCACGGATCCTACGCCGACCGTCTCTGCCCTTGTTCTCGAACATGGAGAGGAGGATCATGTACCGGCCGAGGATGAGACTCATCCCCGAACAGATCACATCGCCGCCGCCGGAACCCGTGATCTTGTCTCTCTGCATTTCTGGATCGCCAAATCCAACGACCTCCAGATTTCGCACAGACGGAAACTCGGAGAAGATCCTGGCTCGGATACCGCGACGCGTGTTGAGGCTGCGCTCCGTCAGAGCAGTCTGCGTCCTTGCGAGCAGTTGCTCAGAGGATTCTGCGGTCTCCCCATTGGTAAACGAGAACAGGTTGGTCACACGGACCGCTGCGGGAACTCCCGTAATTGTACTTAAGGAGTTGGCAGAAATGTTGTAGGCATCTCCTGGCAGCTCTGCAATCACGCCTACATCAACGTAGAAAAACTGACCAGATCTCTGCGCCGCCACTACTTCAGGTCGAAAGAACTGAGGAACGCGGGGAAAGAAACTAAGACCGCTCGCACTTCGAATCTGTGTCGTAGAAAGGATGCTAACAAATGTAGGCTGTGAAAAGAAGATCCGCGCTGTCCCGGAGGCCCTCGATCCGGGTTTCCGGGAGACAAAGAAGTTCGCGGCTAGGTCTTCCGCGTCCTCAATCCGAAGAGTTGATGCGTTCCTAGCGGACTGTGAGCTTCGAATGATCTGAAGTTCCCTCTTCAGCGCCTCCATGAGGAGCTGTAGCGGACGAATGACGATGTCAACAATAGCAGTGCCGTCCTCAACGGACAGCGTGGGATACTCCTGCCGTAGTCGCGTCTTGAGAAACTCCTCAATATCCATGTCAAACGGGTCAGTCGAAAGTGCCCGAAATATTGGATCAATTACCTGGAGATAAAGGCTTCCATTCTCAGAGGAATCTAGCGACGGGTCAAATGCCTCAAGACGCTCAACCAAGAGGTCTCGAATCTGCTGAGCCTGAGATGATGTGTTGGCCATGAGCGATCCTACTATACTGAAAGACCCGCGACAATCGCATTTCCGTCTTCTGCGACAATACGGAGCCTGATGTCCAGGGACAACGAAGTGCTGTCGAACGAAGAGCCGAGAAGCTCTATGTTTCTAACTCTCCGCGATGATGGGAGGTCCGCTCTGCGAGACTGAGCCCTCCGCAGCGCAGAGAGTGCGGCACGAACCTTATCCTCTATAAGTCCGACCTGTGAACTTCGCTGTGGATCAGTCCCTAGAATAGATAACAGACCTCCACCGGCGTTGGGCGTAAAGATGTCAGATCCAGGACTCGTAAACAGGTACTTCAAAACAAACTGCACGATTTCATTAGAAGGATTTGACTGTGACGACGGAGTTAGGGACTCGAAACTAATTATGGACGCATCATAGTCAGCCTGAGAGATCTTAAGGACGTTGAGCGTACGGATCGGGGAGCCAAGCTCCGACTCTGGGATGTCTGCAATAACATGTGAGTCGTTAAGAACGACATATACTGGGCTTCGAACGCCGTTGATGAGAACAGCGGAGATTCCCTGAAACCCGGTGCCCTTGATGTCTAGGGAAAACCCCCCATTGAAGAAGTCAAGGCCGACAACTCTTGCGACTTCTTGATACTGAAGGAGCGGAAAATCCATCACAGAGCCTCTGCAAGCAGCGCAGACCGTAGAGCCTGTAATGCTCCAGTCTGAGAACCGTCGAAGGTGCCGAAAAGACTGGACCGCAGGGCACGAATCTTTTGAATCTGCCCGAGTGTTGCTCGTGCCGGTATGGCCGCAGATCCAAAACCTACGGCTTCGGCGCTGTCCACTATCTCCTCAGCTTCAGAGTCGATATCTAAGATTCTATTGTCAATTTCGGTTAGAAACGTAGAAGTCTCTGAGGTATTAGGCCCAGAAAGCCCGGTTTCGACAACTGAGGCTATAATTAGCTGGGAAACGTGGTAGCTCAGCCGCACTACGTCAAGCGAAGGTGTGGTCATTCTGCACCTCTGGCGTACTGTAGTAACTCGGAAGTCTGCGCATCTAAATCAAACGCACGAACTGCGGACGTAAACACGGTCTCAGCAAATATCGCAAATCTTCCCCTGCGGAGTAACTCGGCTGCCTTATCAAACCCCTCTCGGTCAAGGTCGAGAACAAGTCGACGTGACACCTCTGCCAGAGACGGGGCAACCTCAGTAGGAATGCTCAAAATAGTCTGTAGTAGGGTAGTCTCAGTAGGAACGGGGACCCCAAAGGCATTCAGGCATCTGGCCGTGTTCGTCGTTACCGTAGAAACCTGCGCTGCCGCTGCGGCAAGTCTCTGCATGAGACGAGCAGCATCGCCTCGGGACGAGATAGACGCTGCCTCTTCTGGCGTTGGGATGTCTGCTCGCAGAAGTGCTTTTAGCGGGTATACCTCTTTAACAGCCTCTATCATTAGATTTTTGGCAGCTGATGTTATTGTTACCGGACCTTCAGGGGCCGCGTCCGACACAGTCACTCCGACTGAGCTAACGCCGGTAATCTCGGTCAAGAAATTTCCTACACGAAGAATATCGCCCACCTCCACTCGACAGAGCAGAGGATTGATTGTGAGCAGTACGGTCTGTCCTTGGCGAGAAGATTGAAATTTACTAGGGAAAGCGGACGCCTCGCTTAATCTATGCGAGCTAGACGATGGAAATGAAAGAGCTCTTATGACTCCTCCAGATGCAACGATACCAGCCAGCGCGGCAGAGGGCTGAGTTTGCTGAGCCGCTCTTTTTAGGGAGAGCAGAGGGGCCACCGCCGCAACCGGCAGCAGCGTACTGTGCAGCTGACTGTCTCCAGAGGTAATGTCCGAGACGATTATGGCTACGTCCGCTAACCTCCGTCGTACATCGTGAAGAATCCGAGTCAGTCTGTTCCCCGCGTCATCGATCGATACCACTTTATTGCGGACCAAGGAACGGGTCATTTGGTTTGCGAGTTCTCCAGACTGGCGAAGAACTGCACGCAGCCCGTCCTCGGTAGGATTTCTGAGCGTCTGATCTATCTGTCGTACAACTTCTGCTGAAGATGGGACTTGCACCTCTACGGGAGTCGTCTGCGAATCATAGGCTGCCTCCACTGCCCGACAGAGCAGCGCATGGAGATCACTTAGGGCTATACCAAGCGCGCGAGCTCTCTTTAGACGAAAGTACTGTAGGATCTCTGGCTGATGAATCAAGGTCTGAGCCACTCGGCTCCTGGCTTGGTCCCATCTCAGTTGCCGTTCCGTCTCCCCGGGCACAAGATCTCTTGGTGTCGCCCGAATCCTTAGCGCAGATCGAATCTGCGCTTGAGAAACGTTGAGTTTGTGTGCCATCAGGTCACCGTCAGTGAGATGACGTTGAGCGATGTCGGTAGAGCGGGGAACCTGCGGGCGGGGGCGATGCTGGGTGCGAACTGAATTTCGCACTCGCCTGGAGAGACGCCGACGACCGTGAGCACGTTGTCTTTCTGAGTAACGGTAGCCACGGTCGGGTCCGAACTCTTGGCGCTCACAAGGCAGACTGTGAGACGGTCTGAGTCGGGGTTCTTTGGGTATGGCCCAACAAGTCCACTTGAGAGCACGCTGTTGATCGTGATCTCAACGTCGTCTCCGGCCGCCAACGTCACGGCAGAAGATGGAACGTCTACATACGCGACGTACGGCCAGACGAGCTCAGTGAACCCAGTCGCCGGCAGGTCCGGGACCATGACATGAAAGACCTGCTCTCCGTAGGACTCGACCACAACATCGTAGCGAGCACCGCGCAGCAAGTCGAACTCGACGTAGCCCTGGCCATCCGACGAGATGAGAACCTTGGCGTTGCCGGTCGCCATACCTCCGCTGATCCGCACGTAGTCCGTCAGCATGAGGTCAATCGTGACGTCAGGAAGTCGCTGCCCGGCCGCGCCGATCAGAAACCCGCTGACTCTGCACAGATTTGCCTGAGTCGCAGGAGGGCGGGCATCTAAGTCCTGGCCCGCAACATCGAAGATGGAGTCCTCCTCGATGACGACGCTCAGCTTCTTTGCAAAGCTAAAGCCGGCCTTGAAGAAGCGCACCCAGTAGGTTTCTACCGGAAGCTCAAACACGACTTCGCCCGACGAGTCCGTATTCCCGCTGTCAATGAAGGTCGTTCCGTCCTCTGTGAAGACAAAGACCGTCACGCCAGGAACCTGAGTCTCTCGTGTCTCGTCAGAGGAGTCGTATGTGTAAAAGGTGACCGATGCCATCAGGACCTCCGGGGGAGAGGAATCAGCTCGAGTTCCTGAACTTCGAGAAGGTCGCTTCCTGTCGCGGCAAGGTCAAAGAGGTCAATGTTCGCCTGATTGGGAACTGTTACGTTTCGCACAAGTGCGGTGCCTGAGATGGTCAGCAGCCCCTGGATGCCCCGAACGACATTGAACGAGACTTGCCCTGACGCATTTGAGACGGCAGTCACATCGGCAGCGACAAACCCGATGCCCATCTTTCTTGCCGACTCGATGCTTGGGCTGAAGCGGACGTAGACACCTTGAAGGTAGTCCCCTGCCGCGTCGATGAAGGTGCCCGTGATGAGGCACGTATTGGATGACCCTACATCCGGCGCATCGGGGACGTCTACGTTTGAGGCGTGGTCAAACGCGAAAACAACGTCAGTGGCTGTGTACTCGACGGAGTTGACCGTGAAGGTCCACACCAAGTCGTACTGGCCCGAGGTCGCCGGAGTCCACGGCGCGGTGTAAACGCCCAGCTCGGTGTTCGTCGGATTTGTGATGGTCGCGACAGTTACTCCGGCCTTCTGAATGACCAGAGTCGGAGCACTGTCAGCGTTTACTCTGAAAGTAGATCCAGAACTAGAGGTGAACTGGATGGTCAGGATGGACGATGTGGCGACCCCGACTGCCTTAAAGCTGCTCATCCTAGCTCCTGACGGAGAAGGTCAGTACGCCGGTGAGGTCGCCAATCACTGCCGGAGCGATCAGTTCCACCCCGTCCTCAATGGGCTGCGACGTAACAGACGGGTTTGAAAGCTCAGTGGATACCTCAAGGACTGCCTCGAGACGGGTGATGTCCGTCTTCACAAGAGTGCCCTCGGCACTCAGCGCGAGGTAGTGAATCACAAACCACCCCGGAGCGGTCGGGGTGAAGGTGTTGATGTAGACGCGCGTTTCTGTGGTGCTGAGCGAGGCAGACTCGGTAAGTGTGAGGTCCCAGCTCGTACCCGTGTCCATGCTGAACACTTTGGCCGTGACCGTAAGGCCTGTATACGGAGAGTAGAAGGCAATCCGGTAAGGAACGCCGACAGTCGCGGTACTCATGAATCCGTCCGGAAGAGGTCCGAGAGATAGCCGCCATAGGTTCCGTGGATGCACTTGATTTGAGAGAACTTGTCTCCGTCAAAGCCACCACAGAACGTCATCTTGATCGAGGGACTGACAAAGACTGCCATTAGATACCAGTCGAAGTCTCCCTTTTCGATGATCTCCTCCGGCACTCCCAGAGGCTGCTTTTTGGCCTGCCCCTGCCCCTCTCCCTGCCAAACTGCACGGGGCACTGGAAGCCCCGGAGTCATCGCAAGGTATGCATACGGCTCCGTATGCTTGCCGAGGATGACTTCGGCCGAAGTCTCATCTTCCGGTAGGAAGAGCATGGGCAAGGTCGGCAAAGATGGAACGCCGTTGTCCATCTCGAACACGTAGAGTGCCGCGAGGACTGGGCGCGTCTTGCTTTCCCGGTCCTCGACCATGCTGTCAATCAGGAACCGCGCCCACTGAAGGGCAACCTCATCCGGATTGCTCGCCGTCGACAGGTCCACCGTTGCCATGCTTCTTCCGAAGAGTCACGTACATCTCTGCGGCAGTGTTTACCGCATCGCGCGCAAGCGCAGGACTCAGTTTCGAGATCATAGCCGCTACAAGCTTCCTTGGGAAGGACAGCGTGGGCATGGCGGACAGGAGAGAGCAGAGACCCAAAATCTCCGTCACGATCTTGTACTCAGAGGGGGTCAGTAGCGTAGTTGGCTCTCCAGACAGCGAGAAAATCTCTCCCGTCTCGGTGTCGAAGATGGCCTTCTCCCCTTCGTAGCCATCCATGATGGCCTTCACGGCTGCATCCAATGTTTTGCGCGGCTTCTTCTTGCTACCGACAAAGGCAAACATCATGACCTCCAAAATGAACGAGGCCCTGGCGGAGTACGCCAGGGCCTCTACCCTCTAACCCGAAGGATCAGAAGGCGCCGCCGCCGCCGGACGACTGGATCGGGGACCGAACCGTCATGAAGCGAGTGGTGGTGAAGGTCTGTGTCGTAGCGATGGGATCGCTGTCGAAGCACATGAACTGCACCTCAACCGTGCGGTTGTAGTACGCGCCGATCTCGGCCCACGCCTCGAACTGGCCGGTGCCCGTGCGAGACATCTTGTACCAGTTGGTCAGGCCGATTGCATCGGTGGTTCCGAGGGCGGAACCTGCCGAGGCGGCGTTGTACAGCGTGGGGTTGGATGCGCCCTGGCCGAGACCCTGCGCGATGATGAGGGCCTGACCCTGGGCTGCACCGTTGGTGCCGACCACATCCGGGTCCTCAAGCGCGCCGGTCGTGCCGTCCTGGATGGTCAGACCGAAGCGGATGCGGAACGCGGAAGCGCCCGAGTAGACCTCGGAGGGAACCGAGGGGACCAGGCGGGCGTTGGTTGTCACCTGGAGGGTGTCAACCACGGCCTTGATGGCGGCGATGTCGGCCGAGACGTTGGCGCCGGTCGGAGTACCGATCTTCGACTGGATGTCCTGGGTGTCGGTCTCGATGTCGTTGACCTTGGACTTGATCGCAGCCAGGCCTGTCGTGGCGTCGGTCAGCTCCTCGTGCGCCTCGCGGAGCAGGAAGCCGGCCGTGCCAGCCGTGGTGTAGGTCGCCAGGCTCTCAGCCCACACGTCGGTGCCGGCCAGGTTGTCGTAGATCTTCTTCAGACCTTCGGCAACGCTGACGGGGTTACCGGCGATGGCGCCACCCGCGAACACCGCGCTGACATCGCCGATTTCGGTCGCGAGACCGTCCACGACGCCGTCAATGGTGTCCAGCTTGGTCTCGTTGGCGTCGATCTCGGCCTTCAGGGCTGCGAGGCCCGTGGTGCCGTCGGCAAGCGCCGAAGCGATGCCATCGACCACCGTGTCCACGGTGTCAACCTTGGACTCGATGTTGCCGAGGTCGGTGTCGACGCTGTCGAGGCGAACCTCGAGAGCCGAGAGACCGTAGGTCGCGTCCTCAACAGCGGCCTTGATCGCGTCAACGTTGCTGTCGACGGTCGCGAGGTCACCGCTCAGGGCAGCGATCTTGCCGAACACCGTGGCCGAAGCCGAAGTGTCAGCAGCCAGACCGATCAGGTCCTCAGCGGCCTCGGAGGCAGCCACAGTACGGTCGAGCAGCAGGTCAAGACGACCGCCGTTCGCCCAGTCACCCTGGAGCTCGTTGGTGTCGGCGAGGATCGCCGTCACGTCGGTCTGAAGAGCGCCGACCTCGGAATCAACCGTGTCGATCAGAGCCTTCAGGGCGCCGAGGCCGTCAGTGGCGTTGTCCAGGTCATCCTGAACGCCATCCACCTTGTTGAAGATCGTGGCCAGGGCAGCCGCGACAGTCGCCGGAGCGGAGATGTCGTTGAAGGTCTGCGCGCTGACGTCGCCGATCTCAGAGGCGATGCCGTCCACGACCGTGTCCACGGTCGCCACGTCCGAGAGGACCTGGGCGATGTGGTTGGCCGGAGCGTAGGCCCACAGGGGGATACGCACGGACTCGCTGTTCTTGGTCACAACCGCGTAGTACATCTTGTCCGCGGTCATGGCCGTGGAGAGGACCTTGAGGGCGTAGAGACCGCCGCCCATGTCGTCCACGGAAACACCGGAAGCGAGGGTCGAATCGACGCCAGCGGCGTCATCGGCCTCGTAGACGACGGCGGTCGGGTTGAGCGACGCAGCCGACATCTGGAACGGGAAATAGGCGTTCTTCCCAGAGGGGACGACACGCTCAAAAGCCATGGTAGCCATGGAGGACCTCTCACGTTCTTGGGTTGACGAGAGGCTGCCGCTTTAGACGCCGGCGCTCATTACTGTTTACGAATTTGGTTCTTCAACGTCTGGTACGTGTTGAAGAACTTGCACTCTTCGGTAGACGGCCAAGTAGACTCGGCCTTGTCGAGTTCCTCTTCTGTAATCTTGAAGACCCAGAACACGCGCCTGCCTTCTCGCTTTACCGACACGATCGGGAAGCCGCGGGAGACAAGGAAAGAGGCAAATGCCATGTCCTGAGTTTCGAACATCAGGTGAGGGCCGAAGAAAGAGAGGGAAAAAACTCGGAGATAAACGACTCCGAGTGAAGACGAGATAACTCTACCGCACGACGCCTGATTTGTCTACTTCCGGTCCTCGCTTCCTTCACTATTAGCAGGGTTTCTTTGTATAGTAGAAGTTCGTACTCACGCGCACGGAGAGCTTCGCGAAGCTCCGCCTCTATTTGTGAGATTAGGGCCGACGATTCTTGGGAGGCATCCATGACTAAAATGATGCCTCATACGTGCGATATTTCTCTGAAATCTTACCCTTGACCTGAGATACCTTCGAGGCGCTCCAGTTGAGTTCGGCGGCGATTTCGTTGGTCGACGCTGTCTTACGCTTCCCGTTTTTTCCGAACAAGAAGTTAAAAACCGACTGCTCCTCTAGAGTAAGATCGTAGGGTAGCATCTCAATAATCTCGCGATGTCGAGGAGACACCTCTTCGAACGGATTGCTCTCAAACCCGTCTTCTCCGCCTGTCGGGATCACAAAAATATCAGGGCGCATCTCTCGCGCTAAACGCTCTACTTTCTTGAGGCTGATCTTCATGTAATCAGCAATTTCTTGTTGGGTCGGGTCTCTGCTCAAGTCTTCCCTTAGAGAGTCTATTGCCCGTTGATAATCGCCGATTCTATTGGCCTGTGCTTCGACGATACGAGTGAAGTTTTGATGTTTTTTAACGTACCTATTCAAACTGCGCAGGTTGGTTGTGACATGAGTTGCGATCTGCGTCCCGCGGGAAGGGTCATAAGTACGTAGGGCTTTGACCGCCAGAGATCTTGCCTCTGCCTCGATTGCGGGTCTGTAGATGCGCGGTGCGCGGTGCTTATTGACCTGCGCGGTAATTACTGGATTTAGACTACTGAGTAGCGGCTGTAGCTTGTCCGGATCTTCGTTCGAGACCTTCCACTGGCGCCAAAGATCCACCTCATTGGCCGCTTTTCCCGTAAATGGGACGGTCTGCCCCGTAGGATCCTTCTGCCCCCAAGTTGGGGGGAACTGGTGAGGATCCTTAGCCGCGGTCTTAATCATCCAGTCCCTAAGCGATGCCACTATTCCCCCCGAATCTTCTTGCCGGCCTCGTCGGCAGACATCCCCAATCTAACATTTCTACCGTAGTGAATTTTATTAGCGAAGTTTTTATCCAGCTGCTCGAAGGCACGCTTAGCAAGGAGCTGCCGATTATAGAACAGCAAATCCAACATCGCGTTGGTGACCTGCACGTTGGACTTCTCGGCTGCCTCGGACAACATACCTGAAGGGGGTCTCTGAAAGATGGTATCCATCACATCATCTCCGGAGTTTGCGGCATCAACGCTGCGCGCTGTGCCAGTTCCCGCTGCTTACGGATCACCTTACCCTCACGCGCATCCTGAAGGAAGTCCTTTCCGTATGCACCCGCAAGCGTGCCTACGCCCAGTGCCGTTCCCAGCCCGGCCACCTGTCCCCCGGACAGGGCAATCTTTTCAAGCTCATCAACAAAGAACTGAAACTGCGCTGTAGAGTACCTCATCTTTTAACCCCTCTTTCCGATTCCCGAGACGTGGTTTCTTCCGGTAGCAGAACTGCCGCCAATAGTATCACGATAGTCTAGCACACGCTTGGCGCGCTCATAGCGCGGGTCTAGCCGATCTCCCTCGGTGCCCTCTAACGTGAAGGGATTGGCGGTTGATGTCATCCGATGGCGAAGTCCGACACCCTTGATGTCTAAGAATTCGAGCTGACTTCCATACTTTTCGCTTCCAAAGTTAACCGCATTTGAATGAAATCCTCCCTGGTATTTTGCTTCAGGGCCCAATGTAGCGCCAGAGTTCTGCACCCTGCGAACCACTCTGCCTTGCGAGTCCAGCTGAACTTGTTTATCGCCCAAGACTTGCGGTAGATTCGCAATCGGGCGGCGAGTGACTCCGTCGATGTACAACAGGGGGTCTGCTCCCGCCTCAGATCGAGTATCGGTGGCTTCCGAGTACTGCTTTGCTATCCAGTCTACAGCTTGTTCTATAGATCTAACTGCGTATCCATCAAGACTCTCGGACTCTGGCACAAGGTCGGTAATCGACATTGACTCAAAAAACGGCTTGTAGATCTTAGATGTAAGGCGAGAAACACCAGACTCATCAAGAGCAGCGGAGTAGTCCTTAGAGATCCACTGTGGGCGGATTGCCTCTTCTACGGGAAGCTTGCCCTCTAATGATTCCTCATTCACGACCTCTGCTACGAGCGTGTCTTTAGGAATTGGTATGAGAACTTCGAAGTAGTTGCCAGACGCATCGGCATATGCCGTCTGGGGATACCCCGCGTCAAACAAAAGGCCCAAGAGTTCTCCTACGATTACCGAAGCAGATTCGGTAGGGATTATGCCCACCTCCTGAACTGCATCTCCGGTTTTAAGGAAGTAAACAACTACAGCAGTCCCGTAGTCTCCAGTCCACAGTCCGCTATTGATTACTCCTCCAAGAACCGGAACGGGGGAAATTGAGATTCGGGGCTCTGATATGTCCTCGAACGTATCAAACGTGTCTGACGGAGACACGATCGTCGCATCAGTGGCTACCGGCAGTGAACTTAGAAACTCTCCAATATCGTAGATACCGGCAGTTCCTTCAAACAGCTTCCAAAATGCTAGATCAGCGCCCTTTAGCTCCGCGGACATGGCCCGGACAATGCTGCTCTTGAGACTCCAAGTCTGAGTTGTTGAGACCTTTCTGCCTCCGGTCTGAATCGTCATAGTTGCATCGTTCTGGATTAACTCAAAAAACTGATCTTCAGCTTGAGATCCGGTCCTATGCGTTCGTACGTGGGTGAGCACAACACTCGTGATCGCTCCTCCTTGAGTTATTGAGTGCGTGACTGAATTGACCATCCCAAGGGTAAACGCCCTATTACTAAGATCTGTAGAGCCAGTCTCGTCAACTGTGATGGATGCATCTACGATTACCGCGGGAAACCCCGCTACAATAAAAGGACTGAACGCAAGGCTAGCCGACCCAGTCTTCGCTTCGTATCTCTCAGACAAGAGCCGAAAGTGTGCCACTTTTCGAGCATAGGTCTCGTACGAAGGCATCAATACATCTTCTGGAGATGACCCGTCTTGATACAAATTCTTATAGAATAGTACGTTATCCATAGCATGAAACTTAGGAATAATTCCACTATATTTCTCATGATCGTAGACCAGAATGGAATTTGGAGAGCCACCTTCCGATGACGATTGAATCGAGTCTTGAAGATTGTCGCCGGATACAAATTGCGGAGCATAAAACACTGACTTAACTGCCGCAGATAAAGTCTGCTCAAGGCCAAGGTCTAACTGAAGCCGCGTCGTTTCTCTGAGCATGTCTCTTTGAGTAAGGAAGCTTTGTAATTGATCTGGGTAGATCACATTACACGCAGGAGGGGGAACGAACCACACATCCGGCCTAAAGATGAATGTTTTAAGACTTTCTCGTGGGGAAGATGACACCGGAGTAGAGGGTGTCGCTGGGGCCACTGAATCGCCCTCGGGGGTGACACTGCCAAGGGAGACCGCACCAGACTGTCTCCAGTTGCGAAGCTCGAAGTGGACCGGGTCAGCTCCTATGTTCCCCAAGATAAAAAGAGGATCCTGCCGCGAAGTTTCTGACGTAACTGCTAAAGAGCGAATCTCTGGGGTCCTTGCCGCAATGATCTGAACGATCCGTCCCCAAACTACAAAGTCTTTAAATGTAAGAATGTCCTCTTTAAAGTCCTCTTGACTGCGATAGATTGATTCAAAATCAGAGGCATCTGGTCCTCGCGCCTCCAGGTCCGCCACCGTAGAAAGGCGGATTCCGCTCTCTGCCAGGGATGCAATAATTCTTCTAAGACGCAGATACCATGTCTCCCCCGATGCCACGTCTTTAATTGGTTCTCCGGGCCCATTCGTGCGGTACGGCATCGCCACGCCAATTCGCGCACTACGGCCGGTCTCATAGATCATTTGAATATCGAGGGCTACCCGATTTACGTGGGCACTGCGCAGCTCATACGAAGTAATTTGCGCCTCTGTCGGATCTGCTCCCTCCCTGGAGCGCAGAATAGCAACTACTTCGGCTCGCTCCCGTAGTGCGTCAGTAACAACCACCTTGGCGCTGGTGTTGCCCGAGGGAAGAGTGGCCTTGGCCACCGCAGCGCGTACCTCTTCAAGAAACTTAACTGCGATGTCCCGAAAGTCTGCCCGAAGCTCGTCTATCTGAGTGTCTCCGGTTGTTCCGACCGTGTCGATAGAATCGTCTGTCTCAACCTCGTATTTTGGAATGTCTCGATTTGGGGCATCCGGAACAACCTCTGATTTTCCGGCTACGTACGTTGGTGTTAAGTTGGTTACTACGTCGTAAAAGACATAATCAAGGATCACTCGGAGAGTTTCTCGAAACGACATCACATCTCCGGCTGGGGCAATTCGATCCCTAAGCCAGTCTGAAAACTGAGATGTGTTGTATACGGACTTCGCAGTTTCTCCGGTGTCGGTAATGATTGACTCCAGGACTCTAGTCCGACGCTCTTGGATGGTAGTCCAGGGGCTCGTTCCGTAAAACTTTCCTTGTGCCCCACTCAGAGTCTCAAGAATGTTGAGCAGTCCGCCAAGAGAGGAGTTCCTTGCTGACTGGAGAGCAGGAGACTCTGGGTTGCCTCGCGACAAATTACCAATAATATCGGAGGGCGAGTTTATAATGGAGTCGAAAGCAATTTGACTGGTTGTTAAAAACACAGAGTTGTTGTTTAGAATTGCGCTATTTCCGCCAATCTGTGCGTTGGCATCTGCGTTGTAGTTTAGGCTGTACGAGAAACTCGTATCCCACACCACAGAGAAGTCTCGACACATCAAGGAGCCGGATCTGCTCCCCATTCCAGAGTTCGAGAATGTGATGCTATGCACTTCTCCACAGAAGAGGAGCTTGTAGTGCTCATCGGCGGGCTCATTTAGTCCAGACTCCAGAAACTCCATAGAATCAAGAAAAAAGAGATGTACCGTTGTTCGAGGCAGCAGGAGCTTAAGCTTGTCCGTGGGCACGACCTCTATGTTCGCAGAGGCAGGCTGCCCCACGGTAGACGTAACTGATGCCGAAATGACGGGGATTTCAATACCCTCCAAGAACAGCTTGAGATCAAGATAGAATCCAGGCGTTTTGCTTGTCATAGGATCACCGACAGGATCGACCCAAAACTTCCAGGGGATATTGTCCCAGTATCTCCCCGCAGCCTCGCGGCTCTTCGTGATGCCTCTAGCCTTCGTTGTTCTGTAGAGAGTGTCTCACGGGAGATGTCGGCCTGTAGCGAAAGCTGAGTTTGACGTTCAAGATTTCCCGTATTTGGATTCGTAATATTATTTTGCAGCTCTCGCCTACGATTAACGATGCTATTGCCGATAGCAAAGATGACCGCTCCAAAAGCTGCCCTTGATAAAATACGAAGTACGTTTGCAATTTTCTCGTTCCTGGCCTGAGCCGCGATGGCTGTCCGGCCTGCGCTCTCAAGCTCAGCACGAGAGCTCAGGCCCGGCACCGCAGACAAGGCTGGGATGTCGATGCCGAACGCAGCAAACGCCGCAACGCTCTGAGACTGGTAGAAGACAGCCTCCCCCTTGACTTTTGCGTTACGCGCTTTCTCACTTTCCTGTAGGTACTGGATTTGAGTCTCCGCCCCTTCTCCGGGGTAGCTTAGGTACTCATCTGTGTTCTGGTAGTAGAGGGGAGGAGTTTTAACGCGCTTTCTGTAGTTCTCCTCGAGAGACAGATCCCCGGCTACGTTTGTGCGTAAGTCCACCGTCCGCACTGGGGATGACCCCGGATTATTACTAAAGATCAGTGTGGGAACGCCAAATAGGTTAGATACCGCCAAGTTGTTTAGGTCTTCCTGGGCGGATCCAGCGGCAAAAATCGATCCTCGTAGTCTCGGGGATGTGTAGCTAACTGGAACGACCAGGTTTCGGCCGTACAATAGGTTCCGAGCCGACCTAACGAAGTTGTCCAGCGCCGCGTCAATCGAATTCAGTGCGCCAAAGAATTTTCCAACCGCAGTGGGCTCAGCAAAGGGAGACAGCTTAATATTTGCACGACGAACCGCGGCGGTGGTGCTTTCGTAAGGGGAGTTTCCTGCCAAGTTGGTCACATCGACTGGAGATGGACCTGTGTTCAGTAAGGCAGGGGATGTTGCATCGACGTGTGGTCTGACCACATCCTCGACGAACATAGAGAAACTTATTTGGGTCATATACGGATCTTGTGCGGACACAGATGACGTACAGTTAAGAAGATACCCGTAGATGACAAGCGTGCTCCGTCCGTCGGCCACACGCAGCTTGGCCCTTGTGTTGGAGCTCGCCAGCGTAGTTCCACGAAGACGTTCCTCGTAATTAAGCCACCATTCTCTGTGCCATTCAAAATCCGCAGTGTTAGGAACCACTGCGGTTACGGACACTTGACGCGGCTGCTCGCCAAAGAAGAATGCGTAAGTAGCGCCGAAAGTAGAGATGAATTGATGCTTTTCTGACCTGGACTCTGTAAATGACTGAATAATAAAGTTGGTCGTGTATGTTACAGGAAGTCCGACAACTGCACTTGAGTTTCGTAATCTAAGATTTGTGGGGGCATCCCCTCCGGGCGTCACGATTTCAATTGATGCGTGCGAGTCTTTTGGGATCACAATTCCGCGCATCGGCCTTCGGACGAACGTAGTGGGGCTGTTCTCATTCTCGAGACTGGATGCCGCGGCGGGGAGTCGGAACCCACGTACCCGCTCTGTTTCGATGAATTGAAGGATAGCAGAGCTCATTTACGCACCACAGGCACTCGAGTGGTCACTATAGAAGTCACGATGTCGCGCGACAAAACTGATCCGTGCTTGGACCCTGTCCTCAACTCATCGATGACCTGTAAGTATCCCTGCCTTACAAGATCTTCGATGATAGGAAACTCAACAATTTCTACTCGTCGTCTGACATCAGATTCCGAGGTAGTGACGATAGAGGTGACCTTTCGTCGATCCGAGATAGTGTCAAGAATCTGAGTAGGCATCAATCCTCCGGATCAAAAAGTGCAGTCAGGATACGGTTGTTGGATACAGCCCTCTCAACCTTATCTACCATTTCTGCTGTTTTAGTAACGGTTTCGGCCATTGTAATCACAGACTCTGAAAAAATATCCTCCGTAGTCTTACCTCTGCGGAGTACCGCACGCGCTCCCTCTGCCGTTCCATACGCCGACGACTCCGCGGCACTGAGAGTTCGTACTATCTCTTCGGCAACATCCCCTCTAAAGGCTCCGCCCTGTAGTCCGCGCGTGCGCACAAGTTCGTCGATAGAGGCGCCGTCTAGTCCCGCTTTCCTTAATTCATCTGGGGTCAGACCTCCGGCAGATAGTGCGCGCAAGTTCTGATATACGCCGACTCCACGTTCGATAAGTTGCTGCTCTGTAGTCGTGTCTGCCTGAAAGTTTCCCGCAGATGCGGCAGCGATGACTGCCCCCAAGTTCTCCAGCTTATTTCCCTGGGTGCCCTGTTTAAATATTTGCTGAGCTTGCTCGCCCTCAAAGCTGTCCACGGATACCGAGCGGATAAGCCGATCTACTGTATTTTCCAGCTCGCTGCCGGCCATGGCACGCTGACTTGTAACGGCTCCAGCGGCAATTTTTGAGATCTTTCCTTTCTCATCCTTAGTGAGGCCCCTGGCTCTTTCACTAGCACTCTTGTTTCCGAGTTGTTTCGATAAGACGGAATTAAAAGTTCCGAGTTGCTCGGACGTAATATTGATCCCATACCGACGCCTAATCCGCTCTGCCGCCTTCTCGTAACCCTTCTCAGTAGAGGGAGATGTTTGGATACTGTCCGAAATAATAGAATCAATGTCTACCTGGTTTTTATCGTAAATAGCTGCCAGGTCCATGAGCGGGCCACCAGACTTAAACTCGTCAAGGAATACTCCTAGATCAGTCTTAGTAGCAGCGTTCAACGTCATTGCGCCTATTCCGCTGACTGCTCCTGCTCCAAGCTTGAGTAGGGGGTTTGCTACGGGAAACGCAAGTGCACTCGCAGCAGCCGCCTGGATAGGATTCACGTCCGTTCCGGCAAAGCCTGAAAATGCTTGAGTTGCTGACTCTTGCGCGCGCTCGATCTCCGCAAACCTAAGATTCGTCCCCACAAGTCCGTCTTCTGCCACAACCTCCGCCAAAAGACGCAGATTATCCGGAGACCCGTGCCCAATGTACGCGTCAACTTCCCTGTCGGAGTGTGGCTTGTTCGCGTACATAAGACGTCTACGAACCCTCTCTCGCAAATCCTGCACCGCTTTTCGGCGCTTATCAGGATCCGCAATCTCTCGAATTGAAAGAATTTCTTTGTTAAGTGCTTCCCTCTCTCGTGCGTCGATAACACCTCCTGCCCCAAGAAGGCTTCCTCCATAGTTTGGTGCGAGAGCTGCTCCAAATTGAGCCGTGTTCTCTGTGTTTAGCGTCATTTGGGCAAGACTAGATAGGCCCACTGTGTCCTGGACAACTTGCGAGAAGTAGTCTCCTCCCCGCAGCGTCTCCATTGCGGCTGTACGCGCCTGCTGAGACAACCCTCCCGTAGTAACGCCAAAAGAAGGCCCTCCTCCAAAGACTAGCCTTTCTATGCCTTCTGCCTCTGCGGTAAACCTGCGAGAGAACCTACTAAATGGCTGCGCAAGATCGGTCTGCACATCTTCTAAAGTACCTGTCGCCGACTGGTACAATCCTCCTAGCGTCATTTCCCTATTAGCCGCTGCATTTTCGTTAGTAATCCGCTCCTGCTCAATACGCTGAGTTCTTGCGTCATTTACCATCTTTCTACTGTCGCGCATCTTTTGAAGAGCGCGAAGTGTACGACGGTCCATTTCAAATTGGGTCTGAGCGATAAGTGCAATCTGGTCCTCACTGGTCTTTCCAGATTCCTTGGCAATCTCATCTATGAGTGCCAATACTGCATCAGATCCCTCGCCGGTTTCTAGCAGTGCTTGTTTAATGTCCTGCTGGCGTGTGACAAAAGACTCTTTACCAGACATGGTGGACGTCTTTTGCTGTCCCAGAGTTTTTAGGTCTTGGAGACTAAGGTCACCAGTTTGTAGTCTCTTTAGTAGATTGAGGTCGATGCCTCCCTTGAATCTGCCTTCTTGATTGGTTGTGCCGAGCGCACTGAGTAATAGAGTGCCGGCTCCGCCGGACAGACCCTGTAGCGTAGACCCCAGTACTTGCTGCGACATCGCTGCAATCGCGTCTGCCGGCGTCTGAGCCCCTGTGATGTCCATCATCTCCGTTCCGGACAATCCGATGCCCGAGGTCATCCCCAGCGACAAGAGCTCAGCGACAGAACGAACCGACGTTCCGCCGGCTTTTCCGCTCATACCCTGACCTCTCGTCATACCGGCTCCTCCCATAAGCAGCTGGGAGAATGCCTGCGAACTCATCCCCATCCCCCGCATAAAGGTCATACTCGCGGTATTTCCCATTACATCCGCGGACGTATAAAACCCAGCCCCCCGCATCTGTTCGAAAAACCTACTACTCTCCTCCATGCTCGTGCCTAAAGCACGCGCCATCTTGTGCAGAGTCTTACCGAGTTCCGTAACTCTTTTTGCTAGTTTTTCGGCATCCTGCACTCCCTGGTGCATGCCCATTTCCGTAAACCGCTCGGTCGCGCGAAGCGCATCTGTCATTGACACAAAGGGATTATTTTCTCCGATTGCAGTAATTCCACGCTGAATAGTATTGAGCTGGGATTGACTAAATCCTCTACCTGTCTGAGGGTTGCCTCCGAAGGGATTGTAGAACTGCATATTTCCGAACATTTGATTTACGGCGCCAGCCTGCTGAAGTCCTACGCCGGCAAAATGTGCTCCTGCACCGGCGGCCATCAAGCCCACTCCAACTGGCCCTCCGAGCATCCCCATCATAAGCCCAGAACCGGAGCCAAATGCTGCACCACCTACGCCCGCAATAGACAAGGGAATAGAAGCCATTCCCAGCAGGGACGTGGCTTGAGAACTAATATTTAGCCCCGATTGCAGCATTTGCGGAGCGTATACGCGCGCGCCAGTCTGCTGGGAGGGTCCCATCGCATAGCTAAACGACGGAGGAAAGTGAGCACCTCCCACGTTCGGAACCATTGTAGGAGACGCTACTCCTGACATTCCAGGGGCTGTGCCGTAGGGGATCACGTTAAACTCCGAAGTTTTGAGTCATAATATAGTTAGGAGGTGAGTAATGGTATGGATATGGGTTGCGACAATGGTCGTGGCCGTCTTGAGTAAAATCAAGGCGGTGCTTGATCAAGAGGCGGCGATGGAGGCCGCCATCAGTGAGGAGTTCTTGGAGAGACTCCGCTGGAACTCCCGGATCCGGGCGGCGATGCGCGCCGAGGTCGAGGAGACCGAGGTCCAGTGGGTGACTTTGAGCGTCCCGTCTGTGGGCACGTTCAAGATTACCGCCGATGAGGCGGTGGTCCTCCAGAGGGAGGGGCTGGATACGGACAAGGCCCACCGAATCCTCCGGACGGCGCTTGAGCGTGGAGTATAGACAGGCGGGGCCCTCCGGGGCCCCGCCTTGTCATCGATCTTCATGTTAGCTGGCACGGTCCCTTCTCAGGCTCGTCGACCACGAACTTGCCGGTTTCGCGCGCAACGAGGAAGGACTTGATGATAGATTTTTCGAAACGAGCAAGAGGCTCCGCTCCCTGGCTGCGGAACCAATGATCAAACGCTTCGATTTCTCGATCGAGGCGGGATAAAAGTTCTTTCTTTTCTGCCATAAGATCTCCGGAGGTCGTATGGAGTATATCACCCTGTACAATCGGGCGCGTTCCGGCGCCATTCGTATCTGGCAGGTTGCCCTGGAACAGGGCAAGGTCACCACGCAATTCGGGCAGAAGGACGGAGTCCTGCAAACCGTGGTCGATTACGGCTATGAGAAGAATGTTGGCAAGGCCAACTTCATCTCAGCAGAGCGAGATGCGGAGAACCTCGTGGATCGACTGATCCGCGAGAAGAAGCGCGAAGGCTACCGCGAAGAGTTGGAAGAGGTCACCTTTGATCCCTTTGACCCTCCGGAGATGCTGAGCTTCTACAAGCCGCAGAACGCGCTCAACTCCACGATGGAGGCGATGATCGAGCGGAACGAGGCGTGGGCGGTGCGGAAATATGATGGCGAGATGATGGTGTTGATTCACCGCCCGGATGGCGAGGTCCGTATCCTGTCCCGCAAGATGCACCCGACACACCATCACGAGAACATCCCTTGGTCGGAGAGGTTTTCGCACATCGCGAACTCTCTGAAGAGGGACACGCCTCGCGGTACGGTTCTCCTGGGCGAGATGGTTGGCCCCGGGTGGAGCGATGATCGTTGGTTGGTGGCCCAGGTACTCAAGTCTCGAACGGCCCGCGCGATCGAGCTCCAGCGGGCGCACGGGCCGATGCGTTTCCGGGCCTGGGATGTGGCCTGGTGGGGAATGGAACAGCTTATCGGGAAGATTGAGTACCGACACAGGTACGACAACATCGACGAGCTTACAGATGGCGACTACCTGCTGCCCGCAGAGGTGCTGGTGGAGGATGACTACACTGGCGTGGATGACCTGCGGCGCATCGCCGCAGAGAACCGATGGGAGGGGTTCGTGATTGTGAATCCCTGCGATACCTACGGCGATCGCGGCTTCAACCTGCGGGGCAAGCCGGATCGTCCCTCGGGATGCTGCAAGCTCAAGCCATTCTTTGAAGATGATTTTGTTGCGATCTGGGACCCTGCGAAGAAGCAGGGCAAGTACGGTCGGGGCAAGTACACGGGCCAGTTCGGCGCGTGCTCCCTGTACCAGATCGACTCGAAAGGGAAGATGCGGTACATCTGCGAGTGTGGCAACGGCTTCACCGCCGAGTTCATCCGTGAAAACTCGGCGGCTCCGTGGCAGAAGGTCATTCAGGTCCGGTACGAGTCACGGACCTATGAGTCGGAAGATGACGAAACGAACGCGCTACAGTTTCCCCGCTTCATGATGGAGCGGACGGACAAGAGCGCGGATGAGTGTGTGAATCCCCGGCTCTGAAAAGTAGGCCCCGCAGACATCTGCGGGGCCTCTTTTTTAGCCACCGAATACGAAGGCTTCTTTCGGATGGCCTGCGGATTCTTTGGCAGCCTCCTCGGCTCTCCTGGAGATGGCCTGAAGCTCGCGCTGCTTTGCTGCCTCTGCCGCAGCACGCGCGCGCATCTCGATGACTTCCTTGAGCCGAGACTCGATCTGCTGCTCAGAGTAGATCGGTCCCTGCGCCAACAGGGAGCGGAGGGTGAGTAGGAGGTTGTCGTGCGCTTCCAGCGCCTCTCCCAATACGGAGTCGTTCTCCGACAGCCGCTGGATCTCTGATAGGATCGTGCTGTAGGCAGAGGACGAGAGTCTCTCGAGGACGGCGACGCGCTCTTCAAGGCTGGCGTTCATTAGATCTCCTCACTAAGAATACCCCTAATCTCTTTCTCCATTTCCGCAACACCCTCTTCCAGTTCCTCGACGACCTCCTCGATGACGTCGGTAGATACTGGAGCGCCCTCGCAGGAGATCTGCGCGAGTGGGGTGGCCACCCCATCAGAGGGTAGGAAGCGGGTGCGTAGGATCTGAACCAGGGTGTGCTGAATGGCGCTGCGCTGCTTGAGCTCCTTTACTTTTGCGAGAACGGAGCCTACGGTCTTGGCTGCGGGCGGCATGAAAAAAATCCTCCAAAAACTGGTATAACATACCTGTGAAGAAACTGAGAAGTCTCCGGAGAAATCGACGAAGTACTCACCGCACCCAGGGCGTACCGGACTGTTCGGGAAAGCTGGGTGCGAACTCTAATAGGAGATCTCACATGGACGAAATTCTTAAGAAGTCGGCTGCTATGCGTATGTTTTTCAACATCAACACCTTTCGATGGGAGTCCATGGATCCAGAGATCTCACGGGCCATCCAACAGGTGTACGCAGATAACCCTATTCTTACTCTGGGATCTGTTCCTTTCGCGGTTTTTGCGGAGTTAATCCGCGTAGTGCTCTGCTGCGATCCGCCCTCCGAACGCCCTCCAGAAGAGTAAAGTCGCTTGGAGCAACGTTTTGTATTCCGTACAGTGTACGGAACATCTCCGATTGGGTGATTGGAGTAGTCAGTATCGCTTTGCGACGAAACGCGGAATCTTCCATAAGCCTTTGCATAAAGCCACTTTGACGCTGCATTAGGGTTTCTATGTCCGGGGCTGTACTCCCGACCGGCAATCCTACCCACCTCTGCACAAAGCGCGACCTCGGGCTGCTAGCAGCTAGCGTCTGTGCAGCGCGGTCGGGGGAAGATGGAATGAAGTCAATAATTTTGGGACCAGAGGCCGTCATAATCGTATTACCAGGATTGCCTACTACATCTCCAAGGGTCTTTTTTGCTCCCATCCGGAAATTACTTGCCGGAAGATGCGCCACGGCCCGAGTAAAGTCAGTGCTCCCGGGGGCATTGAGCTGCTCTGGGGTCACATAGCTGGCGAAGTCCTTTTCGGGTCCCGAGACGAACTCTGTGTGGTAATACGGAGTGCCGCTGTCCGCCCGCCGAAGCTTCGGACTGTAGAGTGTGGCGAACGTAGGGTCTTTGGTCGCACGCGCTCTTCTGAGCATATTAAATTTTTCGGCGAGTACTCGTTGGTCGTAAAGTGGGCCCTTGGTATCAAAGGTCTTCATAACCGACAAGGGCACAGGGGAATCTGTGGAACCTACAACAAGGGCTGCGGGCCCTTCGGCCCCGCTTCCGAGTACCTTTATAATAGAGCCCATTCGGGTTTTTTTCAGGGAACCCTCGGCGTCTAATTTTTCTGCAAGCCGCGTTGCTCCGGAGATATCTCCTGCCTCCACAAGTGCCCGCAGGTCTTTTAGATATCGGCGCGCTGCAATTTTTGTCTGGCCTGCAGACTCTTCAGCCCACAAGGGATGAGTAAGTAGAATAGCCTCGTATGCGGCAACTTTATTCATCTTGATCTCCAGTTTGAGGGATTGATGTTACACCGTCGTTAGTGTCTTGGCTAGGAAGCTCTACAGTCTTATTTTTATTGGCAGCTCGGCGCCTCAAAATCTCTGCGGCGAGAGGGACCCCTGCCGAAGGTATTGCACCCGCGGCATACGTACCATAGGCAGGTAGCAGAGTTTTGAGGCGCCTCCCACGGACTGCTGGAGCGGCAGCCATCATAGCCCGCGCGGTTGCGCGTGCCTCCTCAAGCAGCACAGGTGCCCACATTGACGTTGCCCCAGCGATGCCCAAGTTTCTTGCTTGAGCCCATCGTTTTTCAGGATCTTGCTCATTGGCCATAGTCGCTTTTGCTCCATAGCCAAACGCCCCTAAAGTAAGGCCCGTGCCAACCAGGCGGGCAGGTAGTATGGAACTCTGAAGTATCTTTTTCCCAACTCCACCTGCTGCATGTCCAAGTTCGTGGGCAAGGACATCAGGATCTTTTATCCCCTCCATGAAGACTTTGTTGATAGTTGGGTTGTAGTGCGGCCCACGTCCCTGCAACTGCGCGGCAATTAGATCTGCTATTTGTGCTCTTTCTGTGGGGGGACGACCCTCTACAATTTTACGAAGAAGATAATTATCAGTCATCAGTTTCTCAGCATCGGCTTTAGTTGGAGCCCCTTGAGATGCAGGTACAGGAGAGTTTTTAAACATTGTATCGAACTCATTTGGATCTCTGGGGCTATTTCTTAACTTGTCCACAACAGAACGACCTGCCGCATTCTGAAGTGTCTTACCGGCTACGGTCGCTGCTCCAAGGACTCCAAGGGATGTACCAAGAGCCCTTTTTTTGGACACGCCCTGTTTGTCTTCCGCGGACTCAGATGATGCTCGCTTCTCCCTATTTTTAGCTGACCCGTCTGCCGGCTCATTCTTCGGCCACAGCTCACGACGCGCCCAGTAGTTTGCACTGAGCTTGTCGTTGGCAGTCAGACTCCCGTCTTTGCCGCGGATTCCGGCCGAACGCGTGAGGTAGTTCTTCTTTGCCGCGTCGGAGTAGTTGTGCTTGTAGCCCTTCTGCCCAAAGTGGATCAGCTTGACCTGGTCCCCTTTCTTGGCAAGAACCATCTTTTTCTTCTCGGGACGGTCGGAGTCAATCGGCTGGTTGTACCCAGGAAAGGTACGGCCGCGATACTCGATCTCAGCCTGCTTGATCACCTCCTCATCTTCCAGAGGCGCGTCGGCATTCCGCTGAAGAGCTATGGCTCGACGACGAAGTAGCTCAGCAGACAGTGGTAGTCCGGCTGAAGGTAGCGCAGAAATAGCATATGTTCCGAACGCTGGTGTAAGGGCGGCCAGTCTGCGTAAACGAGCTCCCTTGGGAGCCGCCAGGACTGCCCGTCCGCTAGCCCGGCCTTCCTCAAGAAGCGTTGGTACGTGCTGTAGTGCGGCCCCTACCGTTCCAAAATTTCTTGAGTGTTCAAACCTGCGCTCCTGTTCCTCTGGGGTTCGTCCCGCAGCACTGACCATTAGTGCGGCAGACCCAAACCGCATACCCGTGCCCACTGAAGGCACGAGACCTTTACTAAGTGCGTGCAATATTCTTTTCCCCCACGTACCCTCAGAGTGTCCCATTTCATGGGCCAAGAAGTCTGGGTTAACCGCACCCCCCGTAAGAATCATCTTAGGAGACTCGAGGTACTTGGGTGTGGTATCTTTGAAGTAGTCAGACAGTACCTGTGCGAGCTCAGGCAACTCCTCGACCCCGATGTCGAAATTGTCGAGCACGGTCGGGTCTCTTTTTAGAATCTCTAGAATCTCATCTGCGGACGGGTTCGCCATTAAGACGGGCACGCCTTTGGACTCAATGCTGGCACGTAACGAGTTAAATTCTCTGACCCTAGTTCTGTCGCGAAGCTGCCCCTCTATAATTGGAGTCAGCAGTCCCTTGTCAACGCCGAATGCGGTGGCTCCTAGTCCGGCTGTGGCCCCAACACCTGTCCCGAGAATTGTGCTCGCGGATACGTTATCCCCTGGATAATGTGACACGGCCGAGGCTGCTTTAGTTGCAGCTGCGTTTGCAATCCGAGCCTTCATGCCCGCGGACATACCGGGGTGGTCTCTCTTAAGAGCTTTATAGATCTCCTTGACCTTTGCTGGCCGATCCTGCTCCAGAAAGGGCGGCATATCAGACGCCGATTTGGTTTGAGACTTTTGGTAATCTCTGAGGTCTTTATACTTTGACTTTACTTTGTTACCAGTTTCTTTGGCGGAGCTAGCTAAACTGCGAGCCGCGTCAACTCCCGCTCGAACAGCCAATCCTCCCGAAGCCAAGCCTCCGGCATAAAGAGCCCCTCGAAGGACCGGATTTTTCTTAGCAAAATCACTTCCCATTGGTAGATATTTTGTCATCAGTGCGCCAGAACCCGCGGCTCCCGCGATTCCAGTAAGGCTTTTAGTGTAATCTTCCTGTTTGTAGGAGGGGCCGACATCAACTTCCGCAGACTTGTAAAAAAGAGAAATCTCTCGGATCATGGCTCATTTCCCCTTACTAAGGCTTGTGTTTGCAGCAAGGCCGTGCGAGCTGTATTGCTCGCCTTGACGGGTGGCTTCGCGCTTCTGGCGCGCAGCCTTGGCGAGACGGTCCTTGCCCTCTTCAGTCTGGCGTAGTCTATCCGCTTTTTGCTTTGGAAGATATACCCCTCTTCCGCCTTCGCCTGGCTTGTCGCCACCTGTCCAGTTCCAGTCCTGCTTGGTCCACTTCTTCAAGGAGTTGTTAGACGCAGAGGGCTTGGCGCCGGAGTAACCCCCGCCTTTGTCCTTGTAGATTTTGGTCGCGAGTTGCATGGCGCGCGCAGAGTGCTTGCCGCCCATCTTGGCGCGCGCCTCGGCTTTGGCTTGCTCCCATTTCTGCGGGTCAGTCTTGGTAGCGGTAGCTGAGGCTGTCTTACCTGTAAATGGAGAGTCTATCGGGCTTGGGAACCTCTTATTTGCTATATCCCTGGCGCAGTCACGGGTAAAATCGCATACTCGACCGTCTACCATTGACGAGCCAGGAGCAAGTGGTGGGTGTCCCATTTTTTTAAGTGAATCATTTACGAGTGGCTCTAGTTCTCCTTTTCTCCACATCCAACGGTCATCGAAGAGGAAGAGTGTCGGGGCTGCATGGCGAATTTCACTCTCCCTGCCACCTGTGGCCTCCCTGATGGCCTGTTGTACTTCTTCTGGAGACAGGTCGTGCTCTATGGCTTTAAGACCCATTTCGTAGCGTGTGTAGTCATCCATGTGTTTTTGAAGTCGTTGTTGTACAAACTGCGCCTTAACCTCTTGGGGGATAGCACTCGCAGACTGGATTGTACTAGGATTTAAATTGGGCATCTGATTTGGCATCTGATTCGGCAGGCCACGCTTAAGTGTCCGCAGGCCGAGTGCTCCAAGTCCGAGTGCTCCAAGTGCTCCAGCAGACCCCAGGAGAATGTTTCGTCTCCTGCGCTCGGCCGCGTCCCGTTCAGACTGCTCATTCTTTTGGGGATCTACCTTGGTGGCAGTTGCGGAAGCCTGCTTTTTAAGGAGCGAAACTTCGGCTTTGGACTCTCCATAGCTTCCAGGATACGCCGTGCCGAGCGCCTTCCCGATCCCATCATATGCAGAGTAGACCTTGTACTCGGCCCAGGAAGGGATCTCCAGACCAAGATCGATCTTCTCCTTGAGATGTTTCGCCTGCGCGGCGATTCTCTCAAGGGTCTTGCTCAGCATGTGTGAGTCGTCGTACTCGCTCATTTGCGACCTTCCCAGTCGAGGGAGACCTCATCCTTGGTGATGGGGCCGCCGGAAGCCCAAGTATAGCAAGATCGCGCCGAATGGCACTTGAAGTCGTGCATGTGGCAGTAGCCGAGATGGCCATCCTCTTGCACCATGCCAGGCATGCAGTCCTGCATTCGCGGAGAGATGTCGAACGCAACGCAGTTGCCGCACTTCGACTTCTTTGCAACTGCGGCAGTTGTGTTCCAGTGTTCGGCCAGGTGTTTCCAGTACCCCTCGTCGGACAGATTGAGAGGCCCGTACTTGATGTGCTCTGCCTTGATCGCGCGGTTCCGGTTCTTGGTATTGACTTCCAAGCTGCGGGTTGCAAGCGGGCACGCCGCTGCCGTCTTACCGCCAGAAAGGGGATATCCGCAATTGGCACACTTCTCTGCACCCGCATGGTTCATGTGCCCGCACTTAGGGCATTTGATCTGAGCGGCCGAGAGCTTGACCATCTCGAGGAAGAAGCCAGTGAGGGGTCTCATGCGGGATCCGTGAACTTGGTGCGATTGGTCTTTCGGCTGACGGCACGTAGGTTGCCGTGGCCGTTTCCTCCGCCCTTTGACAGCGGTGTCTTGTGATCGGCCTCACGCGGATCACCTTTCTTTAGCCCGAGCTTTCGGCGAGCCTGGTTGCGCAAACTGCGGTTCTCAACCTGTTCTGGCTTGGCGTGGTACTCAGCGTACTCTTTTTTGTAGTCCCTCTTTCGATCGCCGTAGGAGCTTATTTTAGTTTGTTCCGCGAATCTCCCAAGTATCGCATTGTGGCTTTTCGGGTCTCCAATAACCCCAACCTTCTTGTTGGTATTGGGGTTAAGGAAGTCCCTGGGCACCGTCAGGTCCCAGTGTTTTTCTCCATTCGGAGAAAATCCATTTGCGGCATAGGAGGCTGAAACCAGGTTACCGCAGATAAATTTATCCGCATCTTCTGGATTTTGCTTACGGCTAATTAGGTTCTTCGCCATTTTCTCTGGGATCAGCAGGGAAGCGCCCTGTCCAGCCAAGAAGGCAAGACTGTCGTAGTCTCTGCCAACTCGACTCTCGGCAAAATTAGCCGCTCCCTCTCTAACTTTCTTTGAAGCTTTTGGGCGAACTACAATTGCTGATTGGATTCCATCAAGTGCTTCCTCTAAGTTTCTTTTTTGAACTCCATCCTCGATACGTGCCTCAACTACTCGGTCCTTACCGACATAAATAGCAGAATGCGCGTGAGAACCCTGGAGTGCAGTCGAAATCCGTGTAAACACCGCACTGGGGGCGCTAAGAAGCGCAGGCTGGTTACTATGCTGCTTCGGGGTCATCAGGAGAATGTCTCCTTCTTTTAATTTAGATCTAATACGGGACACACTGTCTGCCACCTCAGCAACCTTCAACCGCTCTCCCGGAGGACGCATTGAAGGGCCGAGGACTGTCTTTACGACGTGGCGATTTCCGACGTCTCCGACAACAGCATAGCCACGACCCCGTTTAAGGGGGATGTGGTATGTCTGTCCTTTGCGGAGCTTCATGTTCCGCAGCTTTGCGCGGAGTGTGTTGACCTCGGGCTCTGCTCCAGGAGCACGCTCAGCGATGCGGTCTTCAACATGACCAGCTTCTTTCTTGGTCTCTATAAGACTCGCCCGCTGAAAGACCTCTCGCATCTGCCGCGCCAACTCAGTTTTCTCATCTGCGCGATCTTGGATCCACTCCTCGGTAGATTTACCAGGATCGAGATTTAGTAGCGACGAGATATTTCCTTGGGGAATTGTGGAATAGTACCTTTGAACGACTACCTTTCGTTCTTCAGGAGGAAGATGATGATGGCTCTGGTAACGCACCCCTCTGCCGATAACCTGGTCAATCTTTGAGTTGTTCCAGTGCGGCTCTAGAACTTGGACGAGCTTTGTACCCTTGAGGTCTAGTCCCTCGGTTCCGGAACTCGAGACCAGCAAAACTGGAGTTTTACCAGAGTTATAGTTTTCGACCAGCTGGGCTTTTTGCTTTGCAGTCAGGGCTCCCGTAAGGGTCTCAAATTTGATACCAGTTCTCTGGAGAGACTTTTCATAGGGACGAAGTCCGGCCTCTACATAGTTGGAGTAGACGACCCCTCTGAAATTTGGGTCTGTCTTAGACATTGCACGAAGGCGGCTCACCGCCTCTTGGATCTTCGGAGTACTGAGGCGCTCCTCAATGTCCGTCATTTCTTTGACATATGGCCTCGGAGATAGCGACGCCTGTCTCCCTCCGGCAACAAATGCATTCAGGTCCTTTGCCTCCTGTTTAGAGGGAGGCAGGCCTGCCTTAATCTTCATTCTGACGTGAAGCGGAGCAGCGCCCATCACGGTTTCATAGACGGCGTGCTGAGTCTCCGACATTGGAACACGAATCTTCTCTTCCACCTGCACCGGGAAGTCTGATGCCGATGCCTCGTCGTGCAGATCAATGCGACCTGTGAGGGCATCTATAAGGGCCTTACGATTTTTTAAAGACCTTTTAATCCCCGGCTGTACGCCAAGTAGTCCCTGAAGCAGTCCCGGAGATACTTCCGTCTCTTGAATAAATTTGGCATCGAAGCCAGAAGGATCTGCAGGAAGCACTGCCTTACCTGCTGCAATATTTGCCAAAGGAGCAATATCCGAGGGCTGGTTGTACAGGGCAGTACCTGTGAGTAGCAACCTCTTTTGCGCCTTCGCGGCATCGGCACGAAGCAGTGACGCAGCGAGAGTGCCTGAATTCCTGAGCCGATGCGCCTCATCGATTACCAGAAACCTAGAGGTGTCAATCCCCTTTCCCTCCTTTGCGTCCCTGGTGGCCTTTTCGTAGGAACGAATGCGAGCCGTCACCTCCCCACGAACATGCTTCTTTAGTTCCTTCTCATAGTTTGGAGTTAACGATGCTGGAGTTACGACTTCAATTGGCAAGCCACTATTGACCGCCGCTGCAATTGAGGTCAGCGTTTTTCCTGCGCCTACGCGATGGGCAACAATGACTCCATCTGAATTTTCGATCTTCCGCAGCACTCTCTCCTGATGAGGCTTTAGAGCAGAGATGACCTCAGCTGCCTCCTTTTTCATCGCGTCGCTGGTGTAGACAACGCCAATGTCCTTGTAGAAAGAGTCTTTGGGTAGCGTCTTTTTTAGTTGCCGAAGTTTGCGCTTACCAAAGCGATCTACCGCCTGCTGGTAACTGGCGTCGATCTTGTCGTACGCATAGCGAGGGACGGCAACAACAGTGGCTGGACGGCCCTTCACAGGATCAAGATCCTTCCAGTAGGCGCCCGGCACGTCCTTGTATTCATTAAACGAGGAGAGGTCCCCGATCTCCTCAAGCGGAACCATGTAGTCGATGTCGCTGGTCTTCTTGGGGATTGAGAGTCTTCCGCTCCCTACGATGGTCCATGTTCCATCGTGCGGCTTGCCATCGATCACAGGGTTGGGAAGGTTGTCCTGAAATCTCGCAGCAGCGGTCTTGCTCATCTCCCGGAACTGCTGGATGTGCTTACAATCCTGCGCCTCTCCAGGCTGCGCAACAGACTTCTTGTACCTCCAGTCATTACAGGTACAGCCAAGTCTCTCCGATCCGCGCAGCTTCGTGATCTGATACGACTTGCCGCCGTCTCCGGGAATGTCAGCGATCTTCTTCCCGGTCTTGAGACGGTTCATGGAGTCGGCGTACTGAAGTAGCTTGGGGTCCGTCATTGGATCCGCGCCAAGCTGCTTTACGAACGACTTTCTCGCGGTGTTGTCCGTGAAACGGTCCCAGTCCTTTTTCTCTGAGGACTGGAACTGCTCTACACGTTCTTGTGCCTTCTTCTTCTCGCGAGACTGAACTGCCGCAGTCGTTCCGGCTGCTCCCAGTCCTACAGCGGCAAGCGGGAGAAGCAACTTCGGCATCGGCGGATTCCTACGCGGTGATGAACGCTCGGAAACGAGACTCGAGAGATGACCCGGAGAGAATGTCCTTTAGGATGTTCTGAAGGGGATAGATGGTCAGCCCCTTGTTTCTCCGTGCAGTCTCGGCATCGTAAGACCGGCCCATCATAACCGTCCGAGGATCAGTTGCGCTATACTTCGCGTAGATGTCGGCGTTGCTGCCCAACATGCGCCACCACCACGCAAGTCTCTCCGCTGCCTGATCGATGGATGTGCGGTAGAAGATCGAGTCCCCGATGTCTGTCAGCCGATGCGCGACCTGACACCTCGGGCAGACAATGATGCCTGTGTCCTGGGCAAGATCTCCCGAGATCAGATTGTTGCACCCAGTCTGAGTAGGTGCCTTCGAGAAGGCCATCTCCGCAGGGCTGATCTTCGGTGCGTCCTGGTTGCGACGGCAGATGAAGAGCATCTCATCTCCGCCTCCATGTAGGCGCTTCCCCGATTCCCAGAAGGAGAGGGAATACGCAACGGGCTTGTGGAGAGAACGCTCCGAACGGAACCAGATCTGGATCTTGTATTTCGCCTTCTTGGCCGCCTCCTCGGCTGCCTTGATGTTCTCGGCTTCAATCTTGGAGGCGAGCTCTACGCTCAGGGTCTGCATACTCATGGTCATTCTCCGCTTGCAACAGTGACGTACGCGCCCTTGCGCTTGTCGCCGAACTTCTTGGTGACGCCCTCACCGGGATTGTTCCGAGGCCCTCGAGTCGCAAACGGAAGACGAACGGTTCGAATGATCCGGATACCGTCATCCGTCATGACCCTCCGCTCGCCCAGCAAGTCGGATGAGGCTGGGATCTCTGGCGCGTTCTCTTGTGCGCGCGCAGGTTTGGTCGCGACCGGAGCTGGCGGCACCGCGGCCTTCTTGTTCGGGTCGCAGAGGATTGGCCCAAGATCGGCGTAGGCTGTGTGTAGCATCCCGCCTACGTCCAAGCTCCAAAAGAAGGTGGGCCTACCTTCTTTGATGGCGTACTCTTTGCGGACACGGATGGCGTAGTCTTCCTCATCCTCGGCAAAGCGAAGAAGATCGATGAGTGCCAACTCCCATGCCGCAGAGTCCTTCACGCGGAAGAGGACCTGATGACTGGCGTTTGAGTCGTCCCGCTCTTCGTGAATCAGCTCGATATAGTTCGAGCGTTTAATGTAGGGTTTAAACATTACCATTCCTTCATGGCGCGGTCGATGAGCTGGTAGACCTGTCCGAGGATTGACGGCCCCTCGTCGTCTGATGCAGTCTTCACAGCAGGCATTTCCTCCCACTGCAAGTGCTTGCACGGCTCTCCTCCCGCAAGCTCGTCGAGAGACGTGCCCTCGGGCTCTCCGCCTTCTCGCGGATATGCGCAACAGATGTTCTCTTGGCAGATTTCTGGCTGACAAGAGCCGTGACGGTCAGCCCCGATAAAGGAGAAGGTACACCCCGGAGGGATGAAATGATGGACTTGCGGGTAGTCCCGACAGAACTGGGGTCTCGTCGGATAGATGCCACAGCGACCGACACAAGCCATCTCAGTCTCCACTGACAACGAACGCGGTTGCGCGCTCGAAGTCTCGAATGAGAACACCCTTCGAGCTGCCACAGAGGAACACTGTGTTGCTCGGGGCCTGCGTATCTACATACACAGAGACACCGAAGACCTCTGTGAGACTTACATTTCTGAGCCAGTCTGTGAGGACGGCCTCTTCTGCAACGACAACTCCTGCGAGAGTCATCCCTTGTTTGCGAAGGTCTGCGACCGCGCTGCATACAAGATGCAGCGGATCCGACTTGTCCGCCTCAATGATGTCCAACTCACAGTACTGTCGCACGATCTGGTAGGGAGTCAGCAGCCCCGAGTCGAGGCCGAGCTCCTCTGTCTCGGCATCCATTAGGCGAGGGATCTCTACCTGGAGGTCTTCGCCCTTCTGGTACAGGATCCTCGTGGGCTTGTCCTTCCCTGCAAACAGAGTCTCGATTGCCGAGACTAGACCCTGCACAGTCTGACGCTGAAGCGGCACGACTTCACTGACCATGACCTTACGGCGTGGTTTGAGATTCACTTCTCACCTCGCGCTTCTTCAGCCATTCAATGAAGTCTCTCATCATCTGGCTGATGGAGAGATCGTGTGCTTCGGCATACTGCCGCAGGAAGATGTGCTGCCCTTCTGTGACTCGCACCTGTATCCTGCGCTCTTTTGGTGAAGGCATGACTACACCCGGTATTCGCCGTGAATGCCGATTGTGCCGGATCCCTCCACAACTGCAAGGACGTCCTTCACGTTGAGAAGGAAAAACTCGCAGTCGCGGTCACTGCCCATCAGATGTCCCACCTGATTCGCAAACCGAAGAAACCCTCGGTAAACAATCCTATCACCGACCTCGACGCCGGCCGGGCCCACCCTCGGGGCGGTGACCGCTACAACTTCGGCCACGCCTTCAGTCTTGACGTCTTTGTCGACGTCAGTCGGGATGTAGAGACCTGCGATGGTGGTCGTGGAGTGTGGGACTGTCTTGCACAGAGCCCATCCCGGCATCGGTGTCAGCATGATCAAGCCTGCACAAAGCCAGGGAGGTCAGTGTCGGACGACGGCAAATGGGGGACTGCGGAGGGCGAAGTTACCTCCTTCTGCACAGTCGTTACCCCTTTGACCTTTCCGTAGGCGTCGAACCTCTTGTCCTGCGGAACCGCGTCCAGCTGCTCAAGCAGCCATTCCGGCGCCTTCTTACGCCGCGCGTTGTCAAAGAGGCCATCCATCGTCTCGGCCCAGTACACATCGGGGCCGCAACGCCAGACGGCGATCGCACGGATCTCTCCGTTCTTGTCGACGATCTGGACCTGCATCATGACTACGTCAGCGGTCGCGATCACTTGGCGGCGGACTGTCGGGTGAAACTGGGTCTTCTTGGGTGCGGCGGCCATTGGTGTTCCTTGTCAGTAGTGTGGAGATTCCGGGGACGATGGCAACAGGGACTTCACATCCACAGGTGTAGACAGGAGTCTCTGTCTCGAAGTCGTTTACGATCCGCACGGCCTCATTACAGATGGAGCACAGATCGTTGTCGATTCCGACCAGCGGAGGCAGGTCTTCCATCATCAGGCCCTTGTTCTTGAGAGCCTGAATGATCATGTCAAGCTTGTACTCAATGCGCACAAGCGCGAGCTTGTTCACAGGTCATCCTCGTCATCTACGAGAAGATGCTTCTGAGGGGTGCCCATCTTGTACGAACGCGGGATCTTGACGGGAGCCTCGTCACCCTCATCGTCCGGGTGAGAGAACTTGGGAATCGGTCGGAAGGTAGGAGGAGCCTCAGCTTCCTCCTCATCGTTCGCGTCCTCTTCCTGGGCCTCCTGGGGCATCGAGCCCGAGTGAGGAGATGCATTCGCAAGCAGAGTTGCGGCCTGATCCTCACTGATTTGGAACCGGAACTCTCCGGCCGGGCCCTTGGCCAGGACGTAGAGACCGCGCTCCTCGCCAGAGAAGGAATGGATGTCCATGAGTCCGAGTAGTACGATCACTGCTTTCTCCTGACAGTCTTGAGGCGGGGAGCCTTCCCGGGGGCCATCCCCTGTTCCACCGGCTTGACCTTGATGTGCTGCATCTTCTTGAGTCCATCGAGTCGGTCGTGCATGCTTTTGCGCTCCTTCTCAACGGTCGCCTTGTTGACGAGGTTTTGGTACTCCTTGAAGGCCTCGGTCGCTGAGTCCCCTCCGAGTGCTGCCTGCGCGACTGCGCGGGTTTCTGCGACGCGGAGAGATGTTCGGGACTTCCAGACCATCAAGTGAAGTGCCTCGTGCAGCGACCCAAACCTGGGCATTGGCGCCTTGTCATAGATGACGTTGGCGCGTGCCCAGCCGAGAGGAGTGCTTAGCCATTTCCCAGCACCTCCATTGTGAGACCCTTGGTCACGCGCTCGAGGAACCACACCAAGTTCTGGGTGATGAGCTGGAACACGGGCGATGACAGCTTACGGACGTGCCCGAGTCGCTTTTCAATCGCGGCCTCGTGGATCTCGCCGTTCACCACCGTAGGAGGCCAGCGGTTCCCATTTACAGAGAAAATGTGGAAGCTGAGCGCCAGTTCATTGGAAGAACGCAGGAACACGCGCGCAGTGGCCTCCTTGTTCTTCGACAGCTGCGTATCGACGTACGCCTCTTCCATATCGGTCACGGAGCGGAACACGACCTCCAGCTTTCCGGGAATGATCGGAACAGCCTGGGTCACTTCGCCGTTCATCAGATACTGGCCAATATCGATTCCTTCACGCAGGCGAGACTCGACCGCACGGCGCAGCTTTTCGTTCTCGTCCAGCTCCTTCTCGGGCGCTTCAGTCCTTGCCTCTGGTGCGTTCGTCTCTTCGTCCTCCTCCTGCGGAGGCGGCACCTGGGCAGCAAGCGCAGACAGTCCCGCCGTTGTCTGGGGAGATAGCTGTGTCTTGGGCGCCTGCCGACTTTCCCAGGACTTCTGCGTGTCCTCAAACGAGGGCGTGCCAGTCATATCCTTGGGACGGTCAGGAACGCGGGCAGCCTTGGCGCGCTCGATCACTTCGGCGTACTTCGAGCCCTTCGGAGGCGGATCGTGGAACGTCGTCGGCTTGGTCATTTGTCTTCTTCCTCGAGTAGCGCCGCATAGCTACGGCTTTTGATTCGTGATGTGGGTGCGTGGGTCTCTGTTCCCTGCGGGGTGATGTCACTCCCCCGGTAATACGGACCCTGTGTCCCTTGGGCGTGCGAACCCCCCTCGGGCTGCATCCAGACCGAAGAGCGCGGTACGCCGTACAGTCGATTCCCACAGCTCGTGCACTGATGGATCTTCTGTCCGGTTAGCGGAGTTCGGATCGTGAAGCTGGTGCTCCCGCACTTGCACTTAAGCGGTGCCTTCGTTGGCTTCTTGACGCCACCGATCGCATCGATGATGTCGTCAGCGGCCGAGCGCATTGTTCCCGTCGCCGCCCCTGGCTTGGCGACTTGCGCTTCTTTGTGAAAATCCTCTACCCGCGCCGGCTTGAGGAACTCTTCCAGATCGTCGTCTTCCATGTGCGAGTTGTACTCACACTTGTACGCACAGTCAAGAAAGTTTTATAACGATTGTCTCATTCATCTGGGCAGGAGCCGCAGTAAGTCCGCTTGCGGACAACAGTTCTCGCTCCTCCACGCCGTAGATGTGAAGAACTACTTCACTGAGTCCGGATGGCACAGTGAAATTGATCTCTACATAGTCAGGCATGTCGTTGACGCTGGTGACTGCGCACCCAACGGTCAATGAGTCCACAGTGGGAGCAAGAGTAATCCCCGAGCCGCGCGTAGAGACCTCGGAGTAGCAAAGCTCGATCAGTGCAGTGTAGACTCCGGCAGCAAACGTAACGCTCTTGGCCGCCAGCACTTCTTCTGCGGCACTACGTCCCTTTGAGGACTGTGGAACGCGTACGCCATCACGGATCGTGTATGGGCAGAACGTGATCTTTCTCCGATTGCGCGCTGATCGGTATGCATTCAGAAGCGGGTTGGAGCTGGGAGTCGTCCACCACTCAGTCACCTTCTTGAACGCGTCAAGGAGATGCACGATCTCCGTTGCCTCCCCACTCGGAGGCGGAGCGGGTCTGCCGAGTCTCGCTCTTCGGCCGATCTGGTTCTTGACTGCCAGAACTTCTGGCACCACAGGTGCGCCAGACACTTCTGCTGCGATCTCCACTCCAGGATCGGCGATTAGGCTACTCATCTACGCTGTCTCCGAACAAAGGACTGTAAGAGACTAACCAACCCCAATGGATCATCTTGCAGATCTGCGGGCTCAACTGCGCGGACGGTGTCTCCGTCGCGCATTCGATACTCCATCCCGACACGCTTCCAGCCGTCCGCTCCACGCACCTCAACTCCTCTACGTGCAAATTTATCAACTTGCCCCGTTCTACGAGCAAAAGATGCGACGGTTTCTCCTGGGGCTGCCACTTTTTTTAGCATGACTACTTGCGCTCTTGTAAGAACTTCATATACTCATTTTGACTCGCCGAAGTAGCGAGCAACAGGAGAATAACATGGCACGCGGACGCATCGGCTCACTGAGCCGCAAGACCTTCTTTCCGAGCACCGGCGACCAAATGGAGAACACCGCTGATGGTGTTGTCTTCGCGTGTGTCCGGAGCAACAAGTTCGAAACCAACGGCTCGGTGATCCAGTACGGGCTGCTCCAGGGCGTCTCCTCTGATGGTGAGACGTTCTTCCGCTCGATTGACTCTGAGGACAAGGATTGGCTCAACGGCGTGACGACCATCCGCCGCCTCCTGCAGGCCGAGGGCGTGTGGCGTACCTACACCTGGGCTGAGGAGACCGGCACCTGGCGTCAGGTCCGCGTCTCTGACGGGCTGCTCCAGAGCGCCTGAGTTTAAGGCTGGATCCCACAGCTCTCCCCGATTAGCAGTCATAAGAACGCTAGACAAAGAGGGAGAAGTTATGTGGGATCTGGCCACGCTCAGGAAGCTGAATGACGAACGATGTGCTTACCTCAAAAATCCCAGAGAAACTGGGTATAAGAATTGTGCCGAAGGTCTTAGCGGCGGAACCGAACTACGTCCAGATCGCAATGGGCTGGTACGCCCAGTACGAGAAGACCGGAAGCCATGATGCCTTGATGCAGTCAAGGCATTTTGCGGGTGTGGCGCACGAAATGGGTCAGGCAATTTTGCTGGACGATCCTACACAAGATGAACTGTTGAGGTGATTCATGGAATCCTTTGCAGACGTCACCACGGTGGCACTGGAAATGCTCGAGCAAGGCCGAATCGCGGTGGATGGTAAGCACGGATACAAGGCCGCGCACAAGCGGATGCGTAAGCTATCCAATCACCTTACGAAGCTCCTCGTGCAGCTTCGTAAGGAGAGCATGGCTGCGTGCGGCCAGCGTGATGGAGGGGAGGAGTGATGGACCAGATCGAGGTTCGCCTCTTCTCTAAGCAGGACCGGAACGGCGATGAGTATTTCATCGGCAGTACGGAACTTCCCGCCTCTGTGGACCTCTCTGAGGTCACCTTTGTTTTCTTTCTTCCAATCGAGGGAGAGACGAAGGGATCTCTGAAGATCCGTCCGCGGCAGCCGCGCCGGGCACCTACTACGCATGACGCTGTCGAGCAGACAGACGACTAAACTCTCGAGAGGGGGCTCTTTGAGCCCCCTCTCGAAAATTCTTTGAAAATGCGTTATAAGAAAGTTGAAAGCTCGTTGTAGCTCAGTTGGATAGAGCGCCCGCCTTCTAAGCGGGGGGTCCCAGGTTCGAGTCCTGGCGACGAGGCCATTTTTCCGGTATAGCTCAGTCGGTAGAGCAACGGACTGTTAATCCGTGGGTCACTGGTTCGAGTCCAGTTGCCGGAGCCACTTGGGGACATAGCTCAGCTGGGAGAGCATCTGCTTTGCACGCAGAGGGTCAGGGGTTCGAGTCCCCTTGTCTCCACCACTTTGACGAGCGCCCCTGCGGTAGTGGGGCAGTGAGGTAATCATGGCAAAGAGTGCGCCGGCGACCGTTTCCGGCACCCCCAACTCAAAGGGCCGCGAGGCCCGACAGAACCGCGAAGCGCGGCGTACCCGTAAGGCGCTGCGCCACGCCGAGAAGCGCGGCGCCAGCTCCGAGCGTGTGGCCCGCATCAAGAGCCATCTCGCCGCGATCGAGGAGGGCAAAGCTCCCGGCCCCAACATGGGGCGCAAGCAGCGGCGCGATGCCGCACTCGCGCAGCAGAAAGCTGCGATCGAGTCGAAGAAGGCGGCCAGGGCCGCGATCGTGGTCACCGCCGCCGACGGCAAAGTGACCGAAGTCAAGTAGGTTGAGCGGGGCGGTAGCTCAGTGGTTAGAGCAGCAGGCTTATATCCTGCCG